TTTCTCTTATTTCCTTTGCTCTTTTTGCTGTCATGTAATTAACACTATTTAATATCTTTCTTAAAATCATACATAGTCTGGTCAACTTGTATGTATTTTCCGTCAACCGCATTTAACCTGTCTATCTCAGCAGCTATTAAAGCACCCGCTTTTATTAAATTTTTAACATGATCTTCCGATGGCTTGAAGTTACTTTCCTTCCAAGGCCAATACTTAGCGGCAACATCTTTTTCCTGTGCATACACATAAGCAAGTGCCGCATTTATTAGAGTTGATCCATTATGCTTAATGTCATCAACCAAAGAGTATCTTTTAACCTGTATTTGTCTGGCGCGTTCTTTTAAAATAAGTTTAGCTCCTGAATCTGTAATGCTAATTAGTTCAACTTTCTTTTTCATGATCATACAAGGTTTATTTTTTAAAATTCTTTTTCTTTCTCGCTCCGCTATCAATCGTAACATCTAAATTATCAGGATACTTCGCCACGCGGCTTCCTCGAAAGAAGTATTGAGGATTAATGAAGTAAACATCCTTTACGATCGTATAGGAAATAATACCCATCGAGATAAGATCCATAACAGCGCCTTTCAATGTATTCAATGATACATTATTTTCTTTCATGAACCTGTTACGGTTTAGCCACATATTATCCTCTCCGGAAGCTATTTCATAAACAAACCACAAGTATAACTCCTTAGCCCTGGAAGACATGCTATAAAGTTTATCCTTGCAAACAACAGAAGCATACAGCTTACTAAAAGGGGTATCTTCTAAATCCATCTCGTCATTAATAAGAACGTCCTCGTCACGTTTATACCTATCTGTTAGCGTTACTCTGTTAATAGGAATGATCAATTTATCTATATGAGGATTAACTCCAATATCTGTTTCTGTATATTTTGGTTTTAAAAGGCGTTTCATATCAAAATCATATTTTGACAAAGTTAAGCTAAAACTGTCAACAAACCTACAAAATGACCAAATTTTGACAGTGTCATTTTTTGATTTTCAAAATCAGATTTTGACAGTTTATAAATATCTGTATATAAGTATTTTAAGTGGTTACATAGCGGTTACTTTATCAAAACTCGATTTGCTATACTATTATAACAAATCGAACTATTCGAGTTTTCCCTATTTTGAGGAAAATCCTGTTATATAGAAAACATGTCTAGGTATATGTAGTAGCTACCCCCATATAAGACCCCTATTAGAAAACAACCCCTCCCCAATTACAACTTTTTCCAGCAGAATTTTAACTAGGTGTCATTTCTTTCATGTAAGACACTTTTAATAGTTTAAACTTACAATAGTACCATTTTAAAGAGAAAGCCTGTTAGGAGTTAAATTTGACATCAACCAACGCGTGTAAGCTATCCTGTAAGGAGTTAACTTGAAATAGTAATGAAATATCCTAAGGATTGAATCGAAAAAGGTTAGTATATATATATACTACGCCCACAATACGGCAACATGCGTAAAGTATATATACTTTAACGGGGTTGCTCCGAAAAAGAAAACTTTGAAAGAGGTGCGCTTGAAAAGAATATTCCGAAAGAAGTAGCACGCGAAAGAGGTGAACCCCGAAAAGGGGAAATAAACTTATATATTGAGAACGCTGAACTGTGTGTTAAAAAACCGCGTCCCTGGAAGAATTTTTCCTAGCCCGGCACCTTCTTCAAAATCAACCCCCAAAGGAATCTATTACCCTTTCGAAGTTCACCTTTCCAGAGCAACAACCTTTCAAATCACACACCCAAAAGCTATAAACACCCAAAGAAATCCTTCAAAAGATCAACCCTTTGAAGGGATCAACCCTCAAAAGGGTCTTTTTTAGGGGATTACGTTTGGATGTACCAATTTGACAGAAATATTCGTCAAGGCGTTTAACCCTTGAAGAGGATAACTATGAAGGGTTAACCTTTTCAGAGGTTTTCTTTGAGAGGAAACCCCAAAAAGAAAACCCTTCCAACGGTGAACGATGAAAGGGTACATGCTGCAAGATTAAATCTGACAAAGTTAATCCTCGTCAAGTTCAATTAAAGGAAGTGTACTAGGATCGAAATACCTTGTACGGTCTCCCGTCCAAGCGAATAAGGGGTTGATGTAGTACGTTGTAAGGTGTCCAACCTGACGAAGGATCATCTTTTCTCGTTCAAGCTCTTGCAAAGCGACATTGGCTTTTTTACTCTTTTTAAAATCTCCAATCTCATCACGGAAATAACTTGCATAGCATTTGACAGGAACATCATTAGAGATCATACGCTTTAAAAGTGCCATATAAACCCTCATCGCAACAGGAGTAATACAAAGACTCATCTCAAAGAGCAAAGTCCTTTCAAAATGAATATTTGAAGGCATTAAATCGATCAGAGAACCCTTAGAGGTTATCCCTATGAAGGGTTTATCGAAAGAATCGCGCTTTAAAAGGTTGTAATCATAACCTTTCTCCCCTAAAATGGGTTGCTTTAATGAGAATTGACTCATATTTGTGACATTTTATATATTTTGTGTGCTAAAAGACTACCTACCCTTAGCCAATGTTTCTTATATAACACAAATCTATGACAATTAACCCTTTAATGTTACACTTAGGGTATGGGTTAACCTTTTCGGGGTTTATTTTTTAGAGTAATTCTTGTTTATGTGTTAACCTTTTCAGGTATACTTTGGGTATGGTCTTTACTCTTTCACGTTTCACCTTCTCAATAGCACTAATCAACGCTCAATCCTTTCAAAGTGCCACTTTGTCGGGGTTAATACTCTTTTTAGTGGTACTAATCAAAGATACACCGGTTTTGAATGTACCTCAATTATTAATACACTTTCTAAATAAGTAAATAAATGAATATTATTTTACATAAAGTATTGCGTATTAATTATATTCTTTATACCTTTAACCTATCAATCAGAAACAGTTAAACAAACTTACTCAAATGGAAGCTAGATTTAAAATAGGCACTCAATTTACACCTGTCGGAAACAAAAGAAAAGATGTGTACACTGTAACAGATATCCTTACTACAAGGAAAAGTAATGGAGATGTATTTAGAATTGAGTATGCTTGTACTCATCTGTTTTGTGGACAACCTGTTTCAAGTATTGAAATAGGTACGACTATTGCTAGAGGGTTGCTTGACAAATCAATATTAGCTGAACTTATTAAATAACAAACCAAACCTTTCAAAACAAACTTACTCATGAACTACGCGATCAGAAACAAATCGAACGGGCTTTACCTTGGCACGACACAAACACAGGAAGGTTATTATCAATCGTGGAACCTTCAGGGTGATGCCGTGATCAGTTTTAACACTGAACACGATGCGTCTACATTCAGTAACTTCCAAGGGTATGACATGTTATCGGGTGTTCCCTTTGAGATAGTGCCTTTCCCGGTTGCTTCTTCAAAGTTAAACATTGTGCGTAATATTTCAATAAGCGGTGTATTTGTGTTGCTACTTTTGTCGGGTTTCGCTGAAAAGAATTACACCAATGCGTTAAACGCTTCAGCGTTATCTTTTGGCAGTGACAGCGATATAATAGACACGATGAAGGTGTATGGCTTTGAAGGGGTTGATCCTTTATCGGATGTTGAACCGACCATGTACGATAAAGTAGTAGCTTTGTTTGGTTCTAAATTTTAAACGATAATAATTATGGTTGATCTATTATTCACTGACTTATTAACAGGAGAGATATTTGAAATAAGGTGCTATGTAGGAGAAAAGCATATTATTGAAAACTTAAATACTCACCTTAAAGAATGGTGTGAAGGAAGAACTTTTAAAAAAGAAGAGATTTATTAATCATGATAACGATCCTTTTAACAGTAGCATCCATTACAGGTTTCCTCCTCTGGGTGCGCTATGAATATAACAACGCCATTGAGATGGATGCTTTCGGGGAGTTTGTGACGCGTAAAGAAATTGATAGTGATCAAACCTTTAAAAGATAAATGATTATGAAACTTTATAAATTTATTGAACTGTCAGAAGAGGCACAACAGCACGCATTAGAATTGTTCAGAGCGCAAGATTGGAGTGATTCTACTGCTACAGATGAAGAGATAAGAGATGACTTATCTTATGATAATGATGATATGTACACAGAAAGAGGGGTATTTATCCCAGAGCCATTTAAACAAAATTACCTATGAGCAACCTTCAACAAATATTAACCCTTCACGGGAAAACCTTTACCATGTTAACCCCTTGCACCGCGCGCGTGAACGGGAACGCGGTTGTGGTTGGTTTGGGCGCGTGGCTTGATCAGGTGGTTTCTCTGGATGATTCTGGACGCTGTGAGGTGCGCACGTTTGAAGAGGGTAGCGATGTTGAGGTAGACTTTGAGGAGTATGATTCTTTGACGGATTGGTTGGGATATTAATATTAAATAAACATTTGTCCAGTTTATTTCAAAATTTACTGGACAAATAAAACCTTAAAAAGATGCAAGATTTAAAATTTACTACACATATGGGCGAAACCGTAACAGGGGACCGGCTCAACAGTGCCATTAATCAGGTGGCTGATGATATGGTTCGCATGTATAAAGGCATTAGAAATGGATATTACGCGCCCCACGTAACAGAGGCGCAGAAAGATTACATTCTTTTAAAAGATCTTCTTTATGTGGATCAAATTAGAGCCGGAGAAGGTTTGAATAACTTCACAATTTGGCAGCGTATCAATAATGTTTTAACTGGGGAATGCGTAGCGTTATTATCTTAAAATAAATTAAAAAAAAATGAAAACAGGAATTGAACTAATATCTGAAGAAAGAAAAGAGCAAATAAATAAACATGGATTCAACTCTTTACATGACACCTTAAATTCATGCGGAGAATTGGGGCAAGCAGCTATTTATTGCTTAACAGGCAAAGAAGAAGATTATCCAGAAGGTTGGTCTTTGGAGTATCAGTATAAAATAGATAGAGCAAATCTAAAGAAAAGACTTACGGTTGCGGGTGCATTAATTGCAGCAGAGATTGATAGAATAAATAATATAGAAATTTCACAAATACCAACCCTATGAAACAACAATTTTTGAGTCTCATCTTAGTAGCGGTCGGCTTTATCGGGATGACCGTATACGATTACTTTACAGACAAACACTTTCCAAAACCCATTAAGAGCATCTTCGAAGCAGGCGACGGTTTGCATGTGCTGTACAAAGATAATAACACCGTCGAAGATATTCTCATAGAACTATTAGACGAACAGGATACGTATTCTATCGATATCAACGGCAAAGTGTACACTATAAAGATGTTTCGTCATTGCACTATTGGCACATGTGATGTTGTAGACATTGCCGTTGACGGAGATCTTTTTGAAGTGAGTAGTTTTATCCGGTAAATAATCAATCATGGAAAATCAAATAAAAGAATTTGCTATCGATGTCGTGGAAGACTGCATACTGGCAGCGTTTAAAAAAGTTCATGACAAATTTAATGTCAAAAGAGGCGACAGTACAGAACTGCAGGAAGAAGAAGTGGAAAGAATTCATCTTGCCTTGGTTGATTTAATCACAGCGCATACTTTACAAAACTTATGAAAATATTAATAGCGTGCGAAGAAAGTCAAGCCGTTTGTAAAGCTTTCAGAGAAAAAGGTCATGAAGCGTATAGTTGTGATATACTACCCTGTTCGGGCGGACATCCTGAATGGCATATTCAAAAGGATGTATTTGAAGTAATTGCCTCTGAAAAGTGGGATATGATGATTGCATTCCCACCATGCACATTTTTAACAGTGACAGCCAACAGGGTATTTTTAAACAACCCTAAACGTTGGCAATCCCGTTTGGATGCTGTAAATTTCGTGTATAAGCTTATGAATTGCGGTATTGAAAGAATATGTATCGAAAACCCTAAAGGCGTTCTTTCTTCGCATATCCGCAAACCGGACCAGTACATACAGCCTTATGAACACGGACACGCAGAGAGTAAAATGACAGGCTTGTGGCTTAAGAATTTACCTTTAATTGTGCCTACTGAAATAGTAAAACCTGTTTGGGTAATTGCTAAAACGAGCGGCAAAAGACATTCACCTACCCACTTTCACAATCCTTCAACGGGGAACCCTGAAAATGCAAAACTAAGATCTAAAACCTATGAAGGCATTGCAAAAGCATTCGCGAATCAATGGTCAAACTTATAAAGTCAATAACTTATGAATAACCCACAAAAACCCAAACTAGGCAGACCTTTCGGAATTCTCAAAGGAACTGCCAAAGGAAAGATGACCGTATCAATCGATTTAACCATCATAGAGGCATTCCAGAAGATTAACGAGGAACTACAAGCTGAAGGGGGAAAACTTAGCCCTAGTGCCCTTGTAAACAACTATTTCAAAAGTTACCTGCTAAAAGAATACCCTTCTTATTTGGAATCGGAATAAATAAGTAAATTTGTGAATATTATTTTACATAAAGTATTGCGTATTAATTAAATTATTCCGACCTTTGAAATACCAATAACGGCAAACAAATTTAAATACTTACTCACATGAAAACTACATATTATCACGGAACCAGTGCAGATAACTTACCTTACATCCTTAAACACGGTTTATCTGTAAGCGAAAGTAAATTATGGAACTGCTCCTTAGATGCCGTTTACCTTTGGGAATCTGAAGCCTTGGCAGCGGTTAACGGTATGGAAGATGAGGATGAAGAGTATAAGTTGCAAATGGCTTTCAATAGCGCATCCGAATCAGGACAAATAGCCTGCGCAACATCCAAAGATTGCCGTATAGTTGTATTTAAAATAGAACTTGATAGCGAAGAGGTAGGCGTAGATAATAGCTGTGAAAACATGGATCACGCACGTTGTATTCACAGGGATATTAATGTAAGTGAAATTGTAGAATATTCAATTTCTAATGATCTTTCCTTGATTAAGGGTTATTTTATCAATAATCTGTGTAATAATGACTATTGCGGTATTGATTTCGATTCTATGGAATTAAAAGTGGCTGAATTATTTTCTAAGTCTGAAATTTACCCTGAAGATATAGAAGAGATGATTACTTGGGAGACAGTTTCAATATCTGAATTAGTTTAAATTGTTCAATTAATATTATTTATGGAGAAGATAGCAAAACAACTGATCGAAACAAGCAAAGTTCATTATACCTCTATTCCTTACGATACGAAAATAAACTTTGAGGACAAAAAACAAGCGTTCAAACTTGGTGCTCACGACTTCTATAACAATACATCTTTCAAGGTAAAACCCGATGAAGAAACTCTTTCTAAATTTGCCTCACTTCTTGAACCTTACTACGGCAGGTTGACAAAATATCAGATGTGGTTCGAGCCGGTTATTAATATGTGGAGAGTAGTAATTGGAAATTGAAATTTATGATACTCATGAAACAAAAAGAACCCAACAAAGCACTAACCCGTCTGTATGCCATGATACAAGAGCTGTTAAGGCATCCACACTTTGACAGGGAGGAATTCTACAAGTGGATTGATACCGTGGCTAAGGTGGAGTTTCAAAGCATATACTTTAGCAGCGTAGCCTTTGAGAAGTTAACCAAAGAAAATCTATCCATTGCCAAGGAACTTAATGGAAGGTATAAATTTATCAATACTGAACTTGTAAAAGAGATTGTATTATGAGCACTGAGAAAATAGTAAGCGCGGCAACTATGGAAAGATTACAAGTACTTATCAATAGGTACTTCTATTCAGATTACTTTGTGATTGATAACGAACAGGCAGTTAACACGAAGACCGGACAAAAGATCGGTCAGGTAACACACAAAAAGAGCCGTTATACTTTTTACTGCTAATAGCCATGCAAAGCCGAAACCCAAACCAGTTAATCAAAAGGCTTTATGCCATGATTGAACAGGTTAGAGAAGATCAGCACGTAGAATACGAAGATTTCATAATCTGGATCGGAACGACTGCTGAACAGGAATTTAAACGGATATATTACAATAGTGACCGTTTACAGAAGTTCACTAAAAAGAGTCTTCTTTTAGCGATCGAGTTAAACAACCGATACCGATTCATTCAACCCGAAATGTTCGGTGCAGAACTTCAATTTAAAAAATAGCAATCATCATGAACCATCTAGCAAACACCATCCTTCAAAACGACGATCTTTTAGAGGAAATCGTTTTAAAATCCAAAGACAAAGATGATGAGTTTTTATACGCCTATGAGGACTTTAGTAGCGTTAAAATTAAGCGCAGGTCAATTAAATATCCTCCGGGCATGGATTTGATTAACCTAGGTTCAAAGTGCCTTAAAAAGGATGAATTAATACGCTTACTCTCTAAACTTTAAGGCTATGAACGAAGAACAAATTAGAATCGATCAGAACAATGTCATGCTGGCACGGCTTTGCATGTTGAAATATAAGTCAATCGAAATAGCTAAGTCTGACAGCGTTTTCTTAAAACAGATCACCTATGTAGATTACGGGCAAATAACCGCTTTAATCGGGCACTTTGAAAGCGAGAAAACAAGGCATTACAACTCTAAAGGATTTCGCCTAAGAACAAGTTCCACACAAAACCACCAGGCGTTTCCTCTTTCGCGCTTCACCCCGTAAAAGATACAACCTGAAATAATTCTAACCCTTCAAAGGAATTACCCTGACAGAGGGCATTTTTTAAAAGCTCTGTGACGGTTTTGGATTGAATTTGATAGAATACACATCTTTTGAAAGTTAACGCGTCAGAAGTGATTTTTTAAAAACCTTAAAACAAACTTACTCATGATAGCTAAATCTCCTGAAGAAAAACAAGCTTTGAAACTGGCAAAGCAAAAACATAACGCTGCGGTAAAGGAATACGAAGCAAAGAAAATTCAACCCAAAGAATCCCCTAAGTTTACATTTCAGAAAGATGGGATTCTTCAATGTGAACATTTACTGCCGGATGATTACCCTGTTCACGCTGATTTCCTTTACGTGATCGATGATGAAGGTGGTAAAGTGATCAGATCCGATGTTTTTGGCACGGTAAAGAAGCTTAAACAAGATTTAAGGAACTTCTATAAATACAAAGCTTTGAATGTTTACAGTTGCGATTATTACGCAAGAAGAAAACCAATAGAATAATCCGCTTCAAGTTTCAACTGTTCGAAAATCCTGAACAGTTGCCAATTTTTCCCCGTTCTTTCTCATACTGAATTTCCCTGGTATCTGTAAGTCGCGCGAACCGTGCCGCTGCTCAGGGATGGTCAAATAATATATTTCTGCTTCTTTTGGGCACTGCTCAATATATTTGGAAGGTATAAAACTTCCGCGCTCTCTAAGGGCGTTTTAGTGACTGTAAACACTAATAATATCACCCGGTATAAAACGGATGGGAAAGTAGAATTCTGCCTGTGATCTAGCGTAAAGATCGGGAGCTGAGCACGCATGCTTGGGCAGGCGCTAAACTTTAAATGACTGATACAATGGAATTGTTGCTGTTAAAAATGCACCTGACACAAAATGGTTGGGAGAAAACAAAAAGAGTATATGAGGTTATAGAAAAGCCTTCTACCTACATCTTCAGAAATTCCCGGGTTAATAAAAACAAAATAATGAAACCTGATAATATTTTTCGAAAGACGCATCATGTTTTTAGGCTCGAATGTTATTGTTTGCCGGATCAGGAAGTTGAATGTTTTGATGAGATGTACAAGATTATTAAACAAGATTTGGATCAGGTAATTTCTGAAGTTGAGGCGATAAAAATTTTTCAACAGGTTCAAATAAAAGATATCCCTGTAATTGTAAAAGAAATATAACTCATGTACCTCTTAATCATCCACTACCGGGGAAAATATCCAACCTTAGGGATGTTCCCCAAAAAGAAGCTCAATGGGGCGATTGATCACGCTTACAAGAATGCTTCGAGAAACAAACGCTTTATTACTGGTTTCAGTTTTCATCTTTTAAATGATATTTTATGAGCAACGCACTCGAAAATAAACTCCTACTGGAACAACACCTCTGGGATGAATCCCTTAAAGACGACTCCTCACGCGTGATCAAAACGGACACCGTGGAAGGATTCATTCAAGACAATGAAATCCGTATACGGGAACTTTTAAAGGTAAATGAAATCGCTAAATTGTATGTTTGAAACAGCCTCTTTCCATATTGTCAAACCTTGCAACATGTCTTGTAAGTTTTGTTACGCCACCTTTCAGGATATGCGCCTTGATAGTCAAATCTCTTACCGGGATGCCTGTGTAATTTTAGATAAATTAAAACGGGCAGGACTCAAAAAGATCACCTTTGCAGGAGGAGAACCGATGCTGTATAAACCTATTATAAGTGTTATAGAGCACGCCAAATCTATCGGGCTTACCACTTCTATCATCACAAACGGATCAATGCTTAATTTTGATAAGCTAACCCGTTTAAAGAAAACGCTTGACTGGATAGGGATTTCCATTGACAGCCTAGATAAAGAGACAAATCGTAAGATAGGCCGAAATTCAAAAAGACCTGTTAATTATTACAAACTGATTGAAGCGTTGCATGATTTCGATTTTAAGTTAAAGATTAATACCGTGGTAAATATCCACAACGAAAATGAAGACATGAACACTTTTATCAACTGGGCTAAACCTAACAGGTGGAAGATTTTCGATACACTGCGTGTAGAAGGGCAAAATGAGCTTCAATTTGAAGCGATAAAATCTTCAGAAGGTGCTTTTGACAGATTTATTGCCAGGCACAATCACCCTTCAATCGTCCCTGAAAACAATGAAGCGATGACAGGCAGTTATTTACTAATTGACCCTCAAGGAAGACTTTTTGAGAACTCAAATGGCAAACATACGTACTCAAGTAAATTACAGGATAACACTGTAGAAAAGTGTCTTTCAGAGATTAACCTGAACAGGGAAATGTTTGTAAAACGTGGCGGAATTTATAACTGGTGAAAATATGACAACTATCTTACTGGAATCTACCGAGATTCTGCGCGATTCACTCGCTTTCGCAGCTTCTATCATACTGCTTTCTTTAGCGGTAGCACTTATTGTAGAAAATCGCAAACACGTCAGGCTATGGAAGAGGAAATAAGAGATACGATTAACCAATTGAAATCTGAAGGATTGTACCGCTACGCGAAGGCACTTGAGCACGATAACAGCAGCCTCGAGGAATTCCTTTTAATACTTAAACACGAAAGGAGTAAGATTGATAAAGCTATTGAAATAACAAGTAAGCAAATTGAAAACTCTGTAAAATAATTAAAAATGGACATAGCATTAAAATGTAACGACATACAAATAGTGCCTGATGGGGTTTATTACATCATTGCCTCTCTGAACATCGATGAAGCGCATTTCTTTGAAGCGTTAGACCTTGAAGAGGTTTTAAACTTTCACGGAGATGGTAAATTTCTGGACCTGATCGGAGAAGACCGCGTAAGGGAATATTTCAATCTTAAAGGAATAGACGAATGAAACCTCTATTCCGCACCCTGCGCCTATTATCGCTCCTTCTAACCCTGTGCACCCTCTGCGGAATAATACTCTTCCCAGAGCACCAAAAAGGGCTTACAATCGGGATGATATTATTCTCCGCAGGAATGGTACTCTCGGACTTTGGGGTTCGGGAGGATTGAATAATTATATTTTTAAATATTAGAAAGCTGTATTATATTTGATTAATCATTCGTGTTGCGGCGTTATGATAAAAATAGTCAAATAAAGATATTCATAGCTTTGTCCGAGTACTGCCCGCAACCAGGAAAGGACAAAGCTATTTTGCTTTTTAAATCATGAAAGAAACAGTTTCAAAAGAGAATTGGGAGATTTACATTAAACACTTATTTTCTCATCTCGAAGAGAGGCTTGATCAAGTCGTTAGTAATAATTATGCAGCAGCCAGATTTATTGAATTCTTAAACGAAAACATCGAATGTGTTGAAGTATTAAATGATCGGTATTTGCAAATCAATACAGAGAGTTTCTTTTACGAAACAGATGTAGAGATAGGCGATTTGTACAGAGCATTGACTAACAAGGAGCTGTCTGACACATTTAACCTTGTTAATTTTAATAATTACAAAATACTGATTCATAGATACGAATCTTTTGAATCTGCATTTGAGGCTGAAACTAAGAGAAAATATCAATTGTCCTTAAGATATACACAGCAACTATATGAACCAGAATGGCATGAAAAAAGGCTAGAGGTTTTTGCTTTATATGGTCGAAAATGTACTACTTGTGGAACCGAAGACAAAATACAGGTTCATCACAAAACTTACATTGACGGACATCTTCCATGGGAATATGACCTAGACAATTTCACTCCTTTATGCCAGCGGTGCCACTCAGTTGTCCACAATAAATTAAGAGAGGAAAAACAAAAGGAGGCTAGGGAGTTAGAACCAAAAGAAATCAACTATAACACACCTGTTCAAAATAGAATAGTTAATGAAAAGTCGCGGTCAAAAGCTGAAATGTTTTTTGACATAATGTTTTTAGTCAAAGCACTTAAGGTTGAATTCTTAATATGTCTTTTCCCTTGTTTTTCCGAATGGAAGAGAGAAAATAAATGCTATGTGATAACAATAAAGGGCACATGGGAGAGATTTGAAGTAAGTAGGAAATCATTAGCTAATTCAGCCTCTAGGATTAGAGATCACAGATGGGCAATGAGACATGGCGACCTTTACATTTTACATAAGAAAGAGTGGGATAGCAGAAAGATAGACGAGTTTTTGCCTAAAGAAGAGCCTTTTATTCCTTCACATTACAAAAAACCTAAACAAAATACGTATGGTAGATTTAAGTAAGAAATACGAAACCGTAGACGGAATCTCCGTTCGATTGTCCTTTATCGATGATAATATCGTATATGGCTATATCGGGAATGCCGGTTATTACATTCCTGTTCAATGGCACCTTCTTACAGGGATACCCTTATGGAGCGCAAGCGAAGAGATAGATGAAGATTGGTTTGAAAGAAAAGCCCTCAAACAAATCCTCGAAAAGAAACAACTCTCCATCGCCATCTCTGTAGATCAATTCGGTAAATGTTACCTCCGTGGAGCGGAAACTTTTGGGCAAGACTTTGCCAGGTTTACTGTGAATGTGGAGGTTGAAGAGGGTGGCTTTGATAAAGTTTATTACATCAAACCGGAAGAGAAATGAATATCAAGCAAAACCCCTACAAGTTCATCCTCCGAAGAGGAAACACTCTGCCAAAGTGCCTTGCGAAGCTGAAGCCTGTCGAGAATTACGTTTTGATTACCTGTGACGGGAATTTACACACTTTTGAATTGAGATTAAATTGATATAATTATGAAACAATTAGAAATGAAACATTTATCGCCGTATTTGCCTTATGGATTACAACTTTATGATTCCTATGACGATATGAATGTGAGCCTTAGAGGTCTTATTTTAGATGACACGGAACCAGTAAAAGTATCTAAATTCTTTCATCTAATTAAAAGCAGGAAAATGGATGAAATAAAGCCAATCCTCCGCCCATTATCTGACTTAATAAAGGAAATTAATATAAATGGTGAAACAATGGCGCCATGTGACTATTTCGAATATGGAGATGAAAATCAGGATGAGATATTCCGAAACGCCAGCCGAGACTTAGAAACAATTGGCAAGTATAATCTGCATCATGATATTCAATTTCAACCTAACGGAGTAATAGAAAAATTATTCGAATGGAAATTTGATATATTCGGTCTTATTGATCACAACCTTGCAATAGATGTTAATACTTTACAAGAAAATCCTTACGCTTAAATAAAAAAAAACATGAATATAAACCAATTTGTGCGCGGAGATTTAATCACGCGTGTGGAATCAAATAGTGCCGGTTGGCGAGGATATCTAGGAAGCAAACTGATCTTCTTAGGAATTATGAATAATCAAATTCACTTTAAGGATATAAGTGAAGACAGATTTATTCCTATTGTTAGTAAAGAGCCTGAAATGCTTAGCTTGGATATGGATATGTGGAGCGAAGGTTGGGCTAAATGGCAAGATCCATCAATTTTGCTTGAAGGGTTAGACTTAAACCTGTACCTCTCAAAAGAAGAGCTTAACAGGAGGATTATAGCTGCGGTCGCGGCAGAGGATTATACATTAGCAGATTAACTTAAAAAATATTTATAACCATGCAAAGAATTTTGATGATATTAAGCTCTATCGCTATCGAGGACACTGTAAAACAGCACGCCGGCAATGTGTTCTTCCGCTCAAGTGTCATTCTCAATGAAGCCGGCGAACGGGTGGAGAATGCGTTAATAAAAGTTCCTACCAAAGCACTTTGTGAAGTGATTGAGAAGTACGGTCAGGATATGGAAGCCATACCTTTTGTGATGCCTCTTTTAACGATTGTTTCACCGAAATCAGCTCAGTCATGACCGTACTCGAAATAACCCTCTCAGGGGCAACCACCATCCTTGCAGTGATCACGATTATTCAGTCGCGGATGGCAACGAAGGCTCATCTTGAAAACATTGCAGAGCGCAAAAGGGAATCCGCTGAGTATAATGATCTCCTCGATACAGCACTCACTCAAAAAGGCGTAATTGATGGCCTTGTAAAGATTGTTTATCAATGTCATCCGAACAGGGAGCAGTCTGCCAAGGTTAGGAGTTTAATATCAAACAAGAAAGCTAAAGTTTAAACCAAAATATGAAATACTTAAAACTCCAAAACAAAGGATTGCTCGATTTAAGATTACTCTCTTTAATGGGAGGCACAACTAAATCGAAGGATGAGTTTAAAATCGGCCAATGGGGAAGCGGATTGAAATACACCTTGGCGTACCTTCTCAAAAACAACGTTGATTTTAAGGTATTCATCGGAGAACAAGAGGTAAATATTACCACGCACACAGAAATCATCCGTGACGAAGAGTTTGAAATTATCCTTGTAAACGGAGAGAAGACTTCAATCACAACCCAGATGGGCGGTAAAGCTTGGGAACCTTGGATGATTATTCGGGAGCTTTGGTGCAATTGCCTTGATGAAGGTGAACCTTTTAAGGAAGTTACACAGGAAGTAACCGGCAAAGAAGACACTACAACGTTTTTTATTCAGGTAATCCCCGAAATCAGGGAGGTTCTTGATAATTGGGATCATTACTTTATCCATGAATTGGAGCCAATGTCAGAAACGCCTGCTCATAAAATCTACAAAGGCGGCAATGCTTTAAGATTGTACAAGCAAGGGGTGCTCATTTATGAAGACAAAAAGCAAAAAAGTTTATTCTCCTATGATATCCGTAATGCGGAAATAAATGAGCTACGAGAGTTTAAGGGAACTATTTCTTATAGCATGGTACAGGCGTTGGCATATGCCAATGAGAAGGTAATTTCTTATTTCCTTGAAAACATCACAGATCAGTTTTACGAAGGATTAATGGATTACGATTGGTATGTGTCTTTTTCTGATAACTGGAAGAAAGTAATAGGTAGCGCAAAGCTAATCCACCCGAAAGCGATTGAGACCATACAGGCGCGCGGTTTGGAATTCGACTACGCGGAGTGTATTACAGTTCCTGAGAAGGTGTTTAAATTTCTAACAGCACAATTCAACGGGGTAGGCGCTTTAAGGACTGCCGACAAAGTGAATGAGTTTTATGAGATATATGATCAGGGACTAGAAACGAAGGTTAAGCAGGCTCAGTTAATTCTTGAAGAGTGCGGCTATTTTATTCACCCTGAATTGAAGTTCGTCTTTGGAGCTTTCGGCGATAAAAGAGTACTCGCTAAAGTGAATCTTGATTCGAAAGAGGTTCTGATCAGTGAAGCGATGAAAAATAAATCGATGTTCTGTTTCATAGGAATGCTCATTGAAGAAAATGAGCACTTTAATACGGGTTTCTCAGATCACACCCGTGAGTTCCAACAGCATTTTATCGATCTGTACACAAAATCACTTCTTGATAGTCAAAGCGTATTTTTATAAAATTTAAACCAAAACAATCATGAAACACATCTTGTTAACATCCCTTTTAAGCGCACTTTTATTCGCATCCTGCCAACATAATGACCCTGTTGTGAAATCCTCCGAGGTGGGTTATATCCGCATGGCGTTTAACTATAAAGACGGCACCTCTGAATATTCCCGGATTGTGGACATTGAAAAGAATTCTTCTTTAAGAACAAACCTTGAGAATAGAACCATTTCAGGGGTGGTAACTTTACCGGATGGCGAGTATGGAGTGATCACAATGGAGGAAGGAAGCTGGCTTAAAGTTGAAGGGAAAGTGACAATACAGAATCTAAACACGAACAAACCTTGCGTGATTAACATCTATAAGACAGCAGATTTCGAACTGAAGGGTAGTCTGAATCTTAATGGCGGGATAACTTTCGTGAACGAGTCTCCCAACTTTAAAATCGGCAATGCGATAGAACTTCAAAATAGTAAAAGCCAGAGCACGGGCAATTCTTTTGAATCTTATTATTCGTTCTCCTGCCAGGAGATGCAAATCAATGATCCTTATTCGATATTCATCCTTCGCGGATGTGGCACCGTAATGACAGTAAGCAACGCGGTCAACTTTAACGGGAATGCTGAAGATAAGTTTGTACTGGTTGAAGGTGCCTCTTTGGTGACGGGGATTTTAAATGTCAACAATAAAAATGTATTCTCCGGAGAAGGACTTGTCAAAGTGCTGAATAACGTCAATCTCAACAATAACCTCACAACTTCAAGCAAGATTAAATTCTGCTACGTAGACGGCTCAGGAAATCCCCGTTCGCTGAATAACCCTGAGAAGTTGGGTAGTGCGGTCAGAAGCTGCGAAACAGGGTGTAAACCTTTGGCTGTTCACATCGAGAGTATTTCTGCAAAGAGTGCCGGTGAGAATAGTGTCTTTGTCAGTTTCAAAGTAACAGAGAACACCAATCTATCCTCGTGGACAGTAGAGTTCTCTAAAGGTGCCAAATCGTGGAAGAAAGTGTATAGCGGGTCCGCTTCGGAGTTAAATGTTGGAAAGGTGTTTTCTAAAGAGGTAAACTTTTGAGGTATGAAACCAGAGTTAACACTTGAATTGAAAAAACGTTTCTATGCTCAATACTATGGGCAAAAAGTAATGGCAGATAAACAAATGCCGGATAAAACTTTTGACGTGGATTTAACTTATGCTGAAAGGGAAAGAAGTTATTTAAAACTTCGTTCGGTTTCGAAAATTACCGACGAAGAAGCGATTGAGGTTGCTAAGATAATTTTACCTCGCTTTGATGTATCATCAGTCGAACGTGGCGATGAAGTGGGAGTTTGGCTAGGTGATCATAGAGTTAGTATTTACAATGATTCATCTGGATTTTGCTTGGAATATAGAGAACACCCTAAGCAGATAGAGAGTTGTTACATAACTATGAACATCTTTAACGAACTTCATGCCTATCAATATCTTCAATCGATCGGAGTAATAACCGATTTCATGGGCTACTCCGTAGAAGAACTTGTAAATGCCGGTTGGGTTAGACTTATTGAATCATGAAGCAACACACCTTCAAGCCCCACCCTTCGCCGATGGACATCCCTCACAGTTATAATCCCGAAAGGTGTACCACTTGCGGGATGGATAAATACCCGATAAAGCTGAGAGTTGACGGAGAATACATTTACTATAATTTATACTGGGGAAACAACAGATACCTCGGGGAGAATCTCCCTGAGTGTGTAAACTGGGAAGAGGAAAACTTTAAACGGATCGATTGATATGAAAAGAGATAAAATAGCGAGGTGTAATATTGTCTGCCAGGATTATGAAACAGCAAAAGATGTTGTAGAAAAACTACTTGAGAAAGGATTTACATGGAGATACCCTGAAGAGGTTACTTCCTACGGATGGGACTTGGTAAAATCTCCTGCTGTGTATTCTATCGAAGGAGGCTTTATTGTCATATCGGATATGGAAATGCAATCCCGGTCAAAGTTGCAGATTACAGGGAAGTATTTCTTGGTGAATAATTATTGAAAAATAATTGGTAATATTTGGTATATTTAAAAACATTTTAGTTAACTTTGGTGTATGGAATACAAAATGAAAGAGTATGCGGCGCTGAAGCGTGTGTCATATCAAACCATAAAGATGTGGGTAAAAAAAGGATTGGTTAAGACGATAGCTCTGCCAAGTGGTCGCGTCCGGATTATCGACGAGAATTTAGAAGTGCCATCTTAAATAATTGATATATGAATAATTTGATTCACAGAGAACAAAAGGTAGTGACTACTTCGATTTTAGCTAATAAGCTGGGAGCTGATGAAAACCAATTGAAGAATAATTTCGCCAGGAATAAAGAGCGATATATGGAAGGGGTTCATTTCTTCCTTCTTAAAGGTTCTGAATTAAAGGAGTTTAAAGGCGAAGTCACAAATAGTGACCTTGCGGAAATACCTTCAAATGTGAATCAAATTTATCTATGGACAGAAAAAGGAGCTTTCAATCATGTTAAAAGTTTAGGCACTGATGAAGCGTGGGATGCGTATCAGACTCTCGTAAATACTTACTTCCGGCTGAAAGAAATCGTAACGAGTGATCAACCGAGACTTCCTCAAACTTATTTAGAGGCACTTAAAGAGCTTGTTACCGTAAAGGAATCTGAAGAGAGACTTCTTGCTGAAAATGCCATCTTAACACCAAAAGCGGAATTCGTTGACGCGGTACTTGCTTCAAAGAGCACATTCACAGTGACGGAGATTGCTAATGAACTTGGATTAACCGGAGCCGCTCTGAATAAGATTCTTGTTAGCAGGAATATCCAATACAAAAATGGTAAAGGCTATTTACTTTATGCCAACTACAACGGGAAGGGTTATACCGAGACAAGAACGCACCCTTACGTAGTAAAAGAAACCGGCGCGACCTTTACAGAGCACTATACGGTATGGACGGAGCGAGGCAGAGTCTTTATTCACCACCTTGTCAATGAAAGACTATCTTGGTCTATACCCGGAAAGAAAAAAGCTGAAGAGGCAATTCAAAAAATAGGATAATAAACTAAATAAAACTTCATGGAACAACCATATTACGCAAGCGTTGACTTTGACAAGGATTACCTCAGAGAGTGTGATTTGATTAAAAAATTCACAGGACTTGATCAATATTCAATAGGATCAAATGATTTGCTCGATGCTATTCTTGAAATAGAATCATCGGGAGAGTTTTGTTTTACGAGGACTAAATGGAATTGCAGTATAGATTACTGTGATCTTTCTAGGCGAGGTGAATGTGCTTTGTCTTTTGGTATTACACAATGGTTCACCGCTGAAGAAAATTGCATTCACTTTGTTTTGGTTCAATTTGTTGAATGGTATTTTAAAGCAACACGATCATGACAGATCCAAATCACGCAGCATTTCCATTTCAATATGTAGAGAAAGATACACTGATAATTCATCCGGGTCTTTCTATTAGGCACTACTTTGCAGCGTTAGCCATGCAGGGGATGCTAGCAGATCAAACATATGTACAACCCAATCAATCTAACATAATAGCCGAGGAGGCTGTAAAATTAGCAGATGCATTAATTGAGGAATTAAACAAAGAGAAATCATGAAGATAAAGGAGGCTCAGGTATATCAGTGGCTTGATCAGGTAAAGGCTGAAGAAATATCATTTAGCAGGATGGTCGAGCTGATTAATGAAGAGGCAAATAAAGTTGAATGGTTTAAACCTTCTGAGAAAATGCCTAAAGAAGATGACGAACTTGTAATTATCATTTCGGTAGGTAATTACAAGTTTCAACAAAACATGCTTTACTTTAAGCACAGAAAAACGTGGTTTAAGAAACTTGTTCACGCTTGGCGACTACGAAGAGCCCCAGTTCCAATTCCATCAGAATTTCAAAATTAGATATTAAGCATTATGAAACCTTGGCAAGAAGTATTCAAACCGCCATTCGTCCAATGGGAAGGCATCTCTTATGTGTTCGATTCTCAGGACACCTTCGTCTTTCAGTTTATCACCACCAATGAAGATTATCAGAAGATATGCCTGGAAATAATCAACGGCACGAGCAGCAAGAGGATTCAAACTCCTTTGGAGTATAAATCCGGATATATACAAGACCTTGAAGGGAGGAAGTTGATACTTCTGCGCGGCTGGGGTCACCTCACTGGAGTAGGCGGATTGAATTTACCCGATGAAGAGGCGCGATCTATTCAGGATGGATTTGCGAAGTATTTGCTTGAAAAGTTGAATGGAAATGAAAACGTATAACCAACCCCGGCAATCATTATGTGTAACTGTATAAAAACAATAAGAGAACGATTTATTCAACAGTCTGGCATCAAATATATGAAATTTGATTTGGACGATGTCAGAAGTTATTCTCCAGAAGGGAAGCAAATTGGAGGCAATAAAACAGGGCAACGGGTTTTCATTGGAGAGGAGAAATTAAAGAAAGATGGCTCTAAAGAGCTAAAGGAGCGGAAAAGTTTTATAGCCCATACTTACTGCCCGTTTTGTGGCAAAAAATATTAATCATCATGACAAAAGAAACCAACCTCGAAGACATCAGCTTCGATACGATCTACGACACCGTCAAAGAAATCTCTACAGCTACAATCACGACAAAATCATCTTTGGGATATTTTTCTTCAGACATTTTCCTATATGGAGAACTAGGACAGAGTCAGGTTTCGATGCGAAACGACTCCGGAATGGTAGAGATGTTGATCACAGATCCCGATGGGAAGTTTATCTATTTGGGTAAACTCTCTTTAATGCTCCCGATGGGGTTTATCGCTGGAGAGTTTTATGGCGTATTTAAAGCGGTTTCGGCTTATGTTAAGGGTGGATTTGACGAGGTTAAACTTGAAGAGAGATCATGAGAGACGGTAGCAATAATAATTGGGTTTATTTAGATCCAGATAATAGAAAGAATCCGCCTGAAACTCTTCATTGCTGTCGTTGTATGCGTACTTTGAAGGATACACCATCTTTCACCAGTTTCATATCGGTAGAAGTTCATCGTGAGCATCCATGGGTAAGAAAAAGTATACTTGGCAGGCAATTGATAGGATCTGATTGTTGGAATAAAATTAAGGGGAATATTGTAGAAGATGATGATATATGAGAATCTACACCGTAAAATTCTACCAGGACGAGAAATTAAAATCCACAAAGACCTTTTCAAAAGACTCCCTTGAAGAGGTGTACTGCGAAGCGGATAACGTGCTCAGGAAGCATCCGAAGTGGGACTGGGAAGTAATAGTGCCGAGAAAAGAAAATGAAAATATTTCTCACTAAAGTTTGCATTGTAATTACCAATTATATATCTTTGATGCTAACAATATAGATATATTTATGGAAATCAATATCGAAAGAAAATCAGACGAAAGAGCATCCTTTATGGTGCGCATGTCAAAAGAATTCCACGAAGAGGCAAAGAAAAGAGCAGCATCCCTGGGGTTAACTCTGAACGCGTATGTGATCATGAGAATCCGGTTGGATATGCCTGCTAAAGAAATTACTCCTTAATCAGACGGGGAGTGATATGGAGGGTAATCAGGTCTACTGCCTGACGGGAGTGTTGGGCAGTAGCTTTTTAAACCTTCTGTTAAAGTGTAAACTAATCATTAACTTTTATAATATACAATAATCATGGGACGTTCAGACGAATTTAAAGCATCAAACCCTAATCCTGCAAAGTATTTCCTTGAATGGCGCAGCAATGAGAAATCATTCAGCTTCTACAATAAGGAAACAAAATTAAACGTGAAAGTACCGCTTCCTTTTAGCTTCCTGGTATTGAAGCAACTACATACCGTCCGTGGCTGGAGTGATAAAGATTCTTGCGGAATATATTCTAACGAAGTTGCCAAGATATCAGAAGAACCTTTAACGGTAAAATCCTTCAAGGGCGGTCTTCTTGGATCAGGACTTTACAGTAATATTAAACACCAGATTGGTGCAGCCGGAGCTGAATATAATCGTAGCATTTACGCACTCTCTTCAAGGGGGGAACTTATCAATATCGCGTTTAAAGCCTCCAGTGTGAAAAGTTGGGGCGATTTCACAAAAAATATGAACGATAAACTAGAGCATCAGTGGGTAATAATCAAAAGCGCATCCGATGAAAAGAAAGGTGCTGTGAATTATTCCGTACCGGTGTTTGAGTTCGGAGATAAAGTAACTGCGGAAATTTCTGCTATCGCCGATGCTAAGTATGACGAACTTGTCGCTTACTTGAAAGGGCACAAAGCTTCTCAAACTGCGGAAGAAGAAAAAGAAATTGTTGAAGAGACTGTTTCAAGAACTTCTGCTGTGAGTATGCCTCCCGTGAGTGAGCCGCCTATTGCTGATTTCTCAGAAGACGAAAGTGACGACCTCCCCTTCTGATAACTACTTGATAATCAGTAACTTAAATGATAAAATGAGAAACTTCCCTGATATCAAAAGTGCACACCATGCCGAGACGTATTTATCCCTTAAAAGGCGCGACCCTGAAACTGTAAACGCTTTGATTAAGTATGTGGCAACACTGGGCATTATTCGGTATCAGGGAAAGTTCCATCAATACTACGAGTTCGACCCTATTACCGGAGCTTTGAATAGAGCTGTAGTAAGGTTAGATGGATTTATCTCAGAGGCTTCGATTGTAAAGAGGCGCGGTTATCAGTACGCTAGCGCATGGAATGATGAAAAAGCATTGGAATATTTTAAACAATTAAATCAGAACCACCAATGAAAGCTAAATTTTATCAAAAATTCTTCAACAACTTGACCAAGGAGGAATTAGAAAAAGAAGTATTATTTATCTCGGAAGAGTATAGTTTATCGGGATATGTCAAGAAAATTAAAAAAGCTCCTCATAATCTACTTTGGGATGGAGAAGATGATCCGAGTCCACTACACACCAAGGCATACTTCTTAAAAGAAGGCCATGACGCAGAAGATGTAGAATCTTATGTGGTAGAAATTCACAAAGGAGATATTGTAATTGAAATATGAAAACAGAACCACAAATAGAAATCACACCTAACGAGGTTAAACTTATCCCGATCACCAAGATCGAGTCGGACATTTTAGCGATAAAAGAGAAATGCAAATCGCTAAAGATTGAAAGTCCGACAGATAAAACCGGATTCAACAAGGTCGTCGAAAACCGTAAGGCGTTAAAAGCTTTGAATGTTCTTATCGAGAAGAATCGCAAAAGTCTTGTTGAAGAGTCAGTTTCCTGGCAGAAACAAGTAAACTCAGCTGCCCGTAAGTTGTCCGCTATGGTGGATGAAATCAAGACCCCTCTCGAGTTTATGGAGAGCGAGTTCATCCTTGCGGGGGAACATGAGAAGATGCGTGTCGAAGCAGAGAAGCAAGCCAAGGTGCAACAACGCGCTGAAAAAATACTCGCTCTCAACGCACGCTACAACGGCACCCACTTCATCCTTGGGCAGGTACAAATCAGCCAGGCTGCGATAGAAAAGTTGAGCGATGAGGATTTTGAAGGAGAATTAGCTTTAATGACGCAAGAGTCAGAAGCAATCCTTGAAGCGGATCGCCTTGAGAAGGAGCGACAACTCGCAGAGAAGACCCGGTTAGAAGAGGAGCGTAAAGAGTTGGAAGCTTTACGGGCTAAACTTGAAGAGAAGGAGAAAGCGTTGAATGAAAAAGAAGCAGCGAAAGGTGAGACTGCCGCTAAATTACTTGTTAATGGCACAGACTCCGAAGCGGAAGCTATAAAAGAAGAGTTTGACGCTAAGAGAGAATCCGTAGAAAGTTCTTTTGTGAATAACTTATTTCCGAAGTCTGTCATGGATCAGATTGATACAATTATTAATAATGAGAGTCCGCAAGCAGAGAAGAAATTAGCGGATATGAGCGAAGATTCAATATTCACACTTTTAAACGAAACTACAGGCAGGAGAGACTTTATAAATCAACCCGCAGAAATCATCGGAGAAGCCATCACCGAACCGGAAGACATGAATATATTATTCGCCTTGGAGCAGTACGCAGCAGAGTTGTACGGCAGTAAACCCTCTTTGGCGAAAGCCTTTAAAGAAGGTGCACTCTGGATGCAGGAGAAATTGAAAATTGTTGAGTAAGATAGTTTTTACTTGTAGAGGGATATTCCTTCTACAAGTTTTCTAAAAGAAATTCCACTTTAAAACCAGAACCACAACATGTTTTACAAAGCAACCATCAAATACCAAGAGCAAACCCCTAAAGGGAAGATTAAAACGATTTCTGAACAGTATCTGTTCGATTCGGTCTCATTTACTGAAGTTGAAGCAAGACTGGCGCAGATGCAACTTGACGGAGAAATTCATTTGGATATCGCTGTCGAAGCGATTGCTAAATACAACGCTGGTGAGATCATATTTCATGCAGATCCCGAAAAAGATGACCTTAAATGGTATCGATTGAAATATTATTATCTCGACGGAGTTGAAGAAGAGCAGCCTAAACGCGTCACCGGTTACATGATGATCCAAGATGTAGATTCGAAGAGTGCACTTTGGACAGCAGCTACCCGTTTTCAGACGTGGCTTGTGACGGTTTTTGCAGGAAGTTTATCCGAGACGAAAATCTTAAGAATCTTTCCCTATAAAAAGGACAACGATAAAGGTTAAGGGTTAGGAGTTCAATTCTTCCGGGGATATTCTCCGGAAGATATTTTAAACAAGAAAAATAATCATGCAAAATATCGACAGAATAAACAGCATAATAGAATCATTCTCTTCGCTGGATGATGCAGAGAAAAACAGCCTACTGATCTCTTTGATGGAACGTACGCAGGCAAGTAGACTCCTGACAGTTACGGAAGCTGAGAAGGTTAAATCTGACACGGAGAAAGCGATGCTTGATCTTGAGAAGGCGATCAGGAAGATGAAATTCTCTCAATATCCTGTTTCGGAAAGTGAACATCTATCATCCGGCAACGCAACGACGAGATTGAATGGACATGCCTGAAATTGAAATTACAGACACCTTCAGATATCCGGAGGGTAAATACAAAGGAGTCCGCATCGGGCTTATCCCTGAAGCATTATTGAGGGCAGAGCTGGATTTCGGAAAGACTCTTCGTAAAAGGCAAAACAAACCACTCAGAGAATACTTGATTAAAAAACTTTATGGAAACGAAGAGGGAAGTGTTAATCCGGCAGATACAAGCATTGAATAGTCAGCTCTTGACAACGAAGACGGAGGTGATCATTCGGAATTGTAACAGAACCATTAAAATTTTACAGGAACAACTTAAAAATTTACCGAGATGAAATTTAAAATTCCAACAGATGTATATGTAGATGTAATATCGATAAACAACGTATTGGTAAATACATCTTCTGGAAAGAAAAAAGTAAAAAGATTAATTGAGCTTGATTTCGTAGAGTTTGTGATATTACAAGACCCGAAAGTTAGATACCAATCTTTGGATGATTTTTCAGGAGTATCTGCAATAAAATGTAAACAAACTGACGAATGGTATCTTTCAGAGAATATAAAAAATAAGGCGTTAATGTTTAGACCAATAGATAGATCATGAAATCATACAAAGAAATAGTACATGGATTACTGATCACCGAGCTTGCTAATCACATAATATCTGAAGAAGAGGTTGCCAAGAGGCTTTCTAAAGGTTATGTCACTTACACTCTTGAATTACAAGAAAAAGCAGCCGGCATGTATGCTCAACAAGTGGCGGAAAGTATTAAAGAACAAATTAAAGAGAATGTTTTCGAAATGCTTAAAGAGGAAGAACTCAATCCATTATTCGTTCAGAAGATTTTATCAAGCATTATTAACCCTCAGACCATACTCCCATGACAACCGACAAAGAATGGCTATTCACAGCCGACAGCTCTTATTTCTCGTGCACCGAGAAAGTATACACCGAAAAACGCCTCAACCACTTATGCAAATTCGTCAAGAAAGCACATGACAGGAATTTCTTGAAGGAGAACATCAAGCCAAGCTACATCCACGACAGGGTTAAATATAGAGCGTGGCAGAAGTTAGAAAGAACCGCACGATTAAAAGTAACTATAGAACCTTATACTTATGCCAATGCACAATGATTGGGCACGAGAAGCCCTGAATTACACCATCAAAGCGATTACCCATATCGAAAGCGGCGAACAAGGTTTAACTCAGCGTCACCGCCTCAGAAAGCTCCTTGAAAGGCCATTACTCTACATGGAGCATCACCAGGATACCGCTGAATTCGAATCTTCTGACAAAGTACTCTTTCACAAGATACTCCTGAGCGCGACTATCCTGTCGGAGAACACCTACACGCCAGAGGAAACCTTGAGAAGGTTGAAAATCCAAGAGGTTGACCTTTGGGAATATTTAGGCGAATCGCCTGCTATACATGATCAGAACCAGCTTAAAATTGACTTTGATGGAACAGATAAAAATTGAGTTAAGGTCTAAGGACTTACTGAAAGCCTTCGCCGTTTTGTCAGCAGCTATACCGGCAAATCCACTCGTTCCATTATATGCCTACGTGAAATTCGAAGTGTACAACGGCTCAAAAAGGATATTCCTGACAGCGACTGACAGCAAGATTACCGTAAAGGCGTTTCTTGAAGCATCCTCTGTTGAAATATTCACTTCAGAGAAGAGTTTTTGTCTAACATATACTGATAGCAAGGCTCTGTTGGGATCGCTTCCTGACGCGCCTATTTCGCTGGTTTACTCCAGTGAAGGGGTTAACTTCGACGTGAATATCATCAGCCAGACGCATGATTACAAATTAACAGGGGAAGATGCGAAGCTGTTTCCTGAAACGAAGCAAACCGGGACGGATCATTTTGTGATCGATGCCGCGCAATTGAAAGAAGGGATCGGGTATTTACAACCAATTATACCTCCTTCAAAGGATACTGAGTTCAGACCTTATCTTGCGGGGATATACTTTGATTTCAAACCTGATTACGTTACCCTTGTCGCTTTCGACGGGAATATGTCTTTAGCAATCTTTGAGACGGATATCGAATCGCCAGGGTTCGCTTCTTTTACGCTTCCTTCAAGAGCGGTGAAACTTTTATGGGATATTCTCTCGAACGGGTCCGATCCTGTAGGGTTTACCCTCTCAGAGAAGCAGGTTTCGATTGAGTACGGGAATGTGTACTTAACAGCTACACTTATGGAAGGGAATTTTCCTCCTTACAAGGCCGTAGTTACACCCGACCCTATGTTAACCGCAACTGTTGACATAGACCTGTGGAAGCCTGCTTTAACCCGAGCGATGATTTTCTCAGACAGTAACCGCGAAGCATTGCACGCTTTTCAGGAAGACCTTTTGTTCATTACCTCTGAAGATGTCTACCTGTCAAAAAAATCCTCTCAGGACATTTCTTTGGAAGACCGCACCGGAGATTCACTGGAGATATGCTTGAATGGAGATAAACTGTTGAAGTTGCTTTCGTCAGTGGGTGGCCCCGGGCAGGTGGAGATTAAAAAAGCGCACGAGAAAGCGGTAGTCCCTTCAATGTACATCTCGACGAAGGTGAATCATGGGAGATCGGCTTCATTCTTTATTATGCCTATTGTTAGAAATAATCAGTTGTAAATATGGATTTCATTGTTAATTGCCAAGCTAATTATCGGGATGAATTTAAAAATATTGTTACCAAAGAATATGCTATCAATGTGAAAACTCCTTCATTTGAACCATATCTTAAAAATAACAATACGCTTAAATTATTCCTCTTGAACTCGATATTTAAGAATCCAGATTCAAGTAAAGTTAATTTAATTATTACAGGTATAATCAAACGATAATGTCAAACTGGGAAGGAAAAACTAAAAAGCCAAAAACGGATGAGTGGTACACACCCAAGTATATATTCGATGCTTTGGGATGTAAATTCGACACTGACGTAGCAGCGCCAGAAGATAAGAGATTCGTTCACACTCCAACAAAATATTTTATAACGAAGAATTCAAAAGGAGATGATCGTTCTTGGTGTGGCATGGTTTGGTGCAACCCTCCTTTTTCGGGTAGATCCGGTAAAAGCTGGTGGTTGAATGAGATGTATGAATACGGGAACGGTATTGCGCTAACCCCCGATAGGACATCCGCTCCATGGTGGCCTATCGCTGCCAAGCAGTGTGACGCTTTAATGTTTGTTACGGGTAAAATTAAATTCATTCAGCCTGACGGAACTACCGCTAATTCGCCAGGAAATGGAACAACTTTATTTGCCTATGGCGCACGAGCTGTTGAGGCTTTATACACTGCACAGGAAAGAGGATTAGGTATAGTAATGATATATTCACAAATAATATCCGAACCATGAGCAAATACCTAAAAGGCGACATCCACTTCCTGCTCAACAACCTCATCAAGCAAGCCGATGAAAATAAACCCTGGCAGGATGCAACCATTTACAATAACCATCTCAGGGATTTAAAAGAATACATCACCTATCTTGAAGGGAATCAGCAGCAGGAGTGGTTGCCGATAGCATTAGCCAATCCGGAGGATACTATTTTAGGGTACTATCCAGAAGGACAATTAGAAGACAGTCCTATGCAGGTAATGCGCATGAGTCATGGCATGTGGAGCGATGCGGTTTATCATGAGTGGCATGCAGAACCGACTCATTTTCTTCCATTGCCTAAACCGCCAAGAGTATGAGCACAGAACCGAAAAAGATAAAATCAGCATCAGAATTTAGCGCGAAAGTTTTTATTGAATTAACTGAAGTGGAAGCAAGAGCATTAGAAGCTATTGCCGGATATTCAGTAAAAGACTTCCTGAGAATATTTTACGAACACTTAGGCAAGTCTTATTTGCAACCACACGAAAAAGGAGTCGCTTCTTTATTCAGCACTATAAAAGGCGAAATTCCAAAGCATCTATCCCGAATAGATAAAACTCGTAAAATATGGAACGAATGAGCAAATCACCTCCCGAAGATATCCTCTCCAAAGCCAGGCAATACGCGGCTTCTGTGAGCAAGAATGAATCCTATCAGCAGCACCTGATTAAGGCTTATCTGGAAGGGTATCTCGGAAGATATTTGGTTAAACAAAACCCCAAAAAAACATGATAAGCACAGCAGAATACTACATAGCACAGTGTGATAACTGTGGAGAGGCTTGGGTGAATGATCATTATGGATGGTCTGCAATGAATGACAAAGACGGACTTATCGAAATAATGAAAAACGATGAGTGGCACTTTGGAGATGGTATCGACGGAGAAGAAGGTAAGTGTTACTGCCCCAAATGTTATAGCTTTAATGATGAAGATGTTTTCAAGTTAGTTACACCAATAAACGAAAAATAGACATGTTATACTGCATCAGAATTGAAAGAGAACTCGAAGAAGTAATGATTCAACATGAGCACTTCGATACGCCACCTACAGATGAAGATATTCTCGATTATATCGACACGCTCGATATTAATTATCAGCCCGATTATGGAAAGTTTGAATATTATCCGGTTGGATAGTTGACTTTGTAAAGATTTCTTTCGAAGTTTGTGTTGGTCAAAAGAGGCCCATCCCTTGAGAAAGGATGTATACTAGACAAGTATTAATTTACCCAAAAGGGTTCGGTATTGAGGGTTGTCTAGGCTCTCTACTTGGTTACTCAAACCGCCGAAGCCTTTTGGGATTTTTTATGACTAAATTTTTATGTATTACGACAATGAGAATCAACTAGAAAATGCAATCTATTTCTCTAAGCCAGGAGAAATGTTCAGGGCGGGATTAAGCCATTTTATGCATGACCATGTTTTAAAGCAATTTGATATGGGAGTTTACGGAGTGCCTGATCTTGTTGGACTTTCCTTTTACGAAAAAACTAGTACGAGTTCCCGCGAAGTAGATATTACGATTTACGAATTGAAAGTTGGAGAAATTAATATAGACACAATCGTTCAGGCTTCTAAGTATCGACATGGTATGTATAGATTTCTAGTACAGAATAAGAATAGATTTAGGCATGTCGTTGTTTCTTTTAAAATCGTTTTGGTGGGGTATACTATTCAAAATCATCAACATTTTCATTATTTGGCAGATGCAGCTAGGGTGTCTTCTTATACTTACAACTTAAAATCAGATAACCTCACCTTTCAGCATTACAATCACAGAAATTACGATCATATGCCTTGGGTGGCAGATCCTTATAAAGAATTAGGAACTTTTAATTTTGAATCTTTATATGTAGACATATATAAAAAATCTGCCGAAGCTAGAGCTTTATCAAGGCGAGAAGACCGGCTTAATAGTGGTTCACTAGATGAAATTGATAAACTTTTTGAAAGAAGATCGTTCGAAGAAGAGGCTAGATTTTCTTCATTTAGTGAAGCTGAAATTGAAGAAGATGATGAGGAGTTCTGGAGGAATTTTTAATTAATTTGTTATGAAATCGAAAAAAATATCCATTGATAGATTTCCTCATGTAGCGAATCTTCGCAATAACGGCAAAGTCAAAGTGCTTCGCAAAAAGTACGGAGAACTCGAGGGATACGCTTTCTGGTGTATGATGTTAGAGATTCTCATTGACAGCCCTACGCTTGAGTGGAATTTTAACCCGGTTCAGATAGAGGTATTCGCTGACGAGTTGGGTATTGAAGAAGTAAAGCTACAAGCAATGATTGAAACGGCAATCTCATTAGAGATGCTCTCCGAAGATGAAGAAGGCTTGATAAGTTGCCAAAGTCTTAACGATAAAGTTAAATACGAAAAACGCAAGCCAACAGTATTCAAAGAGCAGGCTCCAAAGTTCGTAGCGCCTGAGCTGATTGATGTTGTATCGTATTTTCAGTACAAGCACAACTGTTCAGAAGCTGCTGCCTTAGATTTTGCTGAGAAGTTCTGGAATCATTACAACAGTAAAGGATGGACTGTAGGCAAAGCGCCTATGAAAAGTTGGAAGTCCGCAGTAGATGGCACATGGAAAGAAACAGGATTAAAATCAATCGCTGCTTATCCAAATAATCAAGCGCCGATTCAACAGCGAACATACCTGAATGTGTAATGGATAAAGTGTCTTGCTTAAAGTGCGGTCAACCGTTATTTATTACTGATAAAGTTTATATCGGAACGCTGTATGTCGTTAGATGTGCTAATTGCGAAAGAGATCATTACTTCTCTGTACGTGTACCAGGGCGAAGAAAATGGGTGCAGCCGGACGATGTAGAGAGATTAGGATCGAAGGTTACTTTAGAAGTAAAATGTGAGCCACTATTTAAGCATTTACAGCCTGACTACAAAGGTTCATTACAATCCAGTCACAGTTTTCTTCCTGAAAAAAATGTAATTGATCAGGATCAAAAAACAATGATACTCTACGAAGCATTGGCTGACGGAGAGATCACAGAAGATTTATTTAACAAGTTTATCATGAGGATGTAATATGTTTAGCGTAGCGCCGCCAGTAGCACTTGAAATTGAAAAAGACGTTCTCTCAACGATTGTAAATTATCCGGAACTGCTTGTCAACGTTGAGCAGATACTAAATTCAGACTGTTTTTATGAAGCCGAAAATAGAGTTCTATATGACATCATTATGGAGATTCATCTTGAAGGGCAAAAAGTTGATGCTTCTCACGTATTACAGAAACTATTTGGAGCGGGTAAAAAAGATTTGCTAAGCCATTATCAATCTCTTAAAAAGAATATAGGTTCATCAAATACCCTTTGGAAGAATGCAACCACGCTATTAGAATATTCTACCAAGAGAAGCATTTTAGAAAACTCTCTTCAAGCGTTGTCTCTTATCGAGCAAGATGCCAACATTGAAGATATTGACAGAGTAGTTTCTAAAGGTGTTGAAATCGTTACAGGTCGAAGCAATAATATTGATAGCGTGACTTTTAAGGAGTCTATTGAGAAGATGAAAGCCCTGATGAATAAACCCTTGACGGATGGTATTTCAGGGCTTACAACTGGACTGCCTTCGCTTAATAAGTTCAATTCAGGATGGCAGAGTACAGACCGGATATTAGTGGCGGGCAGACCCGGGATGGCAAAATCGATTCTCGCAGCGTTCCACGCTTATGAAGTGGCTGTTAAAGGAGATCCGGTAGCTGTTATCTCTTTAGAGATGGAGGATTCGCAGTTGACTGGTCGGATGATCTCCAATATATCAAATGTTAACTCGAGCGACATACTAAAAGGAAGGCTTGTCGAGAATCAAAAGCGGCATGTAGATAAAGTAGCTTCTTCTGTTGCTAATCTTCCTATCTACTATTACGGGAATACCCAATCAGCAGACATAAATGACATTTTCCTTGCTATGAGAAACTGGAAAAGAAGATTCGGGATTAAAATGATCATCCTTGATTTTGTTCAGCTTTGTAAGGATCGTACCGTTAAAAATCAAGAAGCAACACCAGTGCTTGATAGTGTAATAGGGAAGTTAACAGATATGTCAAACCAATTAGGAGTTGCCTTAATGATTTTATCCCAATTAAACAGGGGCAGTGAAAGTTTGGCAGATAAAAGACCATCTTTATCAAATCTAAAAAATTCAGGTCGCCTTGAAGAGTTTGGCACGACGATCATATTCCCATACCGCCAGGATTATTACGATGAAAGAGCGGCCACTGAAAAGGGATTAACCTTTGTACCTAGCAATCGTATCGAATATATTATTGCAAAGAATAGATCAGACGCAACCGGGACATTATTATTTATGTGCAACCCAGCTTTAAATAGAATTTACGAATTCCCCAAGAATGATTTATATCCACCACAAGCACCACCTGTTGATCCATTTGCCGGAAACCAAGTTTTAAACGAAATAAAACCAATATCTTTTTTATGAACACCGAACTACCAATCCCCATTAACACTGTATTATACACAAAAGACGGACGCAACGTCGGCAACGCCTTTATCGTGGCACACGAGAAAGGGAGATACGTTGTCAAGACCGACTACGGAGCTTATGCGCATTTCACCCCGGAGAAGGTGGAAGCATTGTTTTACCTCGACAAAGGATATTCCGAAGAAGAGCGCCTTGAAAGAGCGAAATCTCACAAGAATTACCGTGCGCATGGGAGGCGCAAGGAGAGTCCTGAAGAGGTTGCTCCTGCTAAGGAGGATATCATCGAGCGTGTGGCTCCTGTGATCCTTGTAAAGGAAGAACCCGTAAAGAAGAAACGTGCTAGGATTGCTGCGAAACCTGTAAAAGTTAATTGATATGGAGCACTTAAGAATAAAATCTGTAGTAGTACATCGCCCTAGCGAAATCTCTATAGATACCGGGACTTTAATACAATCTTGGCTTGGGCAGTATGCTACTGGACTTAATACAAAATTTCTCTGCCGGGAATATAAAAAGGCAATCGGATGGAAAAAATACCGTGTTAGATTCTCTGAGTTTGATTGCCGTGTAGGAAAAATTGTTTTACGGGTAACTAAAATTTAAAAGAAATTATGAACAAGTTAGAATTTAAAGGAACAGATGGTAAATGGACTCTTACCACAAATCCATTAGAAATAGGCAATTTTAAGTCTAGTGTCTGGAGTACAAATAAATTTGGAGAAGAGATAGGATCTGAATTGATAGCCGATGTTGAGAAAAATGAAAATGCCCACTTAATCGCAGCAGCTCCAGACCTATTGAAAGCCGCAATAGATTTCCTTGAAAAGGTTGAGTCTGGAAGAGCACGCTCTACCGATAGTTATAATAAGTTCAAATCTGCCGTGTATAAGGCACTAAATCTTCAGGAAGAATGAAAAATCAATTTAAAAATGGTTTGGAGTTTGTATGTGCCGCATTCACGGCACTGGTTGCTCCATGCGTATTATTTGTAATATTAGTGACAGCATTTATCTCAATAGTAACTCCCAATGAGATAAGAGCCAATCCAGAAGCATCCCGCTCCATCAAGATCGCCCATTACAGTTCCTTTGACGCGTTTCAGACGGAAGGGTATTGGCTTTTTAAGAACAATTGGGAGGTGAAAGAGGTTTCGCACGCGATCCATCCGGGCGGTCAAAATGATACAGATATTATTGTTGTTTATACTAAAAATCAGTAGAGTGTGGAGACAGAAGAAGAAATATGGAAACTAATTCCAGGATACACAAAATACGAGGCAAGTAGTTTTGGTAGATTTAGATCTTTACATTTTTTCGATAGGCCGTCATCGTCGGGTCCTAAGAATTTTAGAAATGGAGAAAAGGTAATTATGAAGCAAACTATGGCTACTAAATATCTAAGTGTTATGTTTTGCGAAGAGGGGGTACGAAAAAGGCTTATTTCGCATAGATTAATCGCTCTTACTTTTATCGAAAATCCGCACAATAAAGGGTATGTTCATCACAAAGATTCTAACCGTCTAAATAATCACATTTCGAATTTAGAATGGGTGACTCAAAGTGAAAACATAAAACATGCTTACGATCAGAATAGAATGAATACAAAAAGATCAAAGAAAGTTATAAATACAGAAACGGGAAAAATATTCAATTCCGCTATTTTAGCAAATCAATCACTAGAAAATCCCTTTTGTAAAAAGTATTTTCAAAAGTTAATGAGGACTCCATGTATTAATTTAACGCCATTTAAGTGGTATACACCCGAAGAAGATGAAAATATTAGCGCTTGACCAAGCATCAAATTGTGGCTTCTGCTGCGGCCCCAATAATTATGGATTATGGAATTTAAATACGCTCAAGGACGAAAGCTCTGGAATGAAAATGATCCGCTTCAAGTCGAAACTTAAATTTATGATTGAAGCAGAAGGTATTGAATTAGTCGCATACGAGAGAGTCGCTGGTAGGCACGCAAATTCTATCATACATGCCTCTAAAATGGTTGCTATGATAGAAACATTGTGCGAGGAGCTTGGAGTCGCTTATATGGCATTTTCAGCGACAGAAATAAAATTATTTGCTACAGGAAAAGGAAATGCTGGGAAACCTGCTATGATCAAGGCTGCAAAGGATCGCTTTGGCTACACAGGTAATGACGACAATGAAGCTGATGCAATTTGTATTTATCAATTAGCCAAAACACATTATCAATGATAACATCAATCGTGACCGGATTTTTAGTGACCGCTGCCGGATTATACATCTACGACAAACTTCGCGTAGTACCTGTTAAAAAGCAATACCCCAAAGAGCAATCTTGGGCAGAGGCGCAAATTGAACGAGATAAATTAAGGCAAGTTTGGGAAGATGAGATGCTTAATAATAGATATCGAAGAGATATAGAGTTTGCCGCACAAGACGATTATGATTGGTGGCTAAACAGAAAACCATTCGATATATTGAAACCTTTTAGAGGAGGTAGAATGATCACAGTGGGACATAATCATCGGGAAGTATTCCCTAAGTCTTTCGAAGAGTATGTCCAAGAAGAATTTGAAAGAATTAAATCTGAAAGACATACCCTTGAAGAGATCAAACAGATAGAGCACAATCAAAAGAAAGCATTTTATGATGCAATGCACATGGAAATGCCGGAAGAAGAATCCATTTAACCAATCCGAACCACCATGCCAACCCAGAAACTAATCAAACCCCGTAAGCGAACAGAACCTCGCGCTGGGAAACCTGCCAAGTTAATCCCTATCGATCATGGGAAGAGTGTACTATTGAAAAAAGTTCAATATTCAGATGAAGAGGTGGAAAAGATGTTTCATTTGTTTTCACATTGCCAGGCAATCCATGACATACTGATCACCTTTAAAGGGACAGAATTTTACACAGCTTCCCTTGAGAAGGAACTTGATAAAGGCGCTTCTAAATTCAATAAATTGTTTGTGCAAAATTCGCCGGGGTATATCTCTGACAGGATCTTCGAAGGAACGAAACTCTTTTCAAGGTTTTGCAAGTTCTCGTATGATCTTTCGCTTCAGCCGCAGCCTGTACTGGACCGCTTTGAGAGAAAGTATACTGATCTGTTGATCGAGGCAGGCATAGACGTGATTAACCCGATGATGAGGATATGAAAAAAATATTCAGACTAATTATAGCCGGTATAATGATAATATTTTGGCTCCCAATTTCAATAGGTATAATGATTTTACCTCCATTTTGCTTATTTATTGTAATGGGGATTATACTATTTATAGGTAAATCTTTTGAGTACTTAATGTTTGATCAAAGTGATAAACAAAAGAAGGAGTGTAAAGAAGATATTCAAGCTGCCTGCGAAATGATGTTAAGTAGTTTTATTTTAACATGGAGTCCTATCAGCTACGTTCTTAAAGGCAAATCTAAATGACCGGCATCTATAAACTCTCAGACGGTTCCGTTTACGAGATCACCAAAGAAGATAAGCCCTCTGACAGATCGAAGGGCTTGCAGTATATTGCCAAATGTCTCTATTCTGAGACAAAATCAAATGAGCCTTTCTTTGTGTCGAAGGAGAATTTGCATAGGAATACCCTCTACGGGTTATGGGTGTTACAAGAATGAATTTAAAAACAATTATAAACAATAAATAATCAGAACCATGTACGGAGAAAAATCAACTTATTCGGGAGAAGCAATGCAATCTACTGAGGCTTTAAATCCTCGCTTAGTAAGAATCCTTGAAACGATTCGCCAGTGCAATCGCCGGTATTCAGAAAACGTTCAGCGCATAGCGGTTTCCGCTAACAATATTATGCCGATTATGTCCAACCCGAAAGGTCCCATGAAGGACGAAAAGCCCCAAGGGATTTTAGCGGACATAGAAGTTGAATTGTCATTATTTACAGAGAGAAACAACGACCTTTCATTGATCGCAGAACATCTTATTGAAATTGCTGGATAAATTCACTATGGCACCTGATTAAGTTTGGGTGCCATTAATTAAAATAATTATGAAACCAAAAGAAAAGAAGCCAGAAACTGTTTTCAGAATTATCAGCAAACAATCCGGAGAAGCGGTTGGTTCTTATAGCAGAGCATACTGCGATGAGTTTGATTTTAATTCTGTCTCAGAAGCAAGACGCGCTAACTGTCACGGCGTGTTCGAGGACAAGGATAAATATAAGATCGTCAAATACAAAGTTACGTACGAGCTTATAGAGGACGATTGTCAGGAAGAAGAGTCCAGTAAGAAATGGATTTTACAAAAATGACCTTTAAAAAATAAATCATGGATCAGGAAGATTTCAATAGAAAAAGGCGTGCTTTAAAAATGCTGTCTCATTCACTTTTCATTCAGGACACTGAAGGCGAAGAAGCGGCTATGAAATTTTTAGAGCAATTTAAAAAAGAGGAAGAATTAAGCGTTCTGAATAAAAATACAAAACCCGATGGCATTTGAATCCCGCATGAAAATTTCCGATGTGAAAGTATTTGACATGATCGCAGAGATCATCGAGTGGTATTTTCATAATGCGAAAACACCCGACATCGAGAAGATACTCGCTGCGAGGGATCGCCTGGCGACGTTGAGCTATAACCTGGCATCGATCAGCGCTGATCTAAAAGAGCGCTATAACGGACAATACTACATCAGAAAGATCGAAACAGCGAAGTCTAAACAAGGTTTCATCTCGAAAGGGAAGAACATGTCTCAGAGTGAAACTGAAAGCATCATCTCCTCAGCGGAATTCCTGAAAGGGGAGATTGAAGCGGAAGCGGACAGCTACAAGGTAGATTTGCTCTTAAAGCAGGTTAATAAGATTTTGGATGCCATGGGTCAACGCATCGCGTTTGCGCGTGCTGAGGAGGTTAATTCGAGAAGGCAGGGGAACAATATGTGAAACTTTTTAAACGAACCATATGATGACAGATCACGATATAAGAATATGTCTAATTGTAAGTATTCAAATGTTTTTCTTGTATGTTTATTTTTCAATAACCGTCGCTTCTTTCAAAGCTTATCTCAAAAAAGAGTTTGTAGATTGCAGTTTTTTAATAATGACTTTATTCTTTGTATTTACAGCAAATGCCTACTCTGTTAAAGAAGTAATTGAGTGGGATAAGGAATATTTGAAGGTAGAATCTGAAAGGGTGGCGCTAGAAATTAAGTTGCAAAAAGAAAAACAACAAAGAGACAAGCTTAAGAAAGAAGCCACTGAAGCGGTTGAAAAAGTGGAGAAGGAGTTTGCAAGAAGAATGGAGCTTCAGGAAGACCTGCTTAAAGAATATAACGATCAGTTAGCTAGGAATATGCAGTTAAGAAAACATCTAAAAAAGAGATACAATTTATGACGTCTTCTCAATAGTAAAACCATTGCGAACTGCATTTTTCACCGCATCTCTTTTACGCTTGTAACTCTCGGAGCTACTACCCACGATCTCAGAATTCGGAGCAATCCTCTTCCACCGCCACTCTTTAGCGGCATCTTTATAGAATATCCAGGTGTCTTTTTCGCCCATGGTTGTAGTTTTTTCTTAAAACGCATTTCCATGGGCGAAAGTTCTTTAATATATACTTTCCTGACCGTAACTCCATGCACTTGAACCTCCACCAGAGGTAACCCCTCTCAAGCGTACATAATATCCAGCGGGTACTTCGCATTGAAGGTTAAATAAATTACTCTCGTTAAGTCCGACGGAAATCGAAACAGCCAATGTTTTTGTACTGCCTGCGCCATTGATCGTGATCCATGTTGAATTATTCGCGCTGATCTCCAAGAATACCTGAGCGCTACTGTTAAGATTTAACAGAGATAAAGCTGTTGTACATGTCACCGTATAAGACACCCTGGCAGGACGCGTCGTTGAAATCTGAAATGAAGTACCTATTGTCCTCGCTGGAGCATTATTAAAAGTAACCGCGCTTGAAGAGGCAGAGATTACACCTGCCGTTATATCAACACCCGTCCCGGCAGTATAATTTACCGGCGTAGGCACGTTTAAAGCGCCAGTGGTTGAATTGTACGTTGAAACGCCCGATCCTGTCGTAGTGAGCGAAATAGACCCTCTTGCTCGGGTGTTGGTGTAATATTGATTTGTCGTGCCTTCTGACAATCCGTCTGTAGTCTTGGCGGCGAAGGCTGTATTGAATCGAGCCGCTGTATAATATAGATTTACTCCTTCAGATAAGTCTGCCGTAGATTTTCCTGAAAAAGCGGTATTAAACCGCGCAGTAGTCCAATAAAGATTACTACCTTCCGAAAGACCTCCTGTATTTTTCGCAGCAAATTTTGAATCGAAAAGTGGGTCAGATTCTGACGAGATGAACGCGCTGGGGTTGGTACTTGGATAAGGAACGAACCCTAAAGCGAGTGCTATCTGCCCGGAATTTATTGAGGTCAAATAGTTAGCAGGATTAGTTGATAAAGGATACGCATCTACAATCCCATAGCCAGATAAAGTCGTTGGCCTGCCTGTTAACGAAGTAAAGCTTTGCGCTGGTACACTCGTCAAGAATCCTAAAGGATTGGAAGTTCCATTATAAGGAGTGTATCCTATAGCTGAAATTATCTGAGCATTTGTCGGCACATAGCTTATGGGTTTATACAAAGGCGCTGTAAATAAAGAAACACTATCTTTTAAGTGTCGTATCTGTTTCGTGTTAAAGCGTAAAGAAGAGGTGCGAGCGACCCATGTCCTATTCATAGAGCCGGCAACCGTATCTACCCACATGATATTTGGAGCGGCGGTATCGGCAGGAATTGCCTGACTGGCAATTAATCTACTGGCAACCTGACCCCAAGAAACAAAAGAACATAGGCAAATAAAAAATATACTAACAAAACGTTTCATTTTAAAGAATCTGATTAGGTTTAATAATTTAAAGTCCTAAATCAGTGGGTTGGGCATCAATATACTACTGCAAAGAAGTATACTTCAAAGAATTATTATAAAAAATGTACCGCTCACCAGGAGCAAGTGAAATTGTATTGACTATAGTACCTGAATCATCTATATCCATCGATCCGGCAGTTGTATTCACTGTAAGGTTTCCTGTTCCTTGGTTGATCAAGGTTAAACGATATCCAGAGAATACTCCCAAAGGAGGTAATGTCCAAACAGCAGTTGTCCCTGTAAAAGTATAATATGAAGTATAGGAGTTTATCTGAAGTGTTGCCGCAGAAGAAACAATGTTTATAGCAGACATCTTTCTAACCCATCTTCCAGTAGGCTGACCCGTGACTTGTATTACATTGAAGCCATCAGGAGTCGCTGTATTGGAAGCTCTAAACATGTAGATATCTCCAAATCCATCGTTTATAGAGTCTTTTCCGTTGACAGTTACGGCTATACCATCAGATCCTGCCTGAGAACTTAGGTCAGAAATTAACGCGAAAGAAGTTGGTCCTAATTGTCCCATTGTTAATAAAAATAAAGTTTGAATTATATACACTTAAAGTAACATACATAATTCAAACTTTTATAAAAACTTATTTAACGGTTATTTTTTATAAGAAATATTGTAACTCAAATTGTTTGTGCCAGATGCGGGAGCTACTGCATAGGTTAAAATGAAATTCGTCGCGTCTGCGGTTATTAAGGGGTTTACATTGGAAGCGACATTATTTGCAATAAGCGAAACTATGACAGGTACGTAAGAAAGTCCATGAGCAATATTAATAGTCGTTGCAGCTCCTGTTCCAGATGCTGTTTTTACCTGCGTTATAATGGCCGATGGATTGGACACTAAAGGCACTCCGATCCATGTATTTGTACCTATACAAAAATAAATTCCATCTACTGTAAATTTTATTTCACCAGTAGTACCCGTATCTGTAGCAGAGCTAGGTGTTACATTTGGCGCGTTTAATCTGTATTGATTCTGATATAAGCGACCAGATGAATCTACGTAAATTAAATTTGTATTCCCGGTTGCTTGTATAGCAAATCCGTTGGAAGTTCCCGCTCCAGTACCTTGAATTCTTAATCTAGGGATATCTGAAAAATAATCCAAGGCAAAACTAGCTGCTGAGTTATTTGCATTTACTACAGTTTTAGTTGAATTATATGGAATAGTTTTTATTTCTTTAGTAGTATTATCATAAACAACAAAAGCGTCGGTAGTAGCACCAGCAATTAATGAATTAACTATTAATTTATTAACAGTTAATTTCCCAGAACTATCCACTAAAAGCATATTTGCATTTGCTACCGTTTGTATAGCAAAACTTGCTGAACTATTTTGAAGTCTAATTCTAGCAATTCCACTAAGCCAATTCATTATAAATGATTCGTTGACATTTAATGGGTTTATATTTTCATACAGGTTGCGAACATTGGTAGATGTTAATTCGACTCCAGTAGTTACTTGATTTGTAATTGCTACATTGTAATATATATTACTACAAGAATCAAAATACCTATCAGCATATTGAGAAGGAGCTGAAACGCTATAGTTAGAAGCCTGCCCCGTAATAAGTGTATCTTTTGCTCTGTAGGCTTTAAATCCATAGCTATTGCTCAATGTGAACGCACCACCTGTGATAGTGGTAACACCCGCACGCGAGTTAGCATTATTGCCGTCTGAAAGTACTCCTATAAGTTCATTTTGTTCTGAATTTGATAAAAAGAAACCATGATAATAATTATCCTGACATTCCACTCCTACAATTATACACCTATTGCTACTTTCTAAGTGAACACCAGAATAATTAACATCAAGCCCTGACTTCCCGTTAGATATTATTTTACCTCCAATTATTCTAGTGTTTGCGCCTCCAAAATTATAAAATCCATCAAATCCACAATTGGATATGTCATTATTATAAAAAGCGTTATCAGTAGTAGAGTTGTAAATTCCATACTCATCACAAAATTGAATATAATTATTTCGAACTGTAAATATCCAAGCAACAGCTTCTGCTCTTATGCCTGATTTTTTAAAGTCAGTAATAAAAAGATTATCTATAGCAGATGCGGTACTCTTAGCGCCGTCATTATCTATATCTGCTGCTATAAGGATTGCATTACCTATTGCTCCATTCGACTTATTACCTTCCAGTCGTAAGTTATATAAGCCACCTCTTGCATAGTTATAAAGTTTAAACAAATCTCCTGTATAGTTAGCTTTTAACCTAAATACAGACTTCTCTTTACTTTCTCCAATCAATGTGATACCTTTTCTTACGGTTATCGTTTCGGAGATATATGTTCCTATAGGAACTTTTATACTACCTCCAAGTAGGGTGTTGGGATAATATAGCGCTTTTTGAATGCCTATTGTATCATCTTGTGTCCCATCTCCCACCGTAAACCACTTTAAGTTGGCAGCTTGCTGGTTTGAGGCTACATTTCCCGCTCCAGTAAATAGTAGCTGATTACCCTCGTCTATAGGAGATAAAATAGTTAATACAACTGAAGATGATATATTTAAAGTAGACCCAGGAAGCCAATTTAGTTTAATATTGGATGGTATTGATATATTTGATGTGATCGCTAGTGTCTTGTCAATTAAAATAGTTGCAGGCGAATTTCCAAAATCATTTATCAACTTCTGGAAATTAGCCTGATTAACAGTTGTCAATCTACTTACCGGCCAAGGTCCTGCGGCATTCCACTTGAAATATTTATTAGGACCCGTTATTGTAACATCTCTATTGTATAAACCCCCACAAAGCGCATCCGTCATAGGAGACCCATCTCGCCAAGTTGTAACAATGGTAGGTGCTAAATATTCACCGGTAATCGGGTGTAATTTATTAGGAAGTAAATTTGGTACCGTAGCCATAATTAAAAATCAGCGTTATTATTGTAAACAGATGCATCTCCTGAAGGTCCTTGCGGTCCAATCAGACTCATTAACCATTCTTCTTCAGTTCCTTGGAAGCCATTATCGACAGCTACTTGATAAGCAGATTCCCCATTAAGTTCACCTGACTCTACTTTATTCTCAATAGTACAAACTTTACAGTTCACCTTTCGGAGTCCATCTTCCAAGTCCCAATTAGCCATAGTTTTTTATGATAATAATTTTTCAATTTTCTTATAATAAAATGTTACGTCTCCAAGCCCTATTAACCCACCGTTAATCTTCTTACGAGCTGCTCCAATATCTTTCCTGTCGGAGGGAACATTTAAAGCGTTTATCTTCCAGAACCATGCTGCTGTTTCAATGCCCACTTCAGGAAGAAGAACTTTTTCCGGATGCTGTGTAATGTTGTATTTATTATTGGTGTCGTGATCAAACTGAAAATAATTATCATGGAAAGTTAACATCATTGGACCCTTGCCTGAGTACTTCCATCCATCACCTGACTCAATATTTCCATTTCCATACCTATTGGCATAAACTGTATTTGATATCAGCTCAGGATTCCTGGCAATATTTTTCGCCAACTCATTCGGCACTTTAACCTTTGCCTGTGGATTTATAGAAAACCTGTTGGGCCAAGTATCCGCTAACCCCTGTGCACTGTAATTTAAATTCTCCTGAAAGCGTGTGAACCCTTGACATTCATGCCCAACCTGCGCAAGAAACATCGTAGCGCGTGCATTGGAATTTATATCAGCATACGCAAAAGCATCTTCCCAAAAAGGATCAAACTCAGCGATCCTGCTTTTAGGGAATACCTGTTTGGAGACTGATATAAATTTTGCCAGATCAAGCATTATTTCTTACGTTTTCTAAAGAATACCTTATCAAAAAATGTACGCTTGGTTTCAGGCACTATAAGACTGTCCAGTGTTTTAGGTTTGATATCCACAGGTAATACAGCATCCTTTTTACGGGGTGCCACTACAAAGGTCATCGGTATCTTCTGAGTCTTGTAAACGGCCACTTTTAAAGTTTGATCCGCAAGTCTTTTAACAGCGATATGTTTATCCTTATTAATCAAAAGATCCTGCGTAAGCTGCTTGCTTTCTTCGGTTATCGCTTCGGTTTCTGCAACGATAACCTTTGTCTTCTCAGTCTCACTACGAAGGCTATCTTGTGCACGCACAAGTCTCATGCTGTCTACATTAGCAATCACTTTCGCCTTGCTAAGCTCAGCCGCTTTGGGAGCTTGCTGCGAAAAGCTATTCTGACTTTTGTCGTTGAATGCGACAAGTAGAACTGCTGACGATAAAAGTATGATTACATGTTTCATTTTGGTCATTATTTCAATCGGTTATAACCGTTTTGATCTGCTGTATGGTATTCTTCGTACTTTCAGTTGTCTGACGGTTTTGCAAATTAATCTGCTGTTGCCTTGCATTTTCTTCGCGTTGCTTATCATTAATCTCAACTTGTTTTTGATTTAACGCTTTCTGTTCTTCGTAGAGTTTTTGCACCATGTCATATTTCTCACGGCCACAGTTTACTTCAGCATATCTAAGTTTAACCTCTAAAGAATCAAGCTTGTCATCTTTCTTCTCAAGTTTGGCTTCGTATTCTGTTCGCACTTTATTTGTTTCAATATACTGATAGGGAACTAAACCTGATAATGTAATAATTATACCAAAGCATCCCATCACTAATCTCCTGGTATCATCAGGAAGTCCGTTCCACCAATTAAGGTCCATGTCTTCATGTTAACGTTGCGTGAGTTATTTCTTTATTAGGAGTGCGAGCGTTGCCGTGAGTATTATTCCTGCGGTGGTTCCGGTTAAAAAATATACTACTTTATTGCCTTCTTTTTTATCGTGTACAATCTTATCAACATAAACAACTTTTGGGGCCTTTTCTATCCCTGAATTGACCGTATTTTGTATACCTTTTAACGCGTACGTTCGGAAGAAAAAATTATATTGAGCTTCAGAAATAGAAACCCCTGTCTCGAAAGGGAAAGGTTGCCCTAAGGTTTGATAAATAATCTCCTTTTTAACGCCAGTACTATCCTGAGAGAATACCCATAAAGGGGTCAATATAAAAATCAATGTCAGTATAGCTCTCATTTCTTTGGTGGTTTCAAGGTGTTTATATCAGGGAATTCTTCTAACAAGTTTGGGTTATTCTTTTTGTCATACGCTTTAAAAGCTTTCAATTGAACAGAGGCGTCTCTCAACTTCGATAGGTAAAAAGCCGTGTCAGAACGTAATTGATAAACATCTCTTCCCCTTGCCGTAGTATCCTTTTGGAATTCTGTAATCTGAATCTCCAAAAAAGTTATCTGCTTCTTCTTATTCTGGTAAGAGACGATAAACCCGATCAATATCCCACCTAAAACAATAGCAATAATCAAGCCGGGATTCTTTTTGATAAATCCCCATATTTTCGATAATATTAAAATGAATGCTGTCATAATGCAGTTATGATTACGTCATCAATATATAATGTCCCAACACCCCAGCCATACATATCTATATACAGGCAAATATGAGTATCTGCCGATGTTGTCTTCTGGCTGATATAGATAACCTCTCCCTTTTGCCACTGTGTAGTAGGTGTAAATGGAGCACTGTAGTCTACACCTCCATTAGAAATAAGAAATAAATTATCCCCTTTGGTTATAATCTTTCCCGATTGCAATCCCCCCAGGAACATACCGGAACTGCTGCCTAATTGTTTATATGCGAAAGAAACTTTATACAAAGTGTCCGGTTTGCACTTAACACCGATATCCACACGGGCAGCGCTATTTAAAACACCCGTCTTTGCTATTTTTAACGACCTCAACCCTCCGGTATAAGAAGTCTCAAGTGTATCACTAAGCGTTAAATTACCTCCGTTAAACCTGAATATAGGTGGATAGGAGACATCACGTGCGATATAAACATCATCCACAGTAAGGTCTTCATTCTCAAAAGAGCCATTAGATAATAAATTATTGAATCGGTTTGTAATAGGAGGCATATTCGTCTGCCAGTAAGACTGCATACGCGTAGTCTCAAACCTTGAAGCATTTGCATTACAGCCACCACAAAGCTCTCCTGAAGAAGTTAATAGATTATTAATAAAACAATTGTCCATTCTTATAGACCTTGTCTGTTCCGTACTGGGTTCTATGTAGAAATAGTAGTCCGGCTTAACAGTCACATCAGTGCATACAAGATTACAGTCGTTAAAATTAAGAACAGTCTGTCCATCTGTAATATCAAAAGCTCTTCCTGTATAATTTCTTCCTTCGATATGACACTTATCGAAATAGCATATCCCCGCAGAGGCAGTCACATTCTTGAGATTGTAATCTATAGAGCATCCAAAGAATCTGATATTGGCATCCTGCTGAATATCCAAAAAAAGATCAGAGTTGAAAAAAGCACAGTTTACAAAGCGGTGGTTCTCTCCGGAGTCCTCCGCACCTTCAGGGAGTGATAAATCTATACCACACTCATATACATTCACATTATACCAACTTGTAATATAAGTTCTGTTATTTAAAGCAATGCCTACTCCGAAGTGATGAATAGAAATATCAGAGAAAGAGGCGTTCGCTAAGGCAAAAGCGGCAGCAGAATCACAGTTGATACCTGTCACACTACTCGATTTCCCTTGCCCTATCAACTCAAATCCTTCAAATTTAACTCTTGACTGCGGATAAGAAGGTTGCAATACACCCGAAATAGTGATAGCAGAACCTGAGCTTAAACTGGTAAAATCCAAAGTAGACCCTGCCCCTTTTATAGAGTAATTGCCGTATTTTAAATTCAAACCTGTATTGATCTTGTAAGAATTCCCGCCAAGATGAACCTGCATTCTATTTGGCTCTGCATTCAGATAGATAATCATTTTGGACCACGCAGTATAATCATTTGTAACACCATCTGCTTTAGCGCCAAACTCTTCTGGAGTTACAATATTATTTTTCCATACACGTTTTCCGAAGTTCCCGTCCTGAAATTTGAAGAATATGATATTGTCAACATCGCTATTAACAATAGGCGACCCGTTTAATTTTGTTGTAGTAATATTCGCTGTAATCTCGCTGCCAGTAAACTGAGAAATTAACCCATAATAAGTAGTGCCGCTTTTTCTGTAGTTTGAAATAACAAGCTGGGATTCACTGACAGGCTTAAAATAGGGAGCTTCGCCAAATCCCTTACGAATATATCTTTTATTATTTTTAACAAGTACATTAATGCCATCATCAGCAGAAGTGGTGTCATCGGGATCGTAAACAAATAACCCCTGAAGCCCTTCGTCTGTTACGATAAAGGAATCCTTTACAAAAGTGTCCGCATCACGAAACTCCTGTACTGTAAGCTGCCCGTAAACAGGAGCCGTATAACCGGCTATTAAAGCCTTAAGATCATTATACAGGCAGTATAACTTATTAACTAAGCTCCAGATGGTTCCCAAAGGCGGGGTGCTGTTTTGATTTCTCGACCAAGTGCTCATTTACATTCTTTTTAAAAGTTTTTTATTAGCTTGGGGTACAATATTGGGTCATTTCACACAGGTTCGTACAAGGATTATAAGTGTACCCATCAGGACATCCATACCCGTATTGAACGCCATTTTGCAATCCTCCTATATCAAACTTGCCGTTTATCTTACTCACTGAAGAAAAGATAATATTCAAATCTCCTACCGTAGAAGCGGCTGCAATGGCTACCGCTGTATTGTCGTATATCTCACAACCAAACCCTGCTGCATATTCTGTATTGATTGCCTGCATTGCAATAAGCATGTTGGCTTTTTTAGCAACAACCGGTATAATTTTCCATGTCCTGAAATGCGTATCACTGCCAAGCTTCTCAAAAATAATCTCCCCGTCAACGATCAACCTGAAAGCGTTATCCGCTTCAAGACCTACATAATACTGTTTTCCCGGCGTTAATCCCGTTAAACATTTGGAAAACCCGATCCACATATTCAGTGGTTTGTAATTGACAGGAAATCCTGTGTCTGTCTGATCCGTCCACACCGCACACCTGTTCATAGGTCCATTTGTCGCTGTAGTAGCTTTCCATACCGGCACCGCGGATAATGTGGTGAATGTTGTCAGATCGCTATTATAAAGCTGCGATCCATCAATAGCGTAATATTTGTTAGGTTTCGCCACAACAAGATACCCTGAAGGGACGGCTGTTGAAGCAGTGGTTGTCGTTTTATAATAATCCCCATCAAGATTCATTGTCCATGTTCCATCAGGAGGACATGTAACAGGGGTTGTACAAACGGCTGTCTTGTCGCGGCCATTGTAGTCCGTATAAAGAAGACAGGCGCCGCTCATGCCATTGTAAACCCTGATCGTATAATACTGCTCTACGCCGGGAGTTCCTGGCGTAATGCTTATAATTGTATCACCTGAACTATTTACAGTACCATCGCTGGTTGTACAATCGCCTCCACAGGAAAAAACCGGTTGATAGCATATCCTGTAATGAGTGGCATTCGTCACGCCAAACAATCTTACCGTTGCAGGGTTAATTGTAGACCCTGTACAGGTAGAAGGTGACACATCCAGATTAAAAGTAGGCCATGCGCAGCTTAATGCAATATCATCGAAAGAGGTGCAATTATCAGCGCCTTGAAGCGATATTCTATAAGTGCCATCTAAACGGTGCAAAGATCCCGCAGGCGCATCGAACGTGAATAGATTACCACTACGCTCATTAAAAAGATTGCCGGTTAATCCCGGTATAGATATACTAATATTGCTTGCCGGCTCATTAAGTCCCGTAATATTGGTGCCTAATACGCCGTTGCACTGAATAAAAGTAGCATCTACAACCAGTGTACAAGCCGGTGAATTATTAAGGTCAAAATTCGCCACACCAAAACAGCAATCGGAATTAGTATTCGCGAATAATTTAAGCGTAATACCTGGTATACTGTAAGTAGCATCTGTAATAGGTACATTCACAACAAAATTTGTCGTTGTTGTTGTTACAGTAGCTACATAAGGGTTGGGCAGATTTGGATTGCTGATTGCAACACCAGAGCTGTTGAAAAAACGCGCAACCAAATGATACGTGTTCGTGCTAACCGCAGTAAGCCGGGTTAGAGAGTCAATCGTAATATTGATGCGTAGATTATTCAAAAGTTATTCAGTGATATTTTTAACAAAAATTGTCTGCACTTTTAATCCAAACTTTTCGCTGTTGGGATCAGAATCTACATCAATGTCTACACGAACAATCTCTTTCTCTCCATACCATCCTCTCCATCCGGTATTAGAGCCATCTTCTGATTCGATCCAAGTACCCGCGCGAAATTTGGACACCGAATGATTTTTAAAGTCACTCATAGTGATCCTGTCACCTTCCTTGAAAAGATTACCATCTTTCGAAGATATCTCATTCAAGCGTAAATAAGGACCTTCCCACTGCTTTTCAACAGGGACTATATAAGTTCTTTCCGGATAATTTATCTCTGCCATAATGTGGTTCCTAGAACGTGAAAATATGCATACTGCTGCCTGTAGTGGTAAATGTGTAAGGGCCGCCATATTCATTGATTGTCCAAACCGTATTATTTGTTGGAGCACAGTCGAAATCCTGCAAGAAGACAACTCTTTTAGAAGTATCCGCTTGACCACGCCCTGCAAAACATATCGTATTAATGCCGTTGAAGAATTTCTTCACAACATTGTTTTGTCCGATGTTAGCCTTACCATATCTACTTACCTGATTACCTAAAGTACCCGTTACGGGGGCATTACCATTATAATATCCTGTTTTAGATACGCCGTTACGGATAAAGGAGTAATTAGGATAGATCAAGTCGCCATCGCAATACTGCCAGATTTGACTGTAGATATAATGAGCAGCGTAACCCGCGTTCTCTCTTGGTGCTGCTGGTAAAGCGAATTGCGGTTGACCGGAACTACAAGTACGTGGATGCTGAGACCCATCCGATGGATTCCAGTCTACTTCAGAGCCTCCAGCAGGTTTCCATCTCACTGTACTGTCAGGAGGTGTAAATCCATAGGGCAAGCCAAAGCAATTAGGGTCTAGCCCGTAATCTCCTCTTGTATTCCACACCACCTCGCCATCGGCAATTAAAAGAGACAATGTTGCTTGGGTAAAGAATAAGTCGAAAGAAGATTCACAGAATCCTCTTCTGATAATCTCTCCGTCAGGACTTTGCAATGGAAGTGCCCCGAAGTTATTGATCGCTTCAATCTTTGAATTAACCCCTTCAAGCTGTCCCCATGCGAATGTTATCACACGGCGGTCGCTTCTGGCAATGTATTGTCTTTCGAGGTTGAATATCTGATTAAATATACCTTCAGCGTTCGCCTGTGCAGCAACACCATCCTGATAACCCGTGCACATGCGGTGACGGTAGTCAAACCCGTTGAAGCGGTAATAGTACCCCTGCTCGTTTGCAGTAAAACCATTGCCCGAATTTGGCTCATGATAAATTATTTTCTGCGCTTCAGTAGCCGAACTCATGGCAAGCTCCGACATCGTCTGCCCGATACCCATATTAGAGTCCGTTCCCCAGCCGTAGTTATTCATGAAATAATCTCCATGAATATGCGTGTTATCTATCGTGCCTCCCTGATTATCTCTGTAATACTCAAACATTTTACGGAAAGCCGCTTCTACAACTTCTCCGAAGCCGGTAGCGCATTGGCAGTCTTCCTGAAACTGTGCAAAGATGATGGTGTCTTTATCGTTTTGACCGTAGACGCTTGACGCGACTGTATTAGGGTCTGTTGACTTACTTTCGTTACGGCCCAGTATCCATTTCTTCTTATTACGCGCAAGCACATTCGGATCGCCAGACACTTGTAGTCCACTCACCAAACCCGTATCATCAGGTGTCGCCCCTACAATCCTGTCAAAAGATACTGTAGAAGTTGTCTGCGTAACCATGTATGGCTTGTTACTCTTTACGGGCACACCAAACCCTGGCAGTTGATATTCAGGATACCATACAACCGAATGTATATTAGCAGGTGCTTTAATTTCTGTTATCATTGCTCAAATTCGATCATACAGTGGTCCGTTCTATAACTATTCGAAGCGAACGTTGCCGGGTTTCCCCATACCGTCCAAAAGTTGCTTCTTACTTGTGCAAGCGTGGTGCCGTAAGCAGGATTTGCATAATAGCAATACACCCAGAATCGTTTCGTGCCTACAGGGAAATTGACCCCGGCAGCAGATTTAAATGCCGTTAAGAAAGCAGCAAAATCTCCTTGCGTTAAATCTTTCATATTACCATCCATCAGAATCGCATTCACTGTATTAGCCCCGTTAAAAGAAGACTTTGTGGCGGCGTACTCTAAACGGAAATTTCCTGGCGTAGTACCCGGAACGATGCGCGTTGTCTGCCCATTGATAATACGTGCCTTTCTGTTGTTGCGAACCACAACGCGAACGCCTCTGTCTAATGTATCAGAATCAGGTAAGCTACCTCCTGAAGCAACATTCGTAATAGGGAAATTCTGATAAATAGCATAGTAAGCACTAGCCGGATGAATAGCCGGATCAGTTTCTATCTCTACTTTGAAACGCGCATCAGGGATACTATAAGTCGCATCCGTAATCGGGATATTCAAAATAAAAGTAAGCCCCGAAGGAGGTATCGTGAAACTGCTGCTTACAGGGATATTCAAGTCACCCAAAGGTGAACCATCCGTCTTAAGTGCCGTGGCAATTAAATGATAATTACCTCCCGTCGATTTAAGTCCCGTTAGCGTGTCTACCGATACAATGATTCTTATAGTATTCATGACTTGTTCGTAAGTTCAATCGATGAGATTGATATGCTGCCAGATTTTGCAGGCACTAATACATTTATACTCCCAACCCCGTCACAACTAACACCTGTCAAGGTTACGACATACGTAGATCCGGCAGCAGCCACCTTCGAAAGATTAAGCGTTAAATGCGCCTGCATCTCGACAGTAGGTTTTATAGTACCCTGTCCAATCACTTCATCTGTATTGGCAAAGTTGGCAATACGCCATGAAAGCTCCCTAACATCGTCGCCATCCCATAACACATCCCAAACCTTGTCACTTACTATCGTGACCTTCGAAGGTTTTGGACCTCTCTTGCATTTTTTAAGTGCAGGATTAGGCTCTACAGGGGTTATACCTCCTGCGTCAACGATCTTCTGGATCGCATCGCTCATCGCCTCTGTCAGGATCACTCCTTCAGGCAATGTAATTGTCGTGGTCACTTTAATTGCTTCCATCGTGGTTCTTATGTATTAGTAAGCGTAATACTGTTGATCGCTAATCCGCAGCACACGTAGCATGGGTTATTTATTCTTAAAGTATGCGTGTTAAAGCAGGTTTCAGAACCATTGTAAACACGTACAGTAAAGTCTTTGTATTCTTGTCCCGGATCAAAACCAAGCGTGTTGAATACGACAATTGGGCCAGCTCCTGAGATAGTAGGCGAACCAACATAATTAGGCGTACAGGTGAATGTGCTGTCCAGACAGATTTGATACTTCGTACCATTGGTAATCGAAGTAATACTTACTGTGCCGTTACTGTTGGCATTCCCATCTGTACAGGTAGGCGGTGTGCTTGTAATCGTAAACGCCGGTGTATCGCAAGGCACCACACAGTTTACACCCGGCACTGTAACAGCTACGTCAATGAAGCAGTTATTTCTGCCATTGAACATGCGAATCACGTAAGGGCTATCCGTAGATGACCCGTTAAGGTTTGCTATGGTGATCGTACTGCCTGAATCAAATGCCGTTGAGTAAGTCGGACCCGAATATACTGTCCCTGAAGAGTAGCCATACTTGGTTGTATTGCCTACACCTGGAATAGAAATGATTGCATTGTTATTGATTGTCCCGCTGCTACTCGCGCATGTTGCCGGTGTCACACTGACTGTGCCATGTGTCGGATTGATACAAGGAGTCTGATAGCACTGGTTATAGAAACGAAGCGGTGTTGTTGTGTAACACGTAGAGGAGTTATTGAATACCCTTACATTGAAATCGCGATACTCTTGTGAAGAAGTAAACCCGATATTCGATGCCATCGTAATAGGACCTGCGCCGGAGAACACCGTTGCATTGTCATAATCCGATGGGCACTGGAACGTATTACCTTCACAAAGCTGGAATCGTGTGCCGTTAACGATATTAGTCAACCGCAGAATACCATTGCTTAATGTTGCTGTCCCGTTACAAGTGGCATCCGTTTTAACGAAATTAAACGTAGGGGTCACACAAGTGATTGTGCATGTCACTAACCCGAAATTGGCTATTCTTTCAATGAAACACTCTGTAGTGCCATTGAAAACGATCAGACGGTAAGACTTATCAGTCGAAGCGCCTGGTATACCTGTGACTTCAATTAAACCATTTTCAGGAACGGTTAATGCATCTGCATAAACAGGACGCGTTTGTGTTCCTGGAAGATAATAAGCGTAACGATCTGCGTTGTAAACAGGACCATATTCAAAGTGTCCATTATTCAGGTAATTTCCTGCGTTGTCACAGGTAGAAGAAACAGTTTGAATACTATTAGGTCCGACAGGATACACACAGCCAGAGCCTCCACAAGTCGCGCTTGTTACACGCCACCCGAAAGAGCACCCGTCTGTTGTTTTGATATTAACAAAACCGTTAATACATTCTGTTACCTGCGGACTCACATCTACTGTTTGTCCGGGCACACATCCTGAAGCAGATACCTGTACCTGAATCTGCGCCCTTGGACCTTCACAGCCATTAAGCGTTTGGCTCACATAGTAAGAAGTCAATCCTACTGCAGTCGTAGAAGGAACAGGAACAACCGTTGAAGCAGTGCCTCCTGTTGCGGTAGTATACCACTTTAAAGCAACCCCTGTAGCTTGTAAAGGCGAAGCGGTAGTATTCTGAACATAATTAACAGGCGTAACCACAGACGGAGCAGGTGTTGCGCAGCCGGGAACGGTAACATAATTTGCCGCGACGCAAGCTTGGTTGCCTGCTTCACGGATATAGTATTTTCTTGGTCCTGGTAGCTGATTGGTGAACGTGGCGCTATCCTGCCAAAGGACACCATCATTACTGAACTGAACCGCGTTATTGCTATTTGCAGGGATAATTGTTATTGTAGTGCCTTGAATAATAGATCCGCCAAAGGTTAACTTGCAAGCAGGCTTTGCTCCAAGCGCATCCTTGATCACGTTAGCAACGTCATCACATAGACTTGGCGAGGAGACATATCTTACAACCATTAAATCCGGATCGATGCAGTCTGTGCATGGAGCCGGCGAGCAGTTGCAATCATCAAATTCAGGGCATTCGCACATATTTTATACGTTGTATTTCTCGTTTAAAAGGCATTCTTTCTGCCTGACTTGTCCTGTATTCCAGTAAGGAAGAAACTCGTGGATGAACATCATCTCGAATAGATCATTTGCGATTTCATCGGAAGCCTTACCCTGCTTTGCGAGTTGGATATTTTTACAATCCAGTTCGCCTGCCACCTTGATGATCCGTTCTTGCAAATCATTCGCTGAAGTGATTTTCATAATTTAATTCCATCGAGATAAACTTTAATCTGCTTCACGCTGGAAGCGACACACTCGCAATCACAATTACTACCCACTTCCGCTAATAGCTTTAATTTCGTCCATGCAAACATCAGGTCACGCATGGCATCCAAACGTTTTTCCTTTGTTTTATGGAAGCTGTAACGGCAATCATCGCCAAGGGTCAACTTGTCAGCGATATCAAGTAGTTTCTTATCCTGATAACAGGTACTGATGATACGTTTGATCTTTGTGCCTTCCAATACAAAAGTGTTATCTGTCTCGCCGGCACTGAAAACTTCCATCTTTACAGTGATACACCCTTCAGGGAAGCCTGATAAAAATCCTCCACAGTTAGGATCAAGATCAGGAACATCCGAGCAACCTTCACAATCACAAGGAACACCGCAGTCGCTGCATCCACTCGAAACAGGCACATAAGGAATATCATAGGCATTGATTACCCATTCACCGTTTGTCTGATTAACAGTTCTCTCGAAAGAGTAATATCCGTTAATGCCTAAATCAAGGCTTACCTTTGTCTTTACAATTCTGTCAGCGTCCACATTTAAACCGCCATATCCTCCGGGATAATCTACGCTGTACGGCGATGTCACATCTTTAAATATTAAAGCGTCACACTGCTGCTGCGTAATCTGAAAATCGGGGATAAGCATCGTTTAAAGCGGGATTTCTGATTGATTAGTGAAAGTACTTTAATGAGAATTATACAATCGTCTCACAAAAGTTTTTTCCGACTTTTAAAAGTAGTTTATTCTATTTAGTCCATGCGAGGTAGTGCCGACTTTTCAGTGACACTCAATAAGCACGCATAGCCGGACCTAACCTGATCATAGGATAATCAGAAGATTCCTCCCTTTCGCGCTTGCCATTAGAAGGACCTAACTGTATCACGTAACTCTCTTTTTCGTATTCTTTATTCATGATCGTTACCGCGAGAGACTCTGTCAAGTTAAGCAAATGAAGCACCAAATGGAATGCTGAGGCAACGTCGGTATTTCTACGCGTACCCCATTTAATAAGTTCTTCCAAGATTAGAGGCAACGTAATATTCTTGTAGCGGCCTTCCATAAAGTATTTACTTCCAAGGTAAGTAAGTTCCTGCTTCTCTGTCTGGCTTACTTTGATACCGGGATTACCGTTAATGTAAAACAGACGGTCGCCTGCTTTTTTGTCGCGTAAGAAGTTTGGGAACCCGTCATGGTTCCACTCATAAAGGGTTTTCTCTACACCGTAAAACAGCATGCCTTTATAAAACTCTTCATAGGCTACCATTAAATCCGGATGATTGCCATAATACACGCAGACAGGCATATCTGATTTAATATTCTGTATCGTAGGCTTCCTGTATATAATCATCGCATTACGCGAGTCTTCACCAGTATCCTTGTGATTCTCGCCTCTGGATTTATATCTATCATCTATGGCTGCTACATGAAGGTTCTTATACGCCTCTGTAGGCATACCTTCCCTGTTTACATACCAGTCTCCATCAACACTCTCAACGAATTGCACCTTACCGGTAGGCTTACCATAACCATCGAGTAAATACTCTAACCTGCCTTTGTACCAGTGACTGGCATGATTCATTTTAAGCCATGCGATATGTTCGTTGATTTGCGCGACATTATAAGCAGACTTTTTATTGTTTGGCAAGAACGCCTCTTCCCATGTAAGCGGGTTTTCGATCAGATCCTGGTTGTAAGCATCCTGATCACCAACTTTCGATTCACGCGTTTCTTTGATCTGTCTGAGCGCTTTGTCTTCCAAAGACTTTCCAGTCATGTAATCAATACAACCAAACAGCACGCGCGTTTTAGGGGTGAAATGTCTTGTCGCATTGTAAGCAGAAGGACTTTCGAAGATTTCCCTATAAGCGGTAGATTTATTGATAATCGCATTGGAAGTTCCTCCGATCAGAAACATCCCCCACTGCTCCCCTCCGAGTTTTACAGAAGGTTCATTCTCTGTGATGTAGTTTTTCAAGGAATCCCCCACCCAAAGACCAGCTTCTGCCGCGATAGCCAAGTTCACCCGTTTTCCTTTATAAACCCCTGCTTTCGTTTCCTGCCCAATTACATCGAAGCGGCACTGGCTTACCGGCTGCGCGATCCGGCCAATCTTGTAACCTATCGAGAAAAGATTCTGGTTATCATGAAGCAGATAAATATCATGCACCTTATTACTTCCTACGGGCTTCTTTCTTTTGAAGATCGGATGAAGATTGATCCATGTATTTTTAAACCAGTCACGCTCGGTATTTACGACTTCATCGTTAGGGTAGGCACACCCCATAATCAAATCGTCTTTGAAAACGAAGAAGTACATGCCTACCCCTAAAAGCGTAAATGTGGTCCATGCAATCCCCCTTGGTTTTGCTTCGACATGATTCTTCGCCATCTTATGCTTCCCGTTAGGAAGTTTCATATAGCGGTTCGCCCATATCTGATTTAATATCTCTTCATCATTATCCCGATAATAAGGATAATCATAATCGAATGTAGAGCTGTCAGGTTTTTTTAATGGAATCTTGCAGAAGTTGAGATAGAAATAAAGGAACCCATTCAGGTAATGCCCATCAGGAGCTACCCATCCGAATTGACAGCGCTTGATTTGTTCCTGCCACCACTGATAACCCCAATCGTCTTTGTCGCGCTTGGGCATCGGAGGCACCTTATCCGTTTCATGCAGGGCTACAACCGGACGGTATAACACCTGTACAGAATCCGGATGTGTAAATGGATTGCGCTCAAGCTCTTCTATGACGATATCTTCTGCATCTATCATTAACGCGTCAATGTACCTGTGATTAATAGATTCTCTACGATACCATTTTCGAAATTCACAATGATGCGTTTGCTGATAGAAGCGGTATCAATTCCTTGAGCCAGGCTTTCTCCGGTGTAAGTGGTTTGCACTCTGTCGCCTAAATCTGTTGGGGATGTACAATGACAAGCGCCATTCGTACTGCGGATGCGCGGAGCATCTTCTACTTTAAAGAAATCTACTGTAACAGGCTGTCCCGTCTTAACGGTGCCAAAATTCAGATGCTGGGTGGTGAAATAACTCATTTGTGGTTCTTATTTATTAGTTTGAAATTGTTTCCATTCTTTGCGGGACATCATTTTAGGGTAGCACTGCACCAGTCCCTGATCAAGGCACCATTGATCTTTACCTGCTTTACAGGCTTTGTCAGCGAACATTAAATCAGGTGTTTTACAGCCACAGCATAGACAACTCATATTAGGAGTCGCTACACAGGCTTTCGCAGGAGTTTCTTCTGTACGCCATTTGTATTGTTCTACAATATGCCGGCGCATAAAGTATCGGTAATTATGGTAGAGATAAATCCGGACGGTGCCTTGGATGTAATACCATGCATCTAGTGGATCTCGCCATACGTGCAGTATGTTTTGCTTTACTTTTAGGAATGCTGTTTTTAGTTTCATTTTCAGGTGGGTTATAAAAGCAGGAGAGCCTGCATTTTTAAGTGCAAGCTCCTACGAAAGTTTCCGAACCACCTAGAAACCTTTTTTCTTAAAGAGCACTCCACCCATCGTGAAGTGCCGTAATTCGGATACTATCGCGTGCTTGTTATGCTACGCTTTCGTCATTCGCTGAGCAGTAACCTACTACTACTGTGTCGCCACCTACCGCTGTTGGCAAGGTTGCTGATTTAGACGTTACCGTGTAAAGGGATTTACCATTTACGTAAGAGTGTCTTACCACAGAGATTGTATTGCTGTTCGTATAATCAGTTTGCGCCGTTGTCAAGTTAGCACCAGAACCAGCATCAGTACGTGTTACGCAATAACCGTAAACCGCGAAATCTGTTGGTGTTGTACCTGTTGTTTTCTTATCAAGAGCAGCGCTGTAAGCAGTCGGGTTAAGAAGAGCAACAGTTGCTGTATAAGCAGACTGACTATTCGTTACCGCAGGATCAAATACAAGCGTTGTTGTTTGCAATACACGACTGAAATGATTCGGATCGCTTGACGGACTCGAAGTACCTCCAAATTGACGGATCGGCTGATCCACATAATGGAATATTTCAATCGCTGACAAACAACGGTCTGTATCGCACTGTCCGAAGATCGCAGCGCCAAACCAGTCAATCATCTTAAATGCCGTGTAACCTGTTTTAAAATTCGGCACGATCAAATCTGCTTCTGTAAGTCCTTGTGCTGACGCTACAAAGAAACCTACACCTGCCACTTTCGCTTCAAGCTCCAGATAAGTATTACCTACATTAGAGGCTACAACCGGAGAATCAGGGTCTTTATTGAATTCCGCTACCAGCGCATTGATAATCTGCGTACAGCTCTCAATACAACCCGTTTGTACATAAGCTTCTTTAGGGCTTGACCATGTTTGCCATACCGGATACTCGCAAGCATCACTCACGCGGACATCAACAGAAATTGTATCATTGAAAAGTGTACAGTCAGTACCAGCCTGGCACATCAAACGCACTTTCTGCTTCAGGTTAGCACCGCAGCTACGTAGCTTCACACCAGAACCGCCATTGAGAATATTCTCAAAAGGAATCTTATGAAAATTACTTCCCGCAGCAAAGCCATCTCCTGTGCCAATACCTGTAGTTTTTGCAGTATACAGAGACGTTCCCCCTTTGAATACAATGTTTCCAAACTCCAGCACCGGAACTTCCGTAGTTGCCCCGGAAAAATAAATAGCAAGCTGAGGAGACTGTCCGCAGTCGCCTTGCCTTCTTCTGTGAACACCAAAAGGTTTGTCTCTCATTTTATTTTAATTTATTAAATTATCCATTGTTTTGAACTTCTTGTCCCGTAGCCTGCCACTTGTTATAGTCTTCAATGCTAAGGGAATATTTCATTACTACCATATCAATGATGTCGTACTGTTGCGCCTGATCCTCTTCGGTGAACCCGTTAGGCTCTGTCAGAAGCGCGTAAGGCTTTGGCTTTTTTACGTAATAAACACTCACACCTTTCGGGGTATTCGTACTTAATATGTCAAAGTATAAGCCGGCATCGTTACGTCTTTCTATGTACCTTGGAAACTCGTCGTCTGGTTGATTAAAAGGATCACTTAAAGATTCTATCCCTTCATCTACTGTAAACGGCACAATCGGTCTTGTATAGGTTGTAATCTGTGCCCCACACTGAAAATCGAAATCTGCCCAAACACCCAGCACAAACGCAATATTCAAATCATCTGTGATATTTACCTGGCGAACATCCCCGAAGTCCTTGTCCCTGATAAAAGCTCTTGCGTCGGAACGCTGAAGCTCTGTCACTTCGAAATCCTTCACTTTTAACCTCAACCATTCAAGTCTTGATTCTTCGTACATCCAGACAAAAGCCAACTTCTGAATATCAGGGGAGTTAGATTTGTCAAGCTTTTCTGAAGCATACCTGAATATTTCAAGGTTGGTTAATTTCGCCATTATTTAATCAAGGATTGCTCCTTTAAACCATTGTACAAAGGTTGATTCGATGCGAAGAACTCTTTAAGTTTCTTCTTCGTGAAACGTTCGTCAGAAATCGTTGGAAGGAAATACTTTGTCATAGGTCCTTTACCTTCTTTCTCAATCAACTGCGCTTCAAGAAACTCATCGATCTTAATATCCATCATCGCGTCATCGTCAATCGGAGCTGAATCATCGAGTGGTCTTGCCTCTAAAGGTTTACCTACTTCATTGAACAAGCTCACAAAGTCAGAATCTTCGAATTTAGGCTCGTAAGCTTCAACCTTTTTCACATACTTCGGATCAATACCGCGTTGCAAATACACTTTAAAATCTGCATCCGAACGAAGTTGGAAAGCAGCTTCCTCTTGTGTCTTGGCATAGATCGTATCACGGTCTTTGCGAATCTTTCCATCTGTATCTTTAAACACAACACCTTTCTCGATAGCCACATCCAAAAGTGCCATCAATTCAAAGTCCTGTGTTTCGACGATCATCTCTTCACCGCGCATAAACTTCGCCGGCTCTGTACGTGCCAGGTTATCAAGCTTCGTAAAGATGGTCTTCGAAGGTAAACCTGCGGCAAGACCAATCAATCGGCGGTATATCTGTGCCAATAATGTTTCATCATTCTTATGCTTACGAAGATATTCTTGCACTTTGAACGACTGCTCAGCGAAGTAAAGCTCTTTGTCAACAATCTCCTGTGGATTAACAAGTAAGATGTGCGAAGTGCTTTCAGGATTCATCTTGCAGAAAAGCTGCAAGGTCTTGAAGTTATGCGCTTCAATCTTGTTGTCAAGGTTGAACTGGATTGTGTTGTCAATCACTAAATCTACTTCATCTGTACCGTCCGAGGTAAAGAAACAACGTCTTGGTTCTGCACTGCCGAGACGAGCTGTAAAGCCCGACCCGATGATTTCTTGTCTAAGCACGCCGCCAGCTTCCTTTCGGAGTCCGTTGACTTGTCTTAAAGAAGCTGATACAATATTTGACATGATATTTTTATTTGTGGTTCTAAAAAATATTAATCCTGCAAAGTAAGCTTGATGATACCCATGATATCGATGTAAGGCACACCTTCAAACAACAAGTGATGTTCGATACCATCGACAGTAGATCCGATATTGTAAGTATCTTGGTTGTTCATCATTTGCTGAAGTGCGGTATCCTGCATGTTCATCAATTGTGTACCGGTAGCGCCGTTGAATTGGCCTGTGATACCAGTTGTTTTACCATACACAAACCCACGGTCAATGCCGTTACCGGATTTAGTATAATAAGTGAATGATTTTAAACGGGAACCATCATCTCCACGGCGAACCGGGATAAAGAAAATTTCGCGGCTACGATCTTTACCTTTGATACCATTGTAGTTGAAAGTCTTATACTCTCCTGTGCTTTGGTAAGCGCCTGTCATGTCATACATGAAAAGATCGCCATGATCCGTTGTGTATTTATTGATACCAAAACCAATATCTACTTTACCCGAAGCAGGCACATCACGGAACAATGTTACAGGATATTTAGCGGCAGCTCCTTCACGGATCGTGTCGCGTAGCCATTGCATACCTCCATCTTCACCTACGGCAAGAATGTCTGCGCCTGGGAATATTTGACGGATTTGCTGCATGATACTATCGATACGTCCAAGATTCGAACGGTATGTGCCGCGAACAGGATGACGGTATTGAATGCGTGCCTGATCTAATTGCTGACGGATACCTGCGTAAGAAGGACGGTCCGGACGAGCTGTTAAACCTTTATAGCCATTCACTTCAAGCGTCAACGGGTCGAAGTTTGAACGGGAGTCCATAATCTGTCCTTCTACACTCGCCAAAGCTTGACGGAAGAAGTTAACAGGAAGACTTGTTCTGAAACTTGTAGACGTTGAACCATCCATGGCTCTGTCAACACCGAATGTGAACACCTCATCTGACATAGCAGAACCTGTTTCAGGATAGCCATAACGAGTGATCATTGTCGGGTTAACAAATTCATTGCGCTTCATCGGGTTAAGCGCTAAACTGTTTGAAGTTTGAGAGCCTTCACCTTTCGTGTTACCAAATCCCCAGTTTACCGGCTTGCCGATCTGAAGAAGGCTACCTGATGCAGTTTCTCCTACTTGCCCTACAAGTACGAAAGTTACATCTACATAACCCTGATTGGTGTTACGACGGGAAACAACGCGAAGAATCGTTCTGTCATCCCATAATTTTACTTGTTCATCCTCGTCAAGCACACCGAAATCAAGTGATACGTCAAAAGGAATCCCTGCTACCAATACGTCCGGCACTTGGCTGTTGTCAACCACGTAAGACAATTGGCGCGTTTCTGTTTCTTCGCGGATACGGATAAATTCTGAGCCAATGGTAGAAGTCTCAACTGTAAAGCCTTTGTCTTTCGCAGTAAGATCTACACCAGCGCCGAATAAATTGGTAAACACAAGATACGGCGATTTCCAGTTGGTGTAACTGATGATCTTGGTTAGGAACTCTTGAGGGTAGCGCGAAAGAAGATCATCGCGCAGGGCAAGATCGTTAACCATTCTGCGGCGACTGCCTTTATTAACACTTACTCTAAGTTGGTCTGCCATTGTTTTTAGATTTTACTTTTAAACTTTGAATTTTTCCCCGTTTCAAATCCGCGCTTATCTACGCCTCTCAAAAGACTTGCAAATAATTTCTTGTCCAAAGCGATTGCCTTGACAATTTCGTACTCGGCACGTTCCTCCGGCGTTTTTGGTTGAGGAGGGTTTGCCATATTTCTTGTTACAACCTGCTTTAGATAAGACTTCATGTCTTCCGGGATTTCAACGCCCATTGGACTGAATGTATCTAAGGTCTGATGTAAAACATTTCTGTATTGCTTTTCTGCTTGAAGGGAAGTATCTGCGTGGCTTCTGGCATCGCTAAGAATCTTTTCATATTCATTCTTATAATGACCTCTAAAAGAGTTCGCCATGCGCTTGCCGTCTTCTGTGAGCTTATTCTCTTCATCGAACAGTTCCGCGATGCGCTCATCATACATTCTCCGTGAGAAGGTAATTGGGTCACTATCCATGCGTTCTCTCAGTACTTTACGGATCAGCTCTGCATCAGGCATAGAATTGTTATCCAACGCTTGCTGTGCTTCCGCGAAACGAGGATTGCTGCGAAGAAACTCATTGCCTTTCTCCAAGCGGAACGACTCATCGTAAACCGCTTCAGGTGAATTCAGGTGAGAATAGTTCTCTCCAAATTTCTGTACTGCAAGCTGAGAGTAATTCGTTTTATCTTCTTCTACTTTAAAGCCTCCTGTGATCAGATCTTTATAAGGTGTCCAGTACTCAGGTAAATCATCAGGATCATTACCTTCATTCACCGGAGCAGTATCTACACCTTTAGGAACAGAGGTATTCACCTTGTTCTCTAAACTCTTAATAAGATCATCATCAAATCCCTGCGATTTCCCCGCTATAAAAGGCTCAGCCTGTTTGGAGAATCCCGCTTCGGAATTAAATTTCTCAAAAGCATCAACTGCTACTGACGTTCCTGTCATGGTATTTTATTGTTTTCGTGGTTCTTGGAATCAAATTTATATAGAGCGCAATAGATAATTCGTCTCACAACAATTCTTTTGGAATTGATTTTTTATTATATTTACAGACGTAAAAATCCACTATAAAATGTCATTAGAAGAAATCTACAAAATCGTAAATGACTTTAAAGAAGAGCAGAGATTAAGATGGCTCTCAAATGATAACACCATCGAAGATTTGTTCTACGTATTGCTATCTGAAAGGGTTGACAAGAAATCTATACAAGAAGTTGTAGAGCTTGCTATCATTGAACACTTCGATGTGAATCGTATTGATTTTCACCGTGTGAAGATGGGTAAATATGGAGATGCTGAATCTATACCAGATAATATTAGACGTGTCGCTCATGCAAGAAAATGGCACGTTAGTATCTTAATGAATATGCTCCATGTATCAAATTTCACAATGAAGAGTAATTACGGTAATTGGTATCATCATAGAATAGCATTCGATCACAGGCCGGCTTATATGGGAGCTTTAATGCCTTGTTCTGTCGAAGATCAATCTAACAGAGATCACCTGCTTTCTATCGGTAACATTATAAAAAGAATGTGCAATGAAGAGGGGCTTTTAGATGAAAGATTGGATTTAATTTAAACTTTAAGAAAATACACAATGAATGATCATTTGAAATTTCTACAGAACATTATCAACGAAGAAATTAAAGAAGTTAAGTTATGGCCGAATCCTCAAAAAGATTTAATGGTAGAAGAGCTTCAATCTGCTGATGTATTAATCAATGAATGCACAGACACGAAAGAGTTTAAGTTCCCCTTTTACGCAGCTCTATGTTTTATGCGTAGAGGTATGAAAATTCAAGTAGATGAGTGGGATGGATTTATCCGGCTGGAAGGGAATTTACTCCCTACAGGGAAAGGAGATAAAGTAACCTTAGCAATATCCGGAGGTATGCTTGATATTCGAGATCAAGATGGTAATAAGATAGATTATTTTGACAAAAGAGCTGAGGTAGTAAAAACTTCCCTTGCAAGAAAAAATGAAAATAGTAATTGCTTTTCAATTTACAGCCTAAATAATCGACTTGAGTTTGTGGACGGCGAATATATCAAAGCCTAACAATTCTCTCCCACCCATTTCGGAGATATCCTTCAATCCCTTTACCTGGCGCATATTCCGGGTAAAGGTCTTCAAACTCTTCGCGGCACTCCTGAAAGGAATCTCCCTCAAAGAGCATCATCTTTCCGAAGTATGCCATAATGATTGACATGCTGCGAGATTTACCTTGATTACATCTTACAAGTACCGGGCGATGCTTTATGTTCGCATTGATGAATTTAAATGCTTCCCTAAAAATAGGATCTGTATATTCTGCTTTGAATTCAAACGGAGCATCCACCAAATTTAGCGTCAAAGCATCTTTCGTTTCATGAATTAAATAGTTCAGGTGATTTGATTCAACTTTTCCTACGGCGTTTACATGCCAAGGCGATTTTGCAGCGTTAATTACAGCCCATCCTTCAAGAGGTTCATCCTTTTCGCTTCCATAGAAGAGATTATCCAGTACTTCTACCATAACTAATCGTATAAATATTCAGGCACTTCTTCCTCTTCACCGCCATTCTCTTCGAGATACTGATTCTCGTCACCTTCCGGAGATTCCAATGTAATATCTTCTTCTTTAAGACCCTTCGCTGTAGGCTTCTCGTTTAAACGCTTCACTAAAGGGTTAATCCATGTCTTTGGAGCTAAACCGCTTGTGCCTACTAATTTCGAAGTGTTGTTAATCCAGTCATAAATTGTTTTATCAACTTCCTTTTCAGTTTGACCATCCCACTGATTGATCAATTGAATGGTTTCTCCTGCGGTCTTAAGAAGCTGATCAATCGTATCAGCGCCGGGAACTTCCAAGATACCGTCTGCCCATGGTTCGTTGTCAATGTTCGATATAATGGTTTGCAATAACTCAGAAGCAAACCCTGGTGCTAAACCAAGCGCGTAACGGGCATAATCAAAGCCAAACTTATCTCTCCAGTAATTCTTATCTTTATCATCGTCTCCGTTTAACGCAGCTCTGAATAGCCCTACAGCAACGTTTGTAGAAGCCATCCATAAAGGGTTGATAATGGCATTTGAAACCAACGATCCCTTAAGGCGTGATAATAAGATTGCTTTCTCTTCTGGCGTAACCTTATCCTTGTATTTGTAATACTCAATAGCAGATCCTGCAAGTTGATTCCATAGCTTCTGCGTTTGCCCTGAATACATCGTGACAAGACGTGTGGCGAAATTAGGATTACGCTGCGTCATGGTCAAATCGGCAGGGTCGCTCATCTGGTTTGTCAGATAAAGCGTTTCTGTGACTTTACTTGCAATCAGGTCTGCCTGCTGTTCTGGGGTTAAAGAAGAATGATCTTCAGCGACTTCCTTCTTAGCGGCCAAATAATAAGCGATAATCACAGCACGGTCCAATCGTCTGATGTTCGCCATGCCATATTCCTCATTAAAGGAATCAATCTTATTATAAAGCTGCTTCGCCCATGCTTTCCCTTTGGAGGTGAACTTTAAATCACCAATGCCTTGCGTATCCGTGTACTGATTTTGCCCATAAACGAGACGCTGTATCACGGTTGCATAACGCTCTTCATGTTTCTCTTTTTCAGCCGGATCAGTGATATCCTGTCCGAGTATCTCCTTTATATAAGCAGCTTCTGTAGTATCAGTTCCTAGAGCCGTTTTGAATCCTTCGCCGGTTGTTTCTATCAAAGTTCCTCCTGCGGTACGATCTATCGTAGAACCCCCTGCGGACATCTTTAAAAGTGGTCCTAATACATCTGCCGAAAATAGATTCTTATTCTTGATATAACCAAGTCCCAAAGCGGAAGCCATCGTACCAAGCTGCTTTGTAGAGATGCCGATATTGCTACGGAATGTATTCGCAGTGTATTTTACCATCAACGTTACCAATGGTTTAATACTATCCTGCCCTTTGGAAGATTCAAACTGCTGCTGACGGTAGCTTTGAAGATTTTTTATGGTATCGTTTAATATCTCAGTGATTTCTCCCTTATTTTCGCCATCATAATCAGAAGTCACCGCATTCTGTAAACTTTTCAGGTTGTGCACAAGCTTCGTGCTTCCCAAGATATGCCCTACAGATTCTTTATAAGAGTCAAAGCTGTCAAGAATATCCTCTGCATACACAGCATCCGGACGCGCGGTGCGTTCTTGTAATTGTCTGCTGTCTTCCAGATCAGGAGAGAATGAATTGACCTTGTCCTGAGCACTTATCCCTTTAACGGATTGCACCGGGGAATAGTCGGGTATTACTTTAAACGGCTTGCCTGGATTAATTGCTTCATTTTCTTTATTAAGAAGCTCTCTTACTTTGGCATCGTTAAAAGTGTTCTTTATCTTCTTAAACCCTTCACGGAAATCAGCCGGCCCGGAGTTCGTTACGAAATCTTCCAAACGATCCATTTCATCCTGCGTAAACAAGCCATACTGCTGCGCGGTTTTCAGGAGCTGTAAATCTCCTTTAGCATCCGCTTCCATTGCGACATCTTTTTTGAAATGCACGCCTTTATAAACAGACCCTACTGTTTCCTTATCATTAAAGAATAGTTTCGGATCATCAGGATCAACGTCGTAAAAACTATCTACAACAAGCGAAGTGTGATCTTCAGTGTATTCAGTGCCGGCAGAATCTTTCACCTTTCTTACGGTATATTCCGGTCCCATACTGCGCTGTGATTGATGCGTTGCGACCAAATTGGCAATCGTTCCCAATGGAAGCAAAACATTCCTCACTACCGACTTCTGGGTAGCGCGATCCCACTGAATCATCTGTACAGGAAGTTTCTCAACAGTATCAATCGTACGGCTTCCTCTATGGGTAGAATACGGGCCTAAATCTCTTCGGGCAGGTTCGTAGCCACGCCCCATGATATTCAAGGCACGGTTACGGACATTAGATGCTTCGCGTTTTACATCACGAATAACTGATTTTAATACCCGGTCAAATCCATCAATACCCTGTACAAGCGTTTCAAGGTTATTAAGCCTCTTGAAAGAAGACTGAATCAGCCAGTGGTTTACCTTGTAAGCGGCATTCCCGTCTACACGCTGTTTTTCCAAAAAGTCTGCTGATTCCTGAATTCCTTTTACAATCCTGTTCGGAGCACCTTTCTTACCCTGTAAAGGCATAATGATCATCTCATTATTTTGTCCCGGAAGAAAGTATGAGTCATTCTCTTTAGAGATGTCTCTTGACCAATTCTCGTCAGTTTTTACTCCATTCACTTCACTTGCACCAAGATACTTCCATCCGTATTTCTTTTGGGTATTCGCGATAAAAGTCTTCTGTGCTCCGGTTAAATCTGAAGCGAGTACACCAAACACGCCTGCACTTTCAAGTTCTACTTTCGCTTTATCCTGAAGCTCCTGATGTGTTCCGATTTGTTCCCCCGGCGCAGGTGCTCCGAAAGAGAAAAGAATATTGGTGTTTATCTCTGATTTAGGGACTGTATAGATTCGTTTCGTCTTATCACCACGTATTTTATAAGAATCACCTTCTTCACCTTCAATCGTGCCACGCATAGGAGTTCCTGCCTGATCAAAGGTTATTTGTTGACCAATCGCTTCTGAAGGCTTAATACTTGGTTTATCCCATGAAATAGCCGCCTGTTCTTGTTTATCCAGTTCCTGTATAATTTCAGGAGCCAACTCTTCCTCGACAGGCGTTTCAATAGCCTGCTCTTGTGAAGGATTCAGTATCGCATTGATCTCTTCGCTACTTATGCCTGAAATTTCTTTTCCTCCCAGTATATCAGCAGCAACTTTTGAAGCGAACTGATCCATCTCCATATTGCTAAGTTGTTCAGGTGTTAACGTTTCAATAGCAGGAACATTAGCAAAATATTCTTTAATACGTCCAAATACTTCTTTCACCCAATTCTTGAAATCAGCCTTACGGGTATTACCCACAAAAGATTCTCCATTGTTACCGATTGCTCTGGCAAGGGCTTCCTCTTGCTGTGCCTGCTCTGGTAGTTTACTATAATTAGGATCACGCTTAACAGATTTTAAATAGCCGCTATTCGATAGTAAAGCAATTCCCCTGTCATATAATGCCTGATCGTTTTGGCGTGCCCATAGCGTCCATATATGCCCAAACTCATGAAGAGGCGTATTCGGATCAGATTCTATCGTTTGCGGATTTAAATATACTTGTCCTTCACGGATAAATCCTGTCGGGGCTTTCGCTGAGATAGGCAACCCCGCAGCATTCATAAACTCTTTCAGGTTCACCGGGATAACAACATCCACATTAGGGAACGCTTTAGAAATTTGCTTGATAACATTTCCTACGATACCTGGCGCTACTACTGGTAGCTCTGATACCGTTTCTGCTGCCGGCGCTGTACTCTGGTCGCCTCCGCTGCTGTCTCCGGCAGTCTCGTTAATGATAGGGTCAAGTTTTCTGAGGACTTCCTGTAACTGTCCGTCAACTGATCCAATCTGTTCACTGACGCTGTCAAGTTGTCCAATAAGCTCTGTGATAGATTCGTCTGTTTCTTCGCTTGGGATAACCTCCTCTGCGACTTGTTCAACAGATCCAGCGACAGGCTGTACCGGTTCTGTGTTGTTTTGAGCAGATTCGAGAGCGCTTGCGAGTTGTGCCTGCGCAGCGTATTGTTGTTTGACTGAACGTGATTTTCGGGTATTGCGGCGAGTTCCTTCGCTGACAGGATTTTCATTGGTGCCTTGTGTTATAGGTTGTATATTCTCTGCATTTAAAATATCTTGATCAGTTATCTCGTTGGCAAGTGCCGTACCTCCAAATCCTTTCTCTGCTGTGTTCAACTCTATCAAAGGATCGATATAAAACAAATTCCCATCTTTATCAATCAAGGCATTATCCCTTTCATTGATATCCGACAAAAGAAAGTCTCCGAGAGCATAGTGCTCTTTACCAACAGACTCGAATCCAAGCTTTTTCATGCTATCCTGAATATCCTTCAAGGAAGCGGAAAACTTAGCCTGGACTAAAGGCTGTTTAACAATCGCCGAAAATTGCCCCCTTTTATTTCTTCCGAATCCCTCAAGCTCGTACTTCGTCTCAGGGAACAAATAATTGTGCATGGCAATCCTGTCAAAGAAAGTCAGGATATCTTTGTGCGAAGCCAGGTTGTTTACCTTTAAAAGAGACTTTCTATCAGGTGTATAATACACAGAGGACTCAAAGCCCTTACCGTAATATTCTCCCAATTCCTTGTCAGGATTTTCATACCAGATGCCTTCTTCTTTAGCATACGCTTCTAGGTCGCGCTCTTGCTTGAGTCTACTTTCGTTTTGAGTGCTTTCATCTGTGCTGTCAAAGCCTCTTGCGATAAGGGATGCTTCAACATTTCGGATACCGCCTTCTGCGCGGCCAGACTCGATTTCCGGTGATAATCGTTGAGGTAACGATTGTCCTTCGATGCTTGCTTTTGCATAATCTTTTATATTTTGTATACTAACAGCACTTTCTGTGTTGGTGTCAGAATTTTGTGCTGTTTCTATCGGGGCATTATTTTCTATAGGAGCAGCTTCTTGAGCTTGATTTACAGGCGCTTCCTCTATAGGTGCTACTACTGGTGGCTCTGGTCTTAATTCTGGTGCCTGCTGATAGGATTTCTCACTGGCAAGCGTATTAAGATCATTCTCTATCGCGGCCACAACATCATCGATCTGAGCCAGAGTATAAGCTCTGCCAGAAGCCTTTCTTTTGTTTTGCCACAATTTACGTGTAGCCGTTAACTCAGAAATTGCTTTGTCAATTCTTTTCACAGGTACAGTTGTATCACCGCCTTCTATATCCAATATCGTATCGATACTGTCATTGGAAGGAGTATATACATCAGCAACTGCTGCCGGAATATTCAGCTCTTTTTGTTTCGCTAAAATAGTTTGCTCGAAAGGGTCAACTCTTTTTCCGTTCACACTCGGCAAAAATCCTACTACATTCTGAAAGTCTTCTTCCGAAAGCACAGGTACGGATGGTGTTGTTGATTTTTGATCCTGAGCGATAATTTGAGTGTAAAAATCATATGCCTTTGTCACGCGGTCCGAGATCGCATCATACACAGAAGGATTTGTATTCAAAGTCTGTGCCGCCTGCGCAGTAACCCCTATAAGATCAGCCGCATCCTGACGGTAATCAAAAGGCGATGTTGCCGCCGCAGAAGCATGCGCTGTCTGGTTATTAGCAATATTAGCCGCAGCCTGCGCATAGTTCTGATAATTACTGATCGGCACGTACTGCTTCTCAAAGCGCTGTATTGGTTTGTATTTACCTTTATCAAGTTGTGAAACGATATCAGTTGCTGGCTGTACAGGAATTGTGTTTACCTGGCGAATAGCCGTTGATTCATTATCTCTGACAATAAGCGAACCATCAGGCAATACTGTTTCCGTATCTGGAGAAAAATCCTGGTCAGGGAATAGGTTACTATTCAAAAATGATCTACCCATTCCCTTACGCGTATCATCCTGACTGGTGATTTCTGGTAATGCCTGCTGAAAGAGTGCTTCTGTTTGTTGCGACTGATTGTTAATATCCTCCATCGCAAGATATTCTCCTGTCTGTGGATTCTTATCACCTAGCTGCTGTTCGATTGTTGCTTTCTGCGCTTCCAGCTTTGTAGCGGCAAGAGAATTGCCTTCAGACTTTGCCTGATCAGCTTGCGCCTGTAATTGATCTACTTGCTGTTTCGCTCCTTCGAACTGTGTTTTCGCTGCCTGGATATTGTTACGCGTATCTGTGATGTTAAACATCGATAACCGGTCCTGCGCGTCAAGATTCGGCATATCTTTAAACTCGTAGAAAGAGTCGTATAGCAGATCCGCCTTCTTCGCTACATTCTCAAGCTTTTGCTGATCAAGCTGCCCATTCGCATCATTAAACTGCCCATTCTGTGTTGCCACATCAAGGAGCGATTTAACGCGTGCATTAGTTTTAAGCTCTTCAATAGTCGCATTGGGATTGTTTTTAAGCTGCTCTTTGATGTCAGCATTCACAAAGGCACCCAATGTTTCGTGCATCTCTTTGGAGTTTGGCGCGAACGAGCCTATCGTCCCTCCAAGGAAACCTCCTAAAAGAGCACCATAAGTAGCATCTTCTAAAGTTTTATACGCATCCGTTTGGAATTCACCATTACCGGGAGAAGTTTGAGCGTCTCCCATTAAGTTGTTGTAGCCTCGCTGTGCGCCATAACTCGCCCACTCCTGAGCAAATTCTGTTGCTGCTTCAGGAAGCGCTCCTTTAGCGAACTTTCTTCCAAGATTTCCGACTTGCTTTTTAAGTACAGCCATTGAGCCTTGATTAGAAAGCTCGGCGACAGACTCTTTAAAGGTTTTTTCTACTACGTCATTGAATAGTTCTTTCGTGATGCCTTTTGAAGCGAGATCAGAAATAGCCTGAGCGCTCTTATCTTTTACAACACGCTTAATAACTTCTTTACCGGCATTGCCTTTCAAAGCATTTAATATACCTGCTTCACCCGCAAGTTCCAATGCTGATTGAACCAGGCTTGTACCCGTAGCATATAAAGTAGCTTCAGTACCTTTTAAACCTGCATCATGCGCATCATCCTGATTGCCACCATACATCTGCGCGAAAGACATTAAAAAAGAAGCCTTCTTTGTAGGAGCTAAAATTGAAACAAGGCTACCTACGCCTGAGCCTACACCCGCAAGCCATTTGTTTGCATCCGCAGCCTGGCTTAAATCTATCTCAATATGACCATCCGTGCCAGTTTTAAAACTGACAGGATTTTGCTTTGTCGTTTCGTCTATCTCTACCCCAGCTTTTGAAAAGCCTTTGTCAATACTCTTTTTAATACCATCATACTGTTGACGGTAAATTTGAGCATCGGCAATATCTTTCGAGCTTGCCCAAGGCAATTTTGCCTTTAAGTCGAGAGATAATTGATTGGTGTCATTTAAGAAATCTGCCGTTCCTTCCGCAAGTCCTAGTACTGAATTCCACACAGAACCCATTAAAGCAGTCGTACCGCTTACCCGCTGTACAGGAGGCTTATTAGGTTGATCGATTTGTTGTACCTGCGGGGCAGCACCCGTTGCAGGTGTCACATCTGGAGAAGCAATATTCTGAGCACGTTGCTCTCTTCGGGATTGAACCTCTGACTGGCGTGCCGCTTTAGCACTCGCTGCATTTTCTAAAAGCTTTGTATAACGTGAAGTTTGTCCGATGGTATCAAAAGCAGTAAAAGCCTGCGTAATGGCTTTCTCTTTCGCTTCACCTCCCTGTGCGATATACCCGTTCAATTGAGACTGCCACGCAATCGGATCGCGTCCGCTATCAACAAGCGCCTGCCTGTAAGAGTCAGGAAGCGTAACAGATTTAATATCTGCAAAATAATCCAATGGCTTAACTTCGGTGGTCGGCTGCTGTTTTGCCATGGTTACAACAATTTAAACAAATAATTATTTTTCTTTAAAATATATTTCATATATTTGTGCTATGATTTTAAAGGCATTCAAATATAGGCTTAATCCAACTAAAGAGCAATCTATTTTAATAGATAAGCATATTGGATCATGTCGGTTTGTTTATAATTTAGCTCTCGAAACTAAGCAAATAGCTTATGCAGGAAGCCAAATAAACCTATCCTGTTTTGACTTAATGAAGCAATTGCCTGACTTGAAAAAAGAATGCGAATGGTTGAAAGAAGTAAATAGTCAATCATTACAAGCATCAATTACAAACTTAGACAATGCCTACACTAATTTTTTCAAAGGTCAATCTAACTTTCCTAAATTCAAATCAAAAAATAAAAGCACTCAAAGTTTCAATGTACCTCAAAGTATTACCCTAGAAAATGGGAGGCTAATTATCCCAAAGTTCAAAAAAGGCATTAGTGTTGTTCAACATAGAGCTTTTGAAGGGAAAATCAAACAAGCAACACTTTCAAAAACTCCTACCGGCAAATACTTTGCGTCTATTTTAGTTGAAATAGCTGACAATATTATAACTAAAAAGCTAATCACAAAAGAAAATACTATTGGTGTTGATTTAGGTATTAAGCACTTTTTAATAACCTCAAATGGCAAGAAAGTTGCAAATCCAAGATTTTTAAAAAATTCATTATCTAAGCTAAAATATACTCAAAAAAAATATTCAAATAAAAAAGGTAAACAAAAAAAACATAAACTTCAAAAACTCCATGAAAAAGTAGTAAATCAAAGAAAGGACTTTTTACATAAAGTTTCAAGTGATTTAGTCAAGAACCACGACACGATTGCATTAGAGACGTTGAAAGTAAAAAACATGATTAAAAACCATAATTTAGCACAGGCAATTTCAGACGTTTCTTGGGGAACATTTGTAACAATGCTCGAATATAAAGCTAATTGGTACGGAACAAATATTATAAGAATTGGCACATTTGAGCCCTCTTCTAAGACTTGCTCTGACTGTGGTATAATAAATAAAGAACTAAAACTTTCTGATCGTGAATGGAGTTGCAAAAAATGCAATACAACTCACGATAGAGATATAAATGCAAGTATCAATATTAAAAACTTTGCATTAAGAAATTCGTGTACGGAACATACACATAAAAATCGTAAAGAACTGCCAACATTGGTTGGAGTATTGACTTACGAAACCACTATTCATTTAGAGTAGTGGTAGTTCACTGATTAACTTTAGGTTGTGGTACCCAATCAAACACGGCATTCTGTTTCGCCGTAGCCTGATCAAAAATTTCATTCGCCGCTTTTTGTCCGGATAAAGTCTTCGTTGCCATTTGATCTGTCAAGGGATCATTGAAAAGATTTGTAACAGGGACATATCCTTTAAATACATATCCTTTTACTTCTTTCGAAGGAGATTTCCCGGTAGCCTTTGTTTTATAAATAGTCTTCAGCTCCTTACCCTGCACAGAGAATCCTGGAGTATTTTTACTTTTGTTAGCCTGATCTTCTGTAACGAATGCTTCAAAGTATTTCCATCCTCTATCAGGTAAAGTAGCACCTTTCATTAATCTACCCGTTTCAGCGGCTCCATCTGTGTAAATATAATTATCACTCTTCGATATGGTATGAGGCACATCAGCAAGGTTGATAAAAGAACCATTGCCACTTGTATCAAGAATTCCCGGCAGAGTGCCAGAGAAAGCTTTCTTACCTTTAATTTCTTTCTCAGTGACACCCAATGAGCTATTAGCATATTTATCAGCTAAAGCGTTATCAAAGCGGTTAAACACGAGAGCCGGCTTACCTGCTACCGTAGTAGTTAACCCCGAAACAGGAATACCCAGTTGAGGAATCACCGTTGCGCCACCTGTTTGAGGATTATATGTTGCAGCGGCAGAACTTGCCAAAGGATTCGCCAAAGTTCTTTCAAAGTAACTTCTTCCTGAATTATCTGCTTTATTTTTTTCTTTTAAAGAATCTGCCAATGCTTTCTGCGCTTGAGCATTATTCTCGCTAATTTGAGAACGCGTCAACTGCATACCCAATTTCTGGTCAGCCACTTTCAAATTGAAAAGTGTCTGATCTTCTATCGGATCTGTTTTATAGAAAACTTTTCTCCCCGCAAGACTCTTTTGATAGTAATCTCTGCCGGCGTTCGCACCAAGCTCCTGCATCGCATAAGCCGCTTTCTCTTCATCTGTTACCGCCTGCCGCACAAACTTGCTTCCTCCAGGCGCGTACTGCTTGCCGAAATACTCAGCGGCATTCACCTTGGTTGGATCGTAAGAACCATTGAAGTTAACCCGGTCCGTTAATCCATTCTGGTAATCAAGTATCGCCTGCTGCGCTGATTTATACTTCCCGTCAGGGGTGAACTCTCCTACAAGCTCCTGCTGCTTATTCATCGCGTCACGGATAGCCTCCATCTGCGCTTTGTTACTTTGTGCTTGAATGAAAACAGGAGAATTTAAGAGATTGTTCTTTAATTGGGTTAACGCGATATTGCCTTCCGTTTCGAAGAACTTACGCGCGTTGCCTTGGTAATTTTTGTCTATATTCTTGATTATATCACTCAGTTGGCTATCTACAAACCCCGCCACTTTAATTTTATCAGGTGCCTCCAGAGGCATCGCGCGGACCTGATTCACAAAGTCCATTTGACCTTGCACCGCAGCCTGCGATTCCTGTGCATCCTGACGCGCTCTTGCTTCAAGGATATTTCCGTATTGAAGCTCCTGCTGTTTCTGCTGCTCACGCGCTGCCCAGTTAGCCCGAGGCTTTAAAGCGACAGCTAAATCAGAAGCACTGTTATTAAAGTAACCTGAGATGGGCATTATATTTTTACGGTTGTGGGTGTTTTCTTATTTAACGAGTCTCTTAAAGCCTGAGCATAGATTTGCGGATAAAGATCGGCCAATTGATTCTGCTTCTGCGCTCCCGATAATTGTGCTTGCTGCAACTGATCATACGTTGTGCCGGCACCATACTGAGCGTTAAACTGATTACGGTCTGCAATATTCTGAAGTCCGGCATCCAACAGCCCTACACCAGCCGTTCTCTGTGCGAGTGCCGCTTGTTGATCCTGCGCAAAAATATTCTGATCAAGGGTTAAATCTCCCTGAACTACCTTCTGATAATTCGCGTAGTTCTGACGTTGCAACTGATCGCTTTGTAAAGCCGCATTCAATGTGCCTTGATTCTGTTGAGACGAAAGTTGTCCCAATGCGCCAAGCACTGCTCCCTGAGAAGCACCACCTCCCGCTACCTGCTTGATCGTGTTCACCCCTAACGCGTAATTGTTTTGAAGACCCTGATTTACTGCAGCTTGTTCTGCGGCTGTAAAACCCTGGTTCTTTCTCGCATACACATCCTGAAGCATGTTTGTATACTCAGTCGTCGGCTTGTAGCGCGGTATCGGATTGTTCATCGAAATAACAGCTCCCACACCAGCAGTAGCCAAGTCAGCGATGTTCCCAAAAAGATTTTGTCTTTGAGAAGGTGTCAAGCCTGATTGGTTTGCCGCTACAACTGTTGTTGAAGAAGGCGTGCCTGTGTTTACAGCAACAAGATTCTGTAAAGGATTTTGCCCTCCAAAAGAAACCTGATTTACTCCGTTACCATAAGATAACGGCGAAGTTTCTGTAACCGGATTTCCTTTGCTATCATAACCCCGTATCGCAGATGCTATTGAAGGTTTATTCGCAGAACCCAGCAAAGGTTGCAAATCAAGACCTGTAATTGCTTTCGCAATAGAACCTCCGATATTACCTTTATTCAAAGACTCTACAAAAACCTCTCTTCCGGGGTTTGTTGCATTCCAGTTCGTTACTGCTGCTGAAGTCTGCGGACCGTACAATCCATCTACCTTAATAGCAGGTAATCCATTCGCAGTAGCCCATTCATTGTAAGAATTTTGAAATTCTTTTATATCAGGCTTTGCGCCAGCTCGGGTTTGGTATTTAACCTTACCACCTCCCGCAAAATTATCTTGCTCCATAACCGGCTGTTTGAACTGGTTCGTATTTGTTTTATATGTATTAGGATTGGACTTTCTAAGTCCCGCTAATCTTCTTTGATAGGCATCCATTGTTTCTCCTGGCAGTGCCGATGGAAGAGATTGCAATGGTTGCACAACAGGGATTTGCGGTGCTACATAAACAGGCACCTGAATATCTGGCAACACCATTTGAATCTGATCAGTATTCTCAATAGGATCAACATTTGGCATTACAACTCTTTGCGGAGCAACCGGTGTCTGTAATCTCTGAGCAAATTGTTCTTTACGTGTTGGAGTAACGGTAGGCACTACTGTCTTTTGTGTCGGCTGATAAATAACTTGTTGATTTGGCTTTACATTATCATACTTAGCAACAGTTCTTATATCTTGTATAGCTTCTCTTCTTGATGATATTTTGGCAGGTATTAATTTTTTATTATCATCAGTCGCGAATACATTTGCCAATTCTTCGGGCTTAATGTCTTTGAAATAATTGGTAACTCCACTCGGTTTGATACTATCTGAATATAACTGTTTTGGTATATTTTTATTTATAACTCCTGCCACAAAATCATCTACTTGATTTAAAGTACCTTTACGGGTTAACCCTGTAAGTTGAGGGAAATTATGAACAACATTCATTGCTTGCTTCCAAGGATCAGTCTCTTTATGATAATTTCCAGTAGGAAGACTGGGCAATATTTTACTAGCGACATTAAACAAGTTACTAAGAAGAGTTTCTTTATCCTTCACTTGTCCATTATTGTACCCAGCTTTAATTAAAGCTGCTGTAACCTGATTATAATTATTATAAAGAGCAGCGCTATCATTATACGCTCTTATACGAGGATCATTAGGATTGCTCGTTATATATGGCTTTGGTTTAGGCTTACCACCGTCTGCAAAATTTTGATCTCCCTGAAAATCTTTATGCGTTAAAAGCTCATCGTAGATGTGATCACCCAATAACGCCTTCTTTTTATCCAAGGATAACGGAGATCTCATGATCTGTTCCTGTTTTAAATTACTTTCCTGATCGAAAATACGCTCTCCAAAGCGCGCTGCACCAATGGAGAGGCTTTTTATCATATGCTCTACAGGAGTGTTTTCTATAGATACTTTTGGAAGCATATAGTAATCCTCTGTAGTCTTGTCATTTTTATCGTAAATAATGGCACCGTCAGCAGTCTTCCCTCCGTCAGCGAATCCATTTAAAGTAGGATAGCCAAATTTATCATCGATAGCACTTCCGTAAATTGGATTCGGCAACGTTGAAGTACCTACTTGTTTTGTTTTCTTCTGGTCATCGAGCCAGGTTATATTGCTATTGCCTGAAGCAGGTTCCAAAATAGAATTAGTCTGTCCCATCCCCACCGTGCTGTTCATTTGAAATTGATTCGCATTACCGGGGTTAATCATGTTCTGATTTTGATTCTGACTGTATTGAGTCAATAAGTTCGTAACATTACTTAACAGTGGATTTTGTTGAGACTGCCCTGCATTCGCTTTCAAGGCATCCAAGAAAGAAGGTTTCGCTAAAGCACCTACTGCACCGCCAAAACCATTCGAAGTTGCGGCTGCTACAGGGGCTGAGCTAAAACCATTACTCTGCGCAAGATTCCCCCGTATTAAACTGTCAAAAGATTTCCCTGCTTCAGAGGTTGTGAAACCGGAGTCTGCCGGCTTAGATGAACTTGCAAAAAGATTGGATGATTTGGCTGCACCTCCGGCAGCACCAGCTACCTGAGATAATATGTTTATTAAAGCATCATTACCTTCTTCTTTGTTGTTAGTAGCTATACTCTGAATCTGAGTACTTGTTCCTTTTGTAAGTTTTTCACTCCATGAATTAAGTCCGGTATTAGCAAGCGAACCTAATTTGTTGCCTAAAATGGCCCCTGCTGGTCCAAGATAGTACCCGCCAACAAGAGATAATACCGGACTCAAGGCTTTATCAACTACAGAACCGAAAACGTTGGATGTACCGTCAGTATTCTGCCCGGAAATTGCCAAACGCGTTTTGCCCCACCAATTACTACTAAAATTTCGTAATCTTGGCTGACTTGTAATCTGAGGGGCTATTGTATTAAATAATGCCATCTTCTTGTTTTTTCAAAAGAAATTTCTTGTTATTATACTTACTAATAAAATCTACATTTAAAATTTCTTCCACATTCCAACCTGCTTGATATCTAAAATACAAAGTGCCCGGTTTAATGTTTAACCTGTCAGACCACTGAGATATTGTCATTTTTAACCCATTCAACTCTAAAAATATATTATCTCTCTTATTATTAGCTTGCTGTTTTGATGTAGCCCATCTACAATTACTCAATTCGTAATTACCATTTACATCAATTCTATCAATGCTATGATTTTTAGATGGAGCGGCACCCATATCTAAATAGAAATTATCAAAAGACTCTAACCATCTATCGCAAACACTTATACCTCTATACCCATAATGAATATAACGCTCATCAGAGTCATTATAACACCTTGACTTCATCTTTGACCAAGAAGAATACTCTTTACTGAAAGACATATTATGTTTAATATTTATAACTTTCATTAAAGCATTTTTGTAGCATCCACATGATTTACAGTCCCCACTAACTATTGAAGCTATATTAGACTCAAATTCCTTACCACATTTACATAAAAATACTGCACGTCTATTGTTATTACTATATCTTTGACTCTCCCTTAAATAAATACAGGAACCTACTAAATCTCCATGCTTATAATGTATAAATTGAGAAGATCCTCTTTGTTTAGCTTGTACACACCCACAGGAGGTAGTATGCTCTCTTTTGACATTTAATATAAAGGCCGTAAATTCATTACCACAACGACACCTAAATAAAGCTTTCCTTCTCTTACTATCACCGTCAACATCTTGCAAGAAAACACACTTGTCTCCTAGTGTTTCACCTGGATAATAAAGGTGATTATAACTCACTCTCCTTCTCTTTGATTCATCAAGTAAACGAGCTTCTATTTTAAAACTTCCAAACTCAGGATTGCATTCAAGAACGCCACTTTTTAAAGACTCATACAAAGGAGATTCATCCGTAAACCAATTTTCACCGAATTCAGACACAAACTTATTTCGCTCATCTTTGTCCTTTATTTGCTTACTAAGTAAATAATCAGAATGTTTAATCAGATTTTTAACTTGATTAACACCTAAGTCTGGATAAGTAATTTTATAAGTAGCTAATATCATATATGTGGTTCTTAGTATTGATTCGGAGAATTAATTCGGAACTTAAAATCGCTTGACGTGAAACTTACCTGAGTATTTTTACCGTCAATAAGCTGCAAAGAATTGTTAACCGTAATACGAACTTTCAAATAAGTGCTCTTCAACCGCTCTTTCTCCATTAGAGGATCAAACTCATTGGATGGTCCTGACAAGAGCGATCCACTCCATTTATATCTATAATCATTATGAACAATATTAGCTGCCTCTAATTCTGTAAGAATAACCTCATGGATATTATCCTGAGCTTGGAATAATATTTTAGAAATCCTTTCCCATCCTTCATAGTTAACATTTAACCATATAGAATCGAATGTTTTCCTGAAATTCGGCGCAGGATTAACAATATATTCCAAAATAGTTTCTTTAAACTCTCTGTAATAATTGCCATATAAGCCATGATTCGCCAGGAATATCTCGTGATGTAACCCCGATTTAGGACTTGAAGTTAATAAAAATCTACGAATATTGAAATAAAATGGCGCGATGTCGTACGAATACCCATGGAAGTTACCAGCATCCTTGTTAAAAATTAAAGAAAATGAAGATAGCTCATCTTCACGGTTGTAATCATTTACCGGATTGCTATTCTGTTGCCCTTCGTAAATGAATGACGTAAGAACTTCATTGTTTTCAGTATCCAAGGCAGAAATCACATCTATAAATTGTCCTTCCTGATGCGATATATTTCTGTCAAAATAAATTGACTTTTCAACTACAGGATCAGATATGGAATTAGTGTCAGAAGCTGACTGAATTCCTGCTTGACTAAATATAACAATCTTACCCATTCTGGCATCAAAAAAGCCAAAATTATCGTTAAACACCCATGCACTATTTTTATGTTGAGTGCCATAGATTTTACTCACAGGACGAACACCACCAAACACTGCTCCACTGGAGATTTGTAAAGCACCAGCATCTGTCGCAATAGCCCTGTCTGCTTGAGTAAGCAAAGAGAAAGTTCCCTTTTCTTGAATTATATAAATGTAATTAAATGCCGGAATTAACCTTTGTATAGCTCCAAACTCCCCTGTAGCGAATCCGTAATCGGATGTTAACTTTTGACGGAAAGAATCTTCAAGTTCTCCATCAATTTTCTTGGGAGAAAATCTTATAATATTAGGTTGGTAATCAACAATTTTTATCGTACTTGGCTTAGGAAAATAAAATTTAGTATTCTCCTCTAAAAGAAGGACCTCATTATAAGACCACGACTCAGTCTGCTCAGAATTTATACCATTTGAAAGCTGTATTGCTCCATTATCACACGCTACATCCTGTGGGTAAACGCAGTTAGCAGCAAACCTTCTCCCATATAAAAGCGCTAGGTTATAACGGCTTTCATTGGGAATAATATGAGAAAGTGAATAATTAGGATATTTTCCATTAAATTTAGAACAATCCATATACTCTGGATATAGGCGGACGTAATCAAATAGATTCACGTAACAATCTCCGCCCCATATCTCAACGCCTGAAAAGACATACGCTGTCAAATTTCCCTGTCCATCAACTTGCTTTTCAGCCTGGTCAAGTATTGCCTGAGTAATTGGCTGGTAATGCCCTGTTGAAAAATACCTTCTTGTCTCAAGTGAGCTTTCATCAGCACCTGTGTAATAATTTGGTGGCGTAACAAGCATATTCGCTGTCCGGTATGTAGACTTGGAATTACTATCCTCAATCGCATCAACGGATTCAAAATCCTGTAATTTCATAATTACAGAATAAGGTTGCTGAGTAGAAGAGAAAGGACTTGCAGGATTTATTATTTCATCAGGATTTACAGATCCATCCTGAAAAGCGGAATTCCAGAACAAAGTTGCCCAAGTGTCTGCCCGGTAGTCATAAATATCAGAAGCTTCCGGATCGAATTCTGCTTTACTATATATTCCAAATTTTCCTTTTGTATGAAGGAAAGCGAATTTTATACGAGACTTATCTCCTATTTTAGGGCGACCATAGTTTAATAATGTTAAATATTTAGGCCATGACAACGGCAAGCTTCTATAGCTTTTAGTATAAGCATGGTTCTTTCTGTCTCCCGTAATAGCTTTCTTCTCAGAGTATGCTTTATGCGCAAAACCTATATGCTGCATCTCACCGGAAAGATATCCTTCAGGCAATGCTTGCTCTATGAGAATATCAGGAGAATGATAATTAAAATAATGCGCAGCACTTAAACCGTCTTCCTGTCCATCATTATCCTGTTTCTTTTTATAATTTGATCCTAAAGCTCCGCTATAATTGTGACCATTGGGAACTGATCCGTTTGCATATTCGGGTCTATATTCGTTAGAATACCAAAGCGTAGGCTGGACAAAACGATCATTATCAGTATCAGTTTTCCCATTACTTGTCGTGTAGCAATTTATAAGCATACCCTGATTGGCAACTCTTCTTATACGCTCTGTTCTGACAATCTTAAATCCGGAAATGTTCAACTTTCCGAATTTATCATACAGCAAATTTTTAGGAATAACAATATTCGAGAACACAGCACCCATGGCTTTTAAATCGAACTGCCCATCGTTAGCCTGGCGCGTCAAAGTCCAGTCCGTAGGATTACCCTGAGCGTCTTTCGTATCGTACTGCTGAGGAAAGGTATAATCCGTAATATGCTGCACAAACAAAGGATTCCCTTTTCGATCTATAAAAAGCAATCCAAAAGGCTGCGTTTCTCCACGGAAATATCCTTTGTAAAGGTGATTGAATAACTGGCCTTTATAATTGGTATAATCGTCAACACAATTATAAACCTCTTTATTATCTCCAAAATTATTGATTACAAACTCTTCATCATAGGTAAAGGTGTTCGTGATCGGATCATTGTCATTACGCCCTGTAACCGGGTTAAAAACAGCACTGAAAGGAGGCTCCAATGTATTATCTGCCCTAAAATATTTTATCTTAGGGGATATTGTTACACTAGACAAGTCAATAGCTAGGTCGGGAAGTGTTCTTATATTAGCATCCCATGTACGTCCCTCCTGTTGTGTGGTTGTCTCTACTTCAAGCTGCGTTTCAAATCGCTGATTTAATTCATCCTGCGTGATACCAATACCTGTGTGACCTATCAGATCAACCAATAAAACCGGCGATGTTATATCGTAAATTTTATATTGTGTTGCTTCCTGGAATGCTTTCGAAGATTCGTGATATACATATCCGATAGCGATTTGATCCCAACGCGTATCTATGCCATCAATAATCCACTTCTGCCCCTCCTCTGTCATCACATTGGAGATATTCATCGTCCGGTTGTGATGATTAGTTTTATAGGCATTATTGTATGTAGTAGCGCCAACAGTAATATCTCCATCAAGTCTTTCTGTCGTAACAAATACTGGACGCGTCAAATGGGACCAAACCGAAGAGTGTCCCGTTTTAGAAATGTATTTACATACGAGCTGATATTGCCCGGACTTTAGCTTCCCTGGAATACGCTTCCAGAATTTCATCTTTGGGAATATCAAATCCATGCGCTCGTCAAAAGCATGAACAGAAAGAGATTTTGGGTAGGTTGATCCCGATGTGCAAGAGTCAACCTGATTATGATATGTAGTGCCATCTGCTTTATAAAACAGCGGCAGATTAATTACTCTTTTTTGATTATATCCGTCAACCCAATATACCCGGTCAATGAATTCATTCTCGTAGACATTAAATCCATGGATATATTTGTCAATGTTAAAATTTAACAAGTCTCCATTCGGGTCGTTTCTGTCATTGAAAAGAGTAGTGTATACAGCATATCCTTCTTTGTAGACGTTATCATTGACTGTTAAAAATCCAATCTCTGAATTTGTTTTATTCGTGCTGAATATTACAGCACCTTTCGTCGTTTCGATTGATCCTATCGGCTGATATCCTTCACAAAGAGAAAATGAAAAAGAATTCCCTTTAGCATTTGTAAAAGCGCGGGTCTTTCCATCCTTCACATTCTCATCCAAAGACTTATTTACATTGTCTGTTCTGTTATGGCTTAGACGACCACCAATTGCATACCGATACGAACTATTGGGTTGTTCGTGCGGATCAATGTCGGTTAACATCCCATTGACAAAAGTATTCGTGAAAGTCTGTGATGTGGCCATGTACTATCGTAAAAGTCTTGCTGTTCTGTGATCTGTTACCTTTGTCTCGTTTAGATTTCCTCTCGCTTCAAGTATAGCCTGGTTAGCCTGCTGCTCCATAATACGACGTTCCTGCCACTTAGGGTTTCTTGGATTGTTACTCTGATCCAGAAGCATGTAACTGCAATACTGAAGGCATGCCATATAAGCGATCTCCGGTATGATCAATTCTCCGTCCTCATCCTCGTAAAGATAATGACAGGACATATATGCCTTTCCATGGTTTACATTTGGGAAATACAACTCCAAAGGACTTTCCCTGTAAGCGAGTAACTTTCCAGTATACAACCCCGAACTCACTTTATATCCATCAAAGTCCCTTCTACGGGAAGTGCTTAGAACATGATTATCAAAATCGTAGTTACGATCAAAAACATTCTCAATAGAAATCACCCGATCCGGAATCCTGTATTTATTCTCCACAATATCAATCTCCTCATCAGGATTGTAGCCACAGATTAAATGCATACCGATTCTTCTGAATACATGACGTACACCATCCATCACCCCGATACGAATAGACTCCGCAGTGGGCATCATGACGGTTTTATTAACCTGAGAAAGAAGATATTCCAGACTATGAGTTCTCATTGATTATATCTTTTCAAATTCAACTTCGTGTACAAAATCATTTACATCCATCAAACCTGTTTTCATTGCTTTAAATAAAGGAGACTCATTCGTGAACCAATTTTCACCAAACTGACTGTAATATTTATCCCTTTCAGATTTAACCTTTATCATCTTACCTTTCAAATAATCAGAATGAGTTATCAAATTTTTAATTTGAACTGTATTCGAAGCAGTATATTTTATTTTATAAGTGCCTAATATCATAATCAAGCTGTTTTAGTAGTTACAAACTGATTACCGGCATTCCCATTATTACGAACATCTCTTCCCTGCGCCGTTTGAAGAAGATTCCCTCCAAGACTTTGCATAACGCGTTCTTTCGTTAATTGTTTGATATGTCCTGGCGCATTCCATCCGATATTCCAAACGTCGAAACATTTACCATTCGTGGCAGTTGGATCTTCTGGAATACCAATCACAGTAACTTCACACATTAAAGCGTATTTTTTAGGCAATGACACGTAGATTTTACTTCCAAGGATAAAATACACAGGCTTGTTAATTTGATCACTTGTAGCGTTAATTTCCTGTATACTTGTCATTGGTACGAATTCCATGTTCAAATCAGAATTACCTACGTAGGTAATGAACGGCTGACTTCTCCATTCATACATCGCAGGTATTGTTGCTGATTTGAATCTCCCTCCTGACTTTGTACATTTACAAACGAAATCCTTGGAGTCTTTTAAAACAATACATGCGAAAGGGGTGATCCTGCTTTGGCTTGGTGTTATGCCTAAAATCTCGTTGGCAATATCCTCCTGCTTTTGAATAAGTGCCGCTGTATGGCGTATCTCTGTTTCAATTTGTCTTATCGAAAAGCGGTTATCATCCACAGCAATCCCGCCAGACATTTCATTCCGGATTGCGTAAGCCATCCCGCGAAGGGATTCTGGATTTGTCTTGGGGAATTTAAAACTTGCCATTATGTCGTAAGCCAAAAATCGTTTAAACAGGCCATTACATCAGCCTTTGTTAATATTTCTCTTTCTTGCACCAATACGTGATCAAGCCTCTCTTCTGCATCTTTCCTGTTGCCAAGTAAAAGTTTTTGAAGAGCAGCCGCCTCTTTTGCATCCGAAGCAGACTTCCTGTGATCGAATGGCTGTTTAAGTCCATCCCAAATTCGGTCTATAATAGCAAGGTACTGAATTTTAGATTCTAATACAGGAACCCTGGCAATCTTTGTTACTTTCTTGCACGCATCAAATATCGCATTGGAAGCTTCGTCACGTTTAAGCTCTATCGGAGTTTTCGGTATAGGTCTTTTATTTGCATCGAGCGCCGGTGGTTGCGGTGGCTCCGGATAAGGAACTGCTCTTTTAGGGCTTCGCTGATCGGTCTTTGTGACAGGGTCATAGTATTTAGTATTTCCTACTTCTTCCCATACCATTTCATGACGTTCCTTCGGATTGGTTATCGTCGCGTAAGGGCTTGCAGCCCATCCGTAGAAAACGATGTAATAAATACCATGAATGCCGTATGTATCATAGATTTTTTTGAAGGCGTTAACCATCATAATTTGATCCATGATAAATAAAGGCTGTCCGGTTAAAGGGTCAATGTGAACTACCATATAATATCCTTATCAGTCTTTTTAGCTTGATAAATTGCTTCCTTTAAACTCATTTCCGAGACAATACCTCCATCAACTTTTCTAAGAAGCCTATCCATAGGCACGCCTTTTATTTTCTTAGTTATCGCATACCCTTTCGGAGGCATTAAATTATCAGGTTTAAATTTATCTTCAACCTGAACATATTTGGCCGCAAGTGGCAATGCTAAAACTGACTTCAAAAAATCTAATCTTTTCATAAGTGGTTCTTTTTAATAGTTTCTAGTCGGCTCAAACCAATCATTTAATCCCTTCTGATCCTGCTTCTCAGAAATCCTATCAAATACATCTTCTTCAGGTTTCGCCTCCGGCTTGCTTTCGTAACGAGGTTGACCCCGTTTAGCAGTGAACTTTTTGTAGTGGGATTTTGCCATGGTTAAATGGTTTCATAAGTTTTATGAAAAATATCAGGCTTACATGGGTAAAATTCTCCAGAAACTCCTTTAATAATCCAGTCTCCAAAACTAGCTTTCATTGTTCCTTCTAAAGTCTGTATGCCTAAATAACCTTGCATATTTATATCTTCATAATATGCACCTTTCAACCATTCGGTCGAAACTTCAGATTCTCCATGGATAAAAATTATTGCTTCATTAACAGAATCCTTATTATCGAGTAATTGAACTGCTTCAATAACTACCGGCTTCTTTCTGTAAAATCCCATAATCTATACTGTTTGTGGTTCTTGTTGCTTATTCTGTTGCGCCATCTTCAAAGCTTCATTCTCCTGGCGAAGCCTTTCAAGTTGCGCCTCCAAGCCGGCCTGATAAGATTGACTGTCTTTATTTAACTCGTGATCAAGAAGCTTATCCTGCGTTTTATTGGTATCATTGATGTCATTCAAAGCACCTTTCGCATCTTCACGTTTACGCTGCTCGTCGTTTTTCAACTGCTGAACGTTCGCTGCGGACTGTGCCTGAATCTGCGCTACATCCACAGGTATCTGATTTTTCTGCTGCATGGTCTGAGCCTGCAACTGTGCCTGCTGACTTGCGGCCTGCTGTGCTTGCTGCTGTGCTGCCTGAAGCTCCTCTTTTGCTTTACGGAAAATAGATAGCGCCTCGGCAGGATTATCCGTGTAAAGGATATTAATCAAAGGCTCCAGCATATCGATACCGCCCGAAGAAAGCACCTGCATCACCGCGTTATCTAAGATAGCCTTTTTATCCTTCAATGCCGCACCGGATTCCAAATAAATATCAAAATCCGCAACATTTAAATCTTTACTCAATTTCAAGAACTCGCGCTCTCCATCAGAGAGTTTCACATTGATATATCCTTCACGCGCATACACATGCTTGCTCACATCGCCAACCCTTTGAAGCACCTGGTTCATGAAAAGGTTATGCTCGTAGAATTTCTCCACTTTAAGCTGACTCTGCGCGGCAATGTTCATCTGCTGCTTAGCGCCAGACTCGTAAGGATTAGATATGCCCTGCACCTGTTCACTCGTGCCGATGATACGGTTATATCCTTCGTTAAGAATCCCGATCAAGGTAAGCATATTATTGATCTCGTTAATATGGTTCCCCATCTGAAGCATCGTTAAATGCTTTTGGGTATACTCGTTAGAGCCTACCATCTTCGAGCTGTTATACATCAGGATACCCGTCTTTTTAGCGCTATACAGCGCATCCTTAGCGTGACCCGATCCAATGATCGCTTCATCGATTAAAAGTGCCGCATTAAGCCCTGAAAGGTTGACAATATCCTCGATACGGTTAAACAGCGTATTAGTCATCCTTGCAAAGTTCTCTCCGACCAAAACCAAAGACTTTTCCCGGCTGATCTGCGCTACAATAGGCATGCCTACATAACGCTCTTTTACCGGTTTTACCGTAGCATATTTATAACGGCCCACATCAAGCAGCGTCCCATGCCCGATACGTGTCGCTTCCCATAATTCTCTTTTGTGTTTCTCTTCAGTATATCCCTTCGGAGGTTTCTCATTCGGATCAATCTCGATCCAGTTGGCGATCATCGTACGATCATCATCAATCGTCTTACGCCACTGCTCCACCTCTCGAGCGGTAGTCGGCTTCCCGTTCATCTCTACCAGGTATTTCTTAGGCACAGACACCTTGAAAAACATCTTCTGTTCAAGGATCGTATTGGAAAGCGCATAAGCGCCTTTCTGAAAAGGATAAAAAACGTTTCTGAAATAATCTGCCCTGCCGAACTGTGGATTAGTATGTTCTGAAAAGTTATTCGCTACAGAGGTGAGCACATTGGTTTTGTAGTATTCTGAAAAGTATGGCCTCGAAGGGTCGTAAATGCATTCAACACCATCTCTCAATTTCTTTGCCGCGTCAAGAAGTCCCTTTGCGCCGGTGCCGGTATCGAGAATATCCCCGTATTTATCCATCACCTCTGTAAGCGTTAGATAATCAATCACTGATGCCGCGACAAGTCCCGAATCTTCGAAGGTTTCTATGCCGCGTTTTCCCACCATGCGCACATTCGACGGGTGTACATGCTTCACAACCACTTCACCATTGACTACATCCACAAAGGCGAACTCTGAATTGATGTCGAATTTATTATCAAAACAGTCTCTGCCTAATTTTAACAAATTTTGCTCATTATTGACATGCTGAAGGATTTTAAACAAGATCAGCTCCATCTCATCAGAAGCAAATAATCTATCCAGTACCTCGTCAATAGGTGCCGCTAAGCTGATGCTTTTATCTTCAAGGAAATCCAGATTCACACCATCCTGAGAAGCAGCCTGCTGTGAGAGAAGATTCTTTAAAAGTTTCTTCGCGTTGGATTTATCTTTTTTAAGCTTTTTAAAGCTGTACTCGTTAGAGATATTCTTAACGGTATATTTCAACGGCTGCTTAACGATCTCGCCTAACGTGTGCGATTTAGCGGCATAAAAGAAATGGTTATCGCGCATCGGGGTTAAACCCTTGTAGCCGTATGCCATCTCCGCAGCAACATAATCTTTCGGGTCGATCTTTCCCTTGGCAACATTGAAAAGGTGAGGCGTGTTCGGGTTATCATCGTCGTAGATGCCTGATTCATTGAATAACATCGAATCACTAAGCTGCTGAATCTGGTTCAGCCACAGCGTATCATCTTTCTCGTATTCCTTCTTCCAGATCAGCAAAGGAGGATCAAGCATCCGCTTACGCTTGCCAGGGAATGTACCATCATCCCTGATCTGTATCTGGGTTAGCTCGTCGTAAAGTGTTTGCTGTAATGGGTCCACAGGCAGTGCTCGAAGTTTCTAAAATTATTCGTGTAAATATATGGAAAATAAATTTAATTATGTATATGAGATAATTAATCATAATTGTGTATATTTGTGTTCGCCAAGATTGAATGTATCACGATTATTGTATTACTTTTGCGTACTACATACGGCTCCAATAAAATTCAGAGGCCCATCTTGAGAACAAAATTTAATCTTGGCGGATGACAATTTTCGTGAATCTCAGATTGGGCCTCAAAACCTTTAGTCCAATCTGGTTTTATATGCCAGATAAATGGATCAAACTTACATCTATGTCGAACTTGCTTATAAGGAGATAAAAGCTTCTGACAGGGGAAGATATTTTTTAAGTTATTTACAGATTCGTTTAGAGGCTTCTAAACGTGCAGGAACCTTTACCGAAGAAATGTTCCAAGAAGCGACAGGTCTTCATCCTCGCACTGCTAAAAATCATATCAAGGCATTGATAGAGAAAAAATACATTTCTCTTAAATCAAAAAATAATTACCAGTTAGTATCTCAGAATAAGATATTCACTAGAGACAAAAACGACTTATTTGTAAAATTTAGCCAAGACGAACTGAAAAGTTATTCGTGGAAAAATATAAGATCATTTCGGGCATTTTTAATTGAAATGATTTATTCTCGTACAAAGTATTACCAAAAGAAAAGACATATTGAAAAGTATAAGGAGATTAATCCTCGCGATAAGGCTCCTGAGACAATAGAGAATCCAAGGTACTTACAACCAGAGTGGGATCTTTTTGTTAGTCTCTCATACGGAAATATGCTTTTGGATATACCGGAAACGACATTGTCGGGCTATAGACGTGCGCAAAGCGTGTCACAGTATTACGAAGGTAGAACTTTTGTAATCTATGATAGTAAAACGTATCATACGCACCCGAAAATGATGCACAATTTATCAGTTTTTAAAGGTTTTTGTAAAAAGTGGAAAGGGAAGGAATATTTCTTTCCTATAAGCAAGCGCTATTCATCTCTCTCTTTAAAGAAACATCCTTTTAAGGTGGCTAATGCTCTCTGCATATCACGTAAAAACTTAGATGCTACTCAAACCTTGCATTTCGATAATTCAATTCCTTTTTGAAAATTATATAACATATGGACCCAATTAAAGTAGGTGACAAGTTTACCGCAATAGGCATTGATCAGTATTTTATAATCACTGGATTTAAGAAACAAAAGAATAAAGTAAGGAAAAAGTCTGATATAGATAGCGAAGATGAGCATCAGTCTGAAAAAGAAGCTACCTATACAGATTACTTCCGTGTAGAGGTTTATCGCAATGGCGTTACTCACAAAGATAAAATGATTGTCAGCAAATCAACGCCATTATTTCTTGACACAACTTGTTATGTAAGAACGAATATTTACGATTTAATAGAATGGTAAAGCCAGATTTTAGTGCATACGATCAAAGACTCCTTGCTTTAGGTGAGAAATACGCAGAAGAAAATTTATATAAGCACAATACATGGGCAGTTCAAAAGATTGCCAGGCAGCTTAGGCGACTAAGAATACCTTTCAGAAGAGAAGTTCCGGTTATTGTATTGACGCGCGATAAGACAAAAAGAGGTCGTCTTTATATTATTGACTTTTACTTTGAACAGCCTCTTAATTTTATAATCGAAGTTGATGGAGGTTATCATAAAAAACTTGATCAAGCTGAGAAAGATCGTCTTCGCGACGAAGCTACAGAGATGCACGGTTTAGGTAAAACTTTCAGGTATACAAATGAAGAAATACTTGAAGAAAAGTTTGATATCCTAAATAAGATACTTTACAATAATCGAATGAAAGCGATATTTAAAAAGTATTGGGATTTGAATGATCCCACTCCGGCAGTAAAGAAAAAGAAATCTGTGGCAGGGAATAGTTTAGGTGCTAGATTGAAAAAGAAAGAAGTTAAAGTTGGAGGTAAAAAGTTTTTTAAAGAACATCAAAGAAGAGTTAGTAAATTAAAGCCTCGCATATGAAAATGCCTAATCCATCCAAAACACAGCTCCTTCTTATCAGGGAACTCCAGTCGAAACCCGGAGCGAGTTTCCTCTTTCAGAAAGAATGGGAGCTGATGTTGTCTAACGCTTTATTCTCTCAGTTTACCAGCAAGCCAAGGTTTAGCTCTTTCAGGGCACTTGAAAGGATGGGGCTTGTAGAATACAAATTAATAATATCGGGCGATAAAACCGTTGCTAAATATTATTTAACAGAAAAAGGGATTAATTATTAATAGGCATGATAGACTCAACAAGAAGGCGGTTAGAGGATTCCTATGGAGACGAATGGGAGAAAGAAATGAATAAATGGTTTACTCGTCAAGATTTTGTTGACTTCTTCGATATACCTAATCACGGTACTAAATCTGATTTAATAAATAGAATCCGTAATTATCAAATCAATAGGATAATTAATAACTTGAAAATGAAAACAAAACTGTTAATTCATAAATGAAATGCCAAGAGAAAAACAAATATTTTACCCGTAAAGAAGCACGCCGCAGCGCGAGAATACAGAAGCGTAATTCCGGCAAGGATATCCACTGCTACATCTGTCCGGAGTGCGGATATTATCATTTAACCTCCATGCCGAGGATATTCGTTGTAAGGAATAAAGAATGAAAGGAACGCATTAAAAATAAACCTTGAATGATTTGATAATATTCACAAAAATACATATCTTTGATCATGATCTTAGGAGATATTGTAAAACAACAGCGCCGTTTAAAGAAGTTAACCCAGAAAGAGTTATCCGTGAAAGCGGGTGTTGCGATGACGACAATCTCTTTTCTGGAATGCGGCCAGGGAAGATACCCGAACAGTGAAACCCTGACGAGTTTAGCTTTAGCGTTGGACCTGTACCCGGCATATCTTATTCTGAGTAGTATCCGTGAAGAGGATGTTCCTGCGGGGAACCGTAAAAGGTTTGAAGTTTTGAGAAAGGAAATGATTGAGCTTTTAAAGCTATCATAAAGATACCGTCGAGCAACGTAGCCACGGAATAAATAAATCAATTATGAAGTCAAGGTTGGAAATGATTTTAGATCCGGAAACGATGTCTCCGTTGATCAAAGTAGACATCAGAAAAAGCGAAGATATGCGAGATGTTATTTTTAATAAGTTCGCAGAAAGTTTCGGATTCCAATCTAACTGGTGTTATGTTAAGTTTATCGAAGGTAGTCACCATGAAGGTCCATTTCCTATGATAGACAAAAGCTTATTAATTTCTCCTTTAGGCGGTAAAAATGAACTTATCAAAATGAGAGATGAGCTTAATGAGCGGATTGATCAAATGAAATAATTTATCAAAGGGCATACATTTTGTGTGCCCTACTTCAATAAACTAAAAACTAAAAATCATCATGTCACAGAAAATCGAGAAGGGTAAGGCTTATATAGCAACCCATAAAGAAACAAAACAAACCGTGGATATCCTTGGTGTTAACTCCGAACTGGATTTAGTCATTGTAGGCACCATCCCGAATCACATCGATTCATTGTCTCACTACACCAAGTTAAAGCCGGCAGAGAACCTTTCTGACGAGCAAATCGCTGGAAGGGATGCCCAGTTCGGGTTGAACTGGGATAATTAATGCTACGAAAGTTTTCGAACCACATTATTGTGAGAAGGGTTTAGGTATATTACTGTACTCTTAAAGGATATTCTTTGAAAGAGTCTGATTTTTTTACTTCACTTCTGATATGACCAACAAGAAAATAAAACACTACGCGAAACTTTACTCGCGCTATCGTCTCGAAGAAGAATCTAACGAGCATGTTCCTGCCGTAGAACTCAAAAAGATTGCCGACTTCATGGAAGAGGATTTCACGGCGGGATGGAAAGCGTGTATGCATTATAGCAAAGATGAAGGCACGAAGTTGTCCATGTTGAGAGTAATCCTCGATCAGCACTTTAAAGATGGTGTAGAGGTTAACCTGGCAGAAGTTGGTAAGGCGGTAGGGATTTCTTTGGGATACATTTAAACAAAATAATTTTTTATGAATTTTATAAAACTAATAGCGGTAGATTCAAAGGATAGCGAACTATTTATCAACGCTGAGCACATTAGCTGTATTCAGGGAGATGATAACAGTCCTACTGAAGTGCTTGTTAATAATTCAATTACTTATGTCGTAGCTGATACTGTAGAGAGCATCTTTAATAAGATAAATAGCAATAGTATTGTTGTTTTCCCTATGCCTCAATGAAAGAACAATTCAAAATATACTTTCTCGACAACACCTACGCGAATGATTCCGGTAGAGAATCCCGGCATACAAATCTTGAAGAAGTTTCCCTTCGAGATGAAGTTCCTTTCTTTGAGTCTTACCTTGACGCGAAATCCTGGCTGAATTTGAAAGTGTTTAAAGGTGTGCTTTCGAAGGAGGATAAATATGTTATTTTACCTGTAATCTCATTTGAGTGAAAAAGAGAATACTAGTCATAAGGATTGATAGATTGTCAGAACTTTCTGAAGTGGAAGTTTATAATCTTTTTTGTATTTACTATCAAGTTCACCCATATCCATCTTTCCCTCACAAGTGGCGGGTAGATAAATATTTTAAATCAGATTTCCATAAATATGTATCCATTGGTTACGATTCAAGAAATCTAGGAAAACCTTTAAAAAAGATATGATAAAAGAAAACACAGTACCATTCCGCCTTAAAGAGAAAATCTTTGAAGCGATAGAATCTCAGGAAGGCTTCGCTGAAGATGCTCTGCAGCCTAACAGCGTATATCTTAAAGAGGGATTCGTTTGGAATCAGGATTTAAACAAGATCGTTCCCAATGTGCCTGTTGTAATCAGAACCATTCATGATGCGCTGTATGGTGTGATTCCGTATAAGGTAGCCCCGATAGAGCAGATTCTTTACCGGAATTACGCAACAGGAACGCCTTGGAGAGGCACTTCCGATACAATCTTCGGATGGGCTAATTACGATGAGGTAGAGGATATTTTTCAAGGGTTAATCTGGAGTTTATGACGATGACTATATCTGAATCATTTTCTCTGGGAGATTCTGTTTATGTAAAGACCGATACAGAACAGCTTGAGAGAATCATAACAGGTATAATGATTCGTCCTGGTGGAGTTGTTTATTATGTGCAACAGTCTATAAATAACGAAACCTGTCACTATGACTTTGAGTTATGCTCTGAAATTAATCAACTTAAAAAGTTTCAAAATTGATTTAACGGTTTGTCCCTTTAAAATTCAGTACCTAGATTTGGGTAGTTTTTAAAATTTAACCAAATCAATACCATGTCAGGAAAATTAATCTCCCTAAAAGAAGCCACCGAAAGAAAGGAAGCATACCGTAAACTGCCGCTTGCTGCGGATCAGATATATGTAGAGTCTGAATTCTACAGCGTAGATATCTTAAAGAAACTTGTTGGAGATGTGCCTATAAAGGATGTAGCCGGGCTGAGAGTGAGCTTTGCACAGGTGGGCCGCGAAGGGAAATCTGTTCTGACGACCGTTTTAGAGTTGGTTCTGAAGGAGGAGGTTAAAACTGAAACTATACAAGAAGCTGCGGGAGATCCGCCGGCTTGTCCCATATTCTGTTCATGAAGCAATATTTAACATTTTTTGAAAAATATCCAATCATTGCTGTAAGCATTTTTGCAACATTTCTACCTATAATAATATTCACAATCCGCAGGAGCAATAAAAAGCCTTTGCGGGTTTTGTTTTTATGGATGGCACTTAAAGTGTTGTTCGACCTCGTTGGTCTTCACTTTGCATCACAAAGTAAGAATGATTTATTTATCTGTAATGGATGGGTACTTATTAGCTTTATGTGTAATGCATGGTTCTTTTATGAAGTATTTGTTGATGAAAGAATGAAGAATAAGATAAAATATATCTCTATCGTCTATTGTTCAATATTCCTAATAGACTTCATTATATGTAATCCTGACTTTTCAGATTTTTATAGTCATAGATATGTTTCTATATCATTTCCTCTGCGCTCAGCGTTTTTAATTTACTTCTGTCTTATATTTTATCAAGAAGTAATTAAAGAACTTTATATTGATCATATTGAGCGTTCAGCGATATTTTGGGCAGTAAGCTCTATTTTGATATACAACGCAACATCCTTATTTACTACCGTAATAAACCATCAGGAATTCTCCTGGGATAGTAAGCGTATGATGGTTATGATCATGTATATTCCTTATGTAATGGATACTTTTCAAATGGCGATAATTTCAGGAGGTTTGCTTGCTGAGAAGAAATAAAAATGTTATATTTGTCTATATAAAAATGTGTTTTGCAGAACACTATAAAGAATCTTTTTAAATCCTGTCCGGTGCGTAGCTGCAACTACAATCCTGTCAGGATTTTTAATTTATAAAAAAAATGAATTTAACAACATTGCAATTTAGGATAAAGGATGAAACTAGCAGAAGCTGCCTAATTGAAATGGCTAATTCTGTTAATTTTGTTTGGAATTATTGTAATGAAGTTAATCAGGAACGATGGAAGAAATTTAATAAAACATTTTCTGCATTTGATTTAAATAAGTTAACGTCTGGCTGTGCAAAGGATTTAGGTTTACACTCTCAAACTGTCCAAGCTATATGTGAAGAATACTACAAATCCTGTAAGCGGCGTAAAAAGGCTCGTTTAAAGTGGCGTTCTAGTAAGAAATCACTTAAATGGATTCCATTTAAAGGTTCTGGGATTAAAGTTGAGAATGACAAGATTGTTTATGCTGGTCATGTTTTTAAATTCTGGAAATCTAAGCCTTTCGATGGTAAGATTCGTTTTGGATCATTCTGTCAAGACTCAAAAGGTAGATGGTTTGTGAATTTAGTTATTGAGAAAACTATCCATAAAAGAACATCTACAGGTAATGTTTGTGGAATTGATTTGGGCTTAAAAACACTTTTAACTCTTTCTGATGGAGTAGAATTCGATCGCGGAAACTTAACCAAAAAATATGAAAATAAGTTAGCTATTGCGCAACGAGCAAAAAAGAAAAAGCAAGTAACAGCAATCCACGATAAAATAAAAAACCAAAGGAGAGACTGGAGTCATAAAGTAAGCACGTTACTCATAAGAGAATACGACAAAATAGTGGTTGGAAATGTTTCCAGTTCTCAATTAATGAAAACAAAAATGGCCAAAAGCGTCTCTGATGCTGGATGGTATAGCTTCAAAGAGATGCTTTCATATAAATCCATTAGGGTTGGTGTCGAATATAAAGAAGTGAATGAAAGTTTTTCAACCGTGACATGCTCCGTTTGTAAAGAGCGGAGCGGCCCAAAAGGTTTGCTCGGATTGAAAGTAAGAGAATGGGTATGCAGCCATTGCAACACCTCACATTTGCGAGATGTGAACGCGGCTAAAAATATACTATCATTCTCCCTACAGGACATTGTAGGCCATTAAGGGAATCCATCGTAAAGGTGGAGGATGTCAAGAAGGTTATTGGTTGAAGAAAACTAAACAAAATTAATATGACACCTATCAAATACTTTTTCCTGAGATTATTTTATAACTTATTCTTTTCAAAGAAGATATTAAAAATGGTAATATCTTCAGAATTAGATTTAGGTGAATTATATAATACAAGTTCCGGCATGAATATGACTTACTTGGGCAAAGGAATATTCTTAATGAAAACAAAATAACTATGGGATTCGTAACACTCGCAGATGGTACTGTAATACATGCCAGTTTATTAGCGCCACCAAGTAATGTGCCTTACACTTACCGCATTACTACATGGCCTTTAAAAGAAAAATGCCAGGATATAAGCCCTGACATAGTTGATTCTATCACTCAGGATACTCCTCGTCCCAATATCTAAACTGATATCCACCCTCAAAGAACCTGTAAAAGCCCGACTTCTGCTCCCATGGCCCCGGAAGGATTAACGTGTAACACTCACCCTGCGGCAGAGAAATAATCTGATGGATATGGTTCGCTTCGATGGTATGAACGGTTCCAGGTTTTCTTTCGATATCTTCGTAGTGCCATAATCCATATGATCCAATAGTATAGACCCTTTCAATGTATCCTCCGGAGAGAATGTGGCTTGTAAATGAGAAAGGATGATTGTGTGGGTCACCTGAATCAATCTCCGTGAAGTGATGGATAACCGCGTCGAAGGGAAGTCCTAATATATGTTGCTTTGTAAAGATGTCTGACATCTTCTCTGTTTTGATTTCAATTTCCATAATTAAATATCCCATATTGTCGTAAGCATCCAGAAACCATTTACTTTTAGCAATATTAGCGTATCGCTCTTTAATACTTAATGCCGATACTGATGCCTTGTTAAGCATTCGATCTTTTCTCTCAGCGCGTTTCTTTTCGCGATTCGCTTCCCATTCATTCAATTTTTCAGGGGTCATCCCGTCAAATACGGTGTCTATTTCTAAGTTTAATTTATCCCAGTTTTCCATGGTTATTTCTCTTCGATAAATTCGTATAAAGGTTTCATTCTAAAATTTCTTTCTGGTTGCTGTCTTATCATGTCTTGCATTGTTCTATTAGCATAAACCTTTGCAGAGTATACTTTACAATTCCAGTGTTGCATCCAGAATTCTTCCTGATATACAGTTCCATCTTCATCTTTAAAAGATCGCATATAACTCCTTTCGATGATATATCCGTATAATCTTTTCTTATACATAATCTCAGTTCTTTACATGCCCATAAAACCCATCTTCATTCTGCTCCCACGTTCTCGCTTTGTTCTCTTCAAGTTTCTCCCTGAAAGCGTCAAATATATCCTGTACACCGATGCCGCATCTCCCCGCAGCATCGAACAGCAACATCTGCGCGTCGGCGAATTCTTTCACGTCAGGCTTGCCATCTTCGATGCTTTCCTGGATTTCCCTGATCTCAGACTTTAAATGGTTGAGACTTGATAAGGGTGTCGCTTCGGGGAAGGTTTTAAGAGACCATGCGAAGCGGTCATGTTCTAAATCATATATATTTACATATTCCACTGGTCTTGATATTATACCCTTGCCACTGCAAACGTTACAAGTGCTATTGTGAAATAGGACATTATTTTGCCATCTGGTTCCTAGGATCACTCCGTCACCGTAACATCTTGGACAGGTTTGATATTCTGGTTTCATATTTTCTTCTCAGTTAATCTTTTAAAATAATCCAACTCTTTGCCTTGCTTTTTCAAATAAGCACCCGTGCCGTATTTTTTAATAAAGTCGGCATCAATTTTACCCTTCTCGCGTATAATAAAGCAGTCATAATGAATCTTTATTATTTTAGCATAAAACCAGATAAATGCACCAAAGCCTAAAATCGCCATAATAGTATTCAGCACAGGTATCATGCTCAGACGCAAATATTTAATCTTCTCCGCTTTGGTGTTCAGCGTGGGAGGGATGTCTCCCTGAGAGGTGCTCAGCCAGCGGTAGAATACTAACTGGATGCCTGCTGAGAGGAGGTATGTTAGGAGGAAGTAGGTCATATTATTTTGTTAAAATCATCGCATATGTTATTCCAGTCTTCACGTAGCGCTTTTAAAACCTGCTGCTCAGACCATAAAAGATATTCCTTGTCAGACATACCTGTATTGGATTTGATCTTCGAGAAGTGTTCTATCTCGGGAGGGTGTATCGCGAAAAGGGTGGAGAGTTGTCGGAGTAGGTTCATCTTAATATCTGCTTTAAAACTTCTTCTTCGTTAAATTTCCTGCCTGTTATTTTTTCGTATTGATAATCCAGATAAGATAAAGACTTCTCCATTCTTTCCTTCTCAAATCGATCCTTTTCAGATATAGGCTCAGTGTCAATACTTTTTAAAACCCTATTCATTAATCCAAGAAGATTGCATTGAAGGTAGTACCTTATCCTTAGAATTTCATCTTCATGCTGCTGCTTTGAAAAGGTTGAAAAATCTGGTTGCTTTTTCATGAAAGTTCTTTTTCAAGATTAATTGATATGAGTAGTTCTTTGAACAGTTCCTCTAAAGAGTCTGCCTGAACAACGATGTGTTTTTCTTTCACCTGAGCTACATAACCCCAGTCATCATCATATTCTATTTCTATGTTCATGATTAATAAGTTTTAGTTTCATCAATAGCTTTTACTCTCATATATCCATTAGGCAGATGTTCCACAGTGTAATTGTTTCGAAGATCAACGGTGTGATTTTCTTTTAAACGATCCTCCATAGGAATGTGCATGAAAGGATTATTTAATTCGGCCTGCGTAAGAGGTTTATTTTTCATCAGTTAATTCTATAATAAAATTACATAACACAACCACTAAAGCATCTATTTCTTTAAATCCGTTACTTGGAGAAAACATGCCTTTTATCTGAATAGATTTTTCTCTTATTTCCTTTGCTCTTTTTGCTGTCATGTAATTAACACTATTTAATATCTTTCTTAAAATCATACATAGTCTGGTCAACTTGTATGTATTTTCCGTCAACCGCATTTAACCTGTCTATCT